GATTTATTACCAACTAATTAAGATTGTCGATCCTTATCGTCCATATCGTCCGAAAGATCGCATGGCATGGGCAATTCCCCCATCGGTTCAAAGAGAGGTGGCTCAATCAAAGAGAAAGAAGATTGAGGAAGCTTTGTGTCGACTTACATTCAACACACTCTACCCAAAAGATGTTTGGGTTAATGTTCCAATATGTAATCCAGTTAAGATTGCTCAAGTCAAAAGTAAGTTTGGGAGCCTTCGTTTCTATATTGATGGAGGAGACGATGCTGTTCATGGCATGATTCGATTTGCTGAGAGATTGTGCTATGAAAAAACTCAGGAGTCTAAGCTTAATAAAGAGGTAACTCCAAACACTTAAAATGTGTTAAAACAGTAGATTTCGGGGCTAGTATTATAAATACAAACAATATTCAAAGACTTTGGGGCCTGATGTATTCATTTGTGTTTAATAAAAAGCGTTATGCATATATATTAAACTCATTTATGTGACATAATGACGCACTCTTTTGAATAAATGTTTTCAGTGGCACGAAAAGGTCTTTTTTGACACGATTTTTGACACGTTTATGGCGCGATTTTAGAGCAGTAAAACACACCGAAAATACACTGGTTTTTTCAGTATTTTTTATGGTGTTTTTTATGTGAAAAATACGCACTCGAACACGCTACAACCCTTGATACATAAGGGTTTTATGCTCGTAGAGCATCTACCCCTTCCCTTCTAAAAACATACAATATAATACGTATAAGAAAGGTAATAAACATAGGGATAAATAGAAAGAAAAACAACGTGAAAATGGGTGTGAAAAAGGAAGTGGGTAGAGGGGGAGAGTGAATAGCCCTAATTATAATTCTTTTTTATACCCCAAAAGGCCCGCCAACCCTTGATATATCAACGATTTCCCGCTTGACTCTAACAAAAACATAACCTACAATAACCTCAATGAATGCAGTAAAAATCGCACTTGCAGTGCTGTCAGGACTAGTTATTTCGCCTATTTTGGCGCTCGGAATCTCTGTTTTCGCCTTCTTCGAAGCAATGTATTTGTTTTGGAGAGGCTTTTATATTGCAGCTGTGAGCGTTGAAGAGCCAAATAAAGAGGTGCAAGGAGAGCTTGATATTTGGGAACGGCACATCAAGCGGCAAAAAGACACGACAAAAAGCAGCACTTAGATCGGCTGCGAAGAATCAAGTCCCAAATAAAAGGAACTTTTTTGACAATTTTAAATGTCTGTTTTCTGTTGATTTTTTGTCGATCTATTCTAGTCTTGACTTTCCGTTTTATGCAAAGCACGATCTCTACTTCCCAAAGGGCTTGACGAACTATTTACTCAGGGTTTTCACCTGTTCTAAGCATAAACTGTGAAAGCGAAGCTTTCAAATAACCGACCCGACAATATTATTGTGCTGTCGCACCGTGTTATACTATATATTACACAAACTGTGAACGTTTTCCACTCAAATAAACAATAAAATAAAAAAAAATATGAACAACGAAACTGTGAGCGAAATTGCGCCAAATAACGAATTCCAAGATTATATTCTCACCGACGAACAGATCATGGCGCAAAAGGAAATGATGCGTGCGCTGTACGAATCGATGTGGCGTGGTAAGCATTATGCGCAGCGTGGTACTAAGGGAGCGTTCGGATCTGCAAAAAACAAATATAAGCCGCAAACAAACAGCTAAACTGTGAGCGCGAAAGCGCCAAATAAACAGTGAGTCATTTTGTCACACCTATAGTGTCATTTTGTCACGCAACAAACTGTGAGCGAAAAAATGCCAAATAAATGCCACCGTCGAACTGCTCGCGATCAAATCAACCGCGATCTCAACCGTACGTTTCTTTTTCTGCTGTTTCTAGCTGGAACATTCATTTTGATTGATTACCTGCTGTTTGGCGCACTTTGGTGATTTTAAATGCATTTAAAGATTCTTTGGCGCGTTTTGATCTGCTGATTTTTTTCTGAAAAAAAATTTGACGCATCGAAAAAGGCATGGTAGGTTCGTTTCGTAATGAGCAACGAAGCAAACGCAAAACGTCGTGGTCGTCCAGCAGGCAGCAATTCTTTCGTCAAGATTCGTCTCTGCGATCTGGTTGCACTGATGGGCGATCAACTGATTGTTCCAGTGTCGAAAGTTTTTCTTCGCGAAAATGGTATTGACACGGGTGAAAAACCCGCTACTCTCTCCATCGCACCTGCCACCGAGCCGCAGGAAGAAATGCCGAAGATCGAGTTCAAGATCACTTCGTTCTAAGCAGTAAAGCCAAACACCAAACACATCAAAACAATATGTTCGACAACCTCATTGGTCAAGAAGGTCTCAAGAGCCGCCTCAACTTCTACTTGGAAGCGCACAAAGCAACTGGTCTTACTCCCTTCCTCATGTTCAACGGTGCTAAGGGACTGGGTAAGACTGAGTTCGCCAAGGAATTCGCCAAGAGTCTGAAGAAGCCACTGCTGGAAATCAACTGCGCAACCATCAAAAACAATCAGCAGTTTTTCGAGCAGGTTTTCATGCCTGTCATCATGGACAACGAAATCACCATTTTGTTTGATGAGGCTCACAATCTGCCGAAGGAGCTGCAACAAGTCTTCCTTACTGTTTTCAACGTGGAAAGCGCACGCTCCAAGCAGGTTTCGTGGCGTGAGTCCACTTTCGAATTCAACTTCGAAAAGCAAACTTATATCTTTGCGACTACCGAACTCGACAAGATCTTTCCTCCTCTCAAGGATCGCTTCACTGTTGTGGACTTCAAACCCTACAACGAGATCGAGCTGGGATCGATCATTCAAAAGCGTTTGGACTGGGTAGAGTTCGAAGATGGCTTGGTTGCTGAGATCGCAGAAACTGTTCGTGGCAATGCTCGCGATGCAGTCAAGCGAACCAAAGAAATTGAAATGTATTGCGAGGCAAAGAACAGCGCCAAGTTCACTCGCACCGCATGGAATGAATTGCGCGGTCTGGTTGGCATCAACGTTCACGGACTTAACAACACGGAAATGGAAGTTCTTTCTATTCTCAAGGAACGTGGCGACTGCACGCTGGGCATGCTGAGCGCTGCAACTGGTATGTCTCGCACTGCCATTCAGCGCGATATCGAAACCTACCTGCTGCGCAAGGCATTGATCAAGATCGAGGGAACTCGAAAGATCACCAATGCAGGCATTCGAGTTTTGGCCAAGGTGTAATGTGTGAAGGTGGGGCGGGGTGGAGAAATCTGCCCCGCCTGTTCACAATTTCTTGACGAAACCCGTTCTAAGCTGTAATTTTTCCCCGACATGAATCCTCTACACTACATCGTCTCCAACAACGGTCTCGGAATTGCCATCGGACTGATTGGCAACAAGCAGCAAGCAATTGAAGAAGCCACACTTGCCGAAAACATCTTTGGCAGCAACCATTCCGACCATCTGTTCAATCACCTGCTTTACATGAGCAGCGTCGAGCAGTTCAAAAAGTTTCTTATTATTAAGGAATACTTCCGCGTGTGGGATGAACATTTCGGCAAAAATAAGGTTGCAGGTCGCCGAGATTCTGGTATGGTGATGCAGTTCACTCGCCGCGCAATTAAACGTGCTCGCCTTGTGATGGAATCTCAAGTGAAGTTCGAAAACTTCATGCAGCAAATCAGTTCTCGAAACAACGAATACAATATCGGCGGCTACCAAGACGAAGCAGGCGAAGAATAAAATTTCAGGGGTGTAGCAGAACGGTTAATGCAGCCAACTCATAATTGGTAGATAGTGGGTTCAACTCCCACCGCCCCTACCTTTCACAAACATGATTACCATTATTCACTGGAGCGACGGCGGAGTAAATAAGTTTCTCAAGGGAGATCCTAACATACAAGACTTTATTGCTTGGAAGAAACAAAAGAACCCCAATCTGCGAATTACTTGCCGATTTAATATCAGCCGCGAACATCTTAACGCTTAATAAAAAACAAACCAAATACTACTATGCCCAATTGGACCGAAAATAAACTGACCATCGAGAATATCACTCCCGAACTAGAAAAGTTCCTGAAAGAAAAGGGACTGAGCTTTGGCGACATTGTTCCTCCTGATTACATTGATGGCGAATCTGAAGCAAGTGCTCAAGCTAATGCTTGGGGAACTAAGTGGGATCTAGGTGAAGATAAAGCTAAAGAAGTTGGCGAATCTCTTTGTGAATTTGGGTGTGCTGTTTTTGATACCGCTTGGAGTCCTCCAATTGGAGTAATCTGGGGACTTGCAAATATGTTTCGGGATTCTAAGTTCATTCTTGATTATCATGAAAGCGGCATGGGATACTATGGCTCCTTTACTGCCCTTGGCTTTGATCACAATGATGAATCCAGTGACATTGGAAACAAGAAAGAATACTCTAAGTTCTTGGTGGATAAAATGGATTACGATGAGTATGATGCCGACGAAGCTGCTGGCTTAAACGACGAAGAATAATCTGACTTAATAAGCGCCTCTCCTTTAGCATAATACTAAGGGAGAGGCAAAATGCTAAACAGAAAAATACTAAATAATAAATTTGTAAATAAATAAGCATCAAATAAGCGTGTAGGGGAACATCCCCCAACTCATTAAGCATCAACGACTTATAGCGATTCGTTGTAAGTGACTGAGGTTCAAGGAGTTACGCGGACGGGGCCCCCCGCCTCGACGTAAGTCGTTGACGTTCAAGGACTTATGAGGAAGAGGTGCATCCACGTAACTCGTTGACCTTCAACGAGTTACAGACACCTTATCTTATTGCACGCTCCAGTCTTCTTCCACCATACACAGTTCAAAGATATCAACGCCAATCTTTCGCGCAACAACTTCTTGAAAGTCCATCATGGCGCAAGTAGGATCGCCCGCGCCAACATAAGAGTCACAGTAGTCTTGCATTTGTTCTTGTTTGTTTGCTCGAACACGAGCTTTCTTATCAAAGAACTTGCGATTACCTTCGCAGTAAGGACAGTTGCCATGCGGGCGGCAGCTATGAGCAAACGCTTGTGAACCATAGTATTCTTTGCGCTTTTCTTTACCGTGTTTGATTGCTTTGTTGAGGCTCATTTTATTGATTATTTATTGAGGATTTTGCGCATAAACGTGGCGACCGTTGATGATAACGGTTTTCGCAGAAGAGATGTTCTCGCCCCGACACTGAAACTTATCCATCTCGTAAGGATTGTATCTTACAGTAAGGAAAGGATCGAGATCCAGAGATTTGAAACCATCGGTGATTTCGCCAATGATGAAGGCATGAACGTTCTTTCTTTTGTTTTTAATCACACGTTGGCGACCAGCTTCCGACACCTTAAACGTAACATTGTGAAGATAAACATCTTCGGCATGTCCAATAAGTTTCCACTGTCCATTTTGTTTAGTTTGGACCGATAGCATTTTCTTGTGAAGGTTAAAGTAAACCCGCACTTGCTGACCGATAGGGACTTGAAACGTTTGCATCGCGGGGAGAGAATACGGCGGGAAGCGGATCAGCGCAAGCTTTTAGTTGTATTTTCTCACGAAAAAAAGATTCCGCATTTTCTGCTTTCTTGTTGACGAGAATGATTTTTGCGGTAAAGGAGTCGCATTCGTAAGTCGCTGATACTCAAGGACTTACGCCGACGCGGGGGGCCCCATGTCCGTAACTCGTTGATAATCAACGACTTACGTCAGGGGATTTTTTTCTTGCATTGGCGCAACTCGCTGGACCTCAACGAGTTGCGGATATGCCTATTACATGGTTTTATCTAGCAGGTGGATTAGCTTATCTTTTAAGTTATCATGAGTCTCCTTGTCCAGATCCTGCGGTGGCATGATGACATCGACACCGTTTGATGTTTCTATCTTATGGCAAGTGAGCTGTTCACTATCTTGTGTCACGACAAGGCAAACAAAGAAATGGCCAAGCTCAGTATGTAAGATACTATGAAGAACTAGCGTTTCCATGTAAGAGTTAAAAGACAAAACGTTAGAAGAAGAAAATTTAAAATGTCCATTTTATTGAGGCTCAAGAACAAAACCGCTTTCGTCTTTCTTAGCAAGGCCCTTTTCCTTAAGCCCGATTACCTTACCATGTCCATCGAGGAAACGCAAGTCTGTATCGTCGCCGTCGATAACTTCCGCGCCCTTGTAATGCGTCGGAAGATACTTGCGGAAAACCATTGCGACATTGCCGCCTGACTTAAGGATAGCATCCGCAATTTCACCATTGCTTTCGCTGCGCGAGAAAGTCAAATGATAGTTTGCGGGCATGTCCCCAGCAAGGAAAGCAGACATGCGGGAAGGGATTTTAGTGTAATCGTAAAACTGGACATCAGGGAAAGCGTCAAAGACAGTCACGCCGTTAAGTTTAATCTTTTCCCACGGAAGATCCGAAGTAAGGTTAAGACGAAAGCAAGGTTGCATATCATTTTTCTTAGCCTTGCGGATAGCCTTAGAAACCTCGTCCCACAAAGAAGTGAGGAAAGTATTTTTATCGGTAAAAAACAAGCGTGTCTTGGCGATACGCGCACGCTGGACAGAAGACATTGCACCACGTCCCGCAGTGTTGAGACAAGCGGCAGCACAGCCAGCGCTTGCATCTTTGCACACGTTAAAACCCGACAAGTTAGCGGGCGCGAGGTGAATGCCGAACGTGATGAAACCGAGCTTTTCACCTTTGCGGGTCTTGGCGTTTCCAGAGTTGAGGAGTTGCATACGGGCGAAAGATACCAGCACGGGCGAGCATTGCAAGGGATTTCTTGCGTGAATGTCGAAAAAAAACACTGCGCATTTTCTGCTTTCTGCTTGACAGGGCAGAGTCAAGAACTTTTTGTGTCATGATGTAACTCGTTGATTATCAACGACTTACGGACATGGGGCCCCCCGCCTCGATGTAACTCGTTGATTATCAGTCACTTATGACTTTGTGCTCTTTACGGCATTTTCTTTTTTTGTCAAGAAATTTTTCGCGGACTGCGCAAAAAAAAACGCTCCCCTTTCGGGGAGCGTCTTTGGTTTGTCAAGCGGAAATCACCACGGTCGGCGCTTCCGCTTCGTCATCCGTGCCAGCGTCGGCAGCGTCGATGTCAACCACAATCTGCGGACGATGCCCCGCGATGCGGTCGAAAACGCTTTGCGCCGTCATCGTGCGAAACGGAAGCTTGGAAAGGTCGCCACCCTTGAGGTTTTCGGTGATCGAGTTGTAAAGCGTCCAGAGAGTGCCGCCCTTGAATTCCACGTGGCGGGGATTGCGGAATTCCTGAATCGCGTTGTAGATGTCGCGAGCGGGGAAAGCCTTGGAATCCACAAGGTCGATCAGGAGATCCGCCGCACGGTCGCGACCGATTTCCGTTTCCTTGTAAAGCTCGATCCGCTTTTCCATGTCATTCCAGTGAGAAACGACACGGGAAACAGCATCCGACAGCACGCGGGGAAGATCCGCCATGATGTTGGTCGTGTGGCGGCGGGCAAGCTTCACATCAGAAGAGAAGCAAAGATTTTCACAAACCAGCATCCGATTGCCGACGCAGATCGAGGCGGCAAAGCTCTTGTCGTGAGCGTTGCGCAGACCAAGAACGATTTGACGATCCGCGCCCGAGATGTCCGCGCCCTTGAGAGCAAACCCGCCGAAGTAGCGTTGCCCGCCGCGAGCCAGTGAATGCTCTTCGATGTCCACGCTCAAACCAGCCCGACCGATAGCGTCCCGCGTAAGGGAAACAAGGTCGAAATGGGGAATCGGGGTGAAAGAATCGGTGCGGTCAGGAGTCGCGACGGTCGCGAGTTGATCAGCGGAAACCTTGTTTTTTGCGATGATGAGGGCCATGGTAGTATTTGCTTTGGTTTGGAGTTGGTCGCCATCAGCGGCGACAGGGAGAAGATACCACATGCAGCGGATTTGTCCACACATTTCACATTGTTTTCGTGAGATTCTTTTTTCTCCGCATTTTTTGCTTTCTGCTTGACGCGCAGAGTTTTTGCAGTAGAGGTGCAGCTTACGTAACTCGTTGAGTATCAAGGACTTACGCGGGCGCGGGGGGCCCCATCGGTGTAACTCATTGAGTATTAGCGACTTATGACTTGAATCGCTTTACGACATTTTCTTTTTTTGTCAAGAGATTTTTTCGCGATTGCGCAAAAAAAAACCGCTCCCCTTTCGGGGAGCGGCGTGGGGATGTCAAGCGGAAACTTGCTTGACAAGCTTGCCGCAGCGGAAGGTCACAACCGCATCCTTGTGAGCAGATGCCCAAGTTTCGGTGTTGCGGTTGACGAAGGGAACGTATCCCGCGACGGAGACATTGTTCACGCCGCCCTTGAGCAAGCGTTGATACTTGTCCTTGCCGTTGATGACGCGGACGGAGCCGTCTTTCTTCACGAAGGTGATCGAGAAGAACTTACCTTTGGTTTGTGCGATCAGGTTGTCGAGTTCGGTTTGCATAGTTTTGACTTTGTTGGCGGGGAGATTGTGCGCTTTTTCGCGGATGGATTCAAGCTCTTTCTTGTGTTTTTTTTGGTCGATTGCTTCAACGAAGATTGTGACGATGACGGCGAAAATGCCAATGAAGATGAAGGCGATGAGGATTCCAGTGGTGAGGTCTTGAGTCAGGTTCATTTGGTTTGTGGGGTCAGGTGACGGGGAAAGAATGCATGAAAAACCGAGGTGTTGCAAGCTCTTTTCGGCATTTTCCTGAGAAAAAAACACTGTGCATTTTTTGCTTTGTGCTTGACGGGATACTGTCAAACACTTTTTGTGTCATGACGCAAGTGATTGATTATCAACGACTTACGGGCACGGGGCCCCCCGCGTCGGCGTAACTCGTTGATACTTAGTGGGTTAGGTAGGGGAGCCACCACAACTCCCCTACCATGTTACCTCACCATGTCAACCAGAAATTTTCTTTTGTTTTGCGCTTGCTACGTGAGCATCAGCAACTTGTGCCATGCGAAACAATTCTTCTTCTGCGATCTTGCGACCCTCGGCAGTGGTTCCATCTTTCAGGATGCGCAAAAGGAGGGGAAGGCTTTCTGTCCATGTAGGAGTACAATCAATCGTTTGGTTCATCGCGGCAGGCTTTCTTGTTTTGTTGTTTCTTTTGTGCTTGCTTCATAAGCATCAGCTAAAGCAGCCATACGATTCAATTCTTCTTTTACAGCGTTACGAACTTTTGCGCACTTGGCATGCGCCCAATCTCCAAGCAAAAGATCAAGATTACTTGACCAAGTGGGGATGTATTCAATTTCTTCAGTAGTTTCGGTCATGGCGGCAGGCTTTCTTGTTTTGTTGTTTCTTTTTGCTTGGGAAGGAGAAGGCGGGCGGCGGGCAAGTATGCCGCACTAAGTTGCGCATGTCAAGAGAGTTTTTGGAGAGAGTTTTGGGCTTTTTCATGGCGGCGAGAGAATGAACCAAAAAACAGAATGAGTCAAACAGGGATTCTAGTTCTTGCGGGAATTTTCATTCGACGGCATTGAGCTTTGAAATCCGCGCCGTGAAGTTGCCAACGATTATTCTTGCGCAAAAACTTCTTGCCGTTCGCTTCGAAAGTCAGAAAGTGGGCAATCTCATGCTTTAGAACCTCATCAAACAAACTGAAGCGGTTCAGAATCAAAACATTTAATTTGATTTTATCATCGTAAACGCAAGCAAGACCCAAAAACCTTTTTGATTCGAACCATTCGATGGTCAAGTGAGCCAAGCCCCATTGTTTCAGAGTCAGGCGAATGTATTGGTCAACTTCTTGCGTGGTGAGCATGGAGAAAGCTTAGAGGTTTTCTGGAATCAGTCAATGCCCAAAATCAATTTTTTTGATTGCTGATACTGAGCTTCTTCAACTTGCTTTTCGAGCCAAGTTTTCCTTGCAAAGACTTGCGGACCAAGAACAGGCTTACGGCGGCGAAAGATCAAAGACAGAATGAATTTCATGGGTGAAACCTACTTGGGTTTCCTTGGTTTGTCAAAATCTTTTTTTCTCTATTTTTTTTCTTGACAAGCTGTAAACGAATAAGCTGTAAATACATAAGCTGCAAATAGATAAGCTGCAAATACGCATTCGCCAAATAGACATATGCTGAAGATATGCTGTATAACTCATTGATTCTCAAAGACTTACAATCGGCATAACCCATTGAAAATCAACGACTTACGTCGATGGGGCCCCCCGCCTCGGCGTAACTCGTTGACAATCAACGACTTACAGAGATTCGCAAGTCGTTGACGCTCAACGAGTTATAAAAAGCTTCAGCCGCGCATATCTATAACGCCATTCCATACGCTAACTTCCCACGCTCTACGCTTAACCAAACCTTTAAGCACTTTTCCCCCACCCTTACGATACATAGGCATAAGCTTCGCCACGCTATCATAATTACCAGAGTTAAGTCTATTCCTTCCATTGATAAGTTTTTGGAGATTAGCTTCTCCAGTATTAAAAGCAAAAGAAGTTAGTGCGCAAAGTTGATATTCCGTAAGAGGAACTTTAACATTACGCAAAACAATTTGGCGATAGTAATTAACTTCTTCAATCAGTAGTTTTTCGGCCTGTTGTTTATTAACATATTGAGACGCGAACTTACCAGTATGACCATATCCGACAGTTAGAACACCAGCGGGACAACGATATGGCGCGGGCTTGAAAGATTCAAAAGACTTGATGCCTTGGATCATCTTATCTTGCCAAACAACATATTGTTTTTTGGGCTTAACTACGATAGGGAAATTTTTAGAGTAAACAATAGGATTTACTGTTTGCAGTGCCAAAGCGACAACCAAAGAAAACATAAGAAAAGAAAAGGTAAGGGCTTTCATTTTATTGTTTAAAACTTAAAACAGAGAGACAATAAATTCTCCAATTGCGGAGCCGATAAAGAAAGAAGCCATGCAAAAACAAGTAAAGAAAAACAATCCGACAAGAGTGATGATGGGAAGTGTGGAGTCCATATTTTTTTATTGATTAGTGTATTTCGGCGCAGACTTCAAAGTAGATAGACAATTTTGACGAAACTTCTCAAGACTAATGATCATTTGCACTTCCCAATTAGTTTGTTGATGAAAGTATGTAAGTCTGGAGAAGTTAAGGATATTGATAACTTCCTGCATCAACGTGTTGATATCTTTCTTAGACATCGCAGAGATATCAATCTTAACGATTTCTTTGGAGCGTTGAAAGTGGGAAATGTTCATGGTGGTTTTGCTGACAGGGAAAGAGTAGCACGGGGATCGAACCCGCGCAAGGGTTTTTTTAAGGAAGAATGTCGAGGCTTTCGATTGCAACGTATTCTTCCCCACCGTCATCGAATGAAATCAGGGCTTCGTCGCCCTCGAATCCAAGAAGAGCGACGGTCTGGTTGCGGTAAATGGCGAAGATTTCCATGCGCAAAGAGTAGCACGGGGACCGACTCGCCGCAAGATCTTTTTTGCTCTTTTCTGAAAAAAAATCTCTCCGCATTTCTGCTTTTTGCTTGACGGAACTGGATTTTGCGATAAAGAAGCTGAGTTCGTAACTCGTTGATTACTAATGACTTACGCCGAGGCGGGGGCCCCATATGCGTAACTCGTTGACGCTCAACGAGTTACGACTGAGGCTAACTTAACCGAATGACTTGTTGATTCCGTGGATATAGCCCAAGACAAGAGCAGACATGCACAGCATAGCGGTTCCGATAGCGTGATAGATAGGCTCATGATTGATGGCGATCATAAAGATACCAACAAGAGGAGCGAGGTGCAAAAGACCAAACAAGATAGCTTTCATTTTTAATGTATTTTTATTGTTAAACTGCTTGAAATTCCCCATTCACAAAAGTAACCTTTACAGGCTCGAAGTAGTAGTCAACATCTTTCGCTTCGTAACGATACCATCTGCCGTGGCGATTAAACACGGAGTTAAACTTTTCGATAAGTTCGTCTTCATCGAGAGCTTCCGTTTCAGAAGTAGCGTCAAAGATAAACTCTTGTCCACCTTTTGCTTTATATCGGCCCTCGGTAAAGTCTTCGGAACCATACCATTCCCACACCTGACAAGAGATAATGCGTTTTGACATATTGTTTTTTTATTTAATTTTTATCTTAGACAGCAGCGCCATGAGGCAGAGTATCGAGATAACGCTTAACCATTTCTTCACGCTGTTGCTTCATCCATTCCCAACGCTCTTCCGTGATGATTTCCAAGCTGTCGAAAGTGCGGACACCTCCGATCAAGCAAGCGTTGAAAGGAATCTTCGAGGTTCCATGCTCCAAGTTGCGGAAAGTAGCGACTGGCCACTTGTTGCCGTTGGTATCCACACGGTATTCAACGCCACGGAAAACGCCGAAGTTGGTGAAGGTTCCGATTGGCAGGGCGAGAAGTTCGTCGTTCGTCATGCGCAGAGAATACAGCGGGAACCGACTTGGCGCAAGATCTTTTCTGTATTTTCCGCAGAAAAAAAGACTACGCATTTTCTGCTTTCGCTTGACAAGAATCACAGGGTATGGCAAAGGCGAAACATACGTAACTCACTGATACTCAACGAGTTACGGGGCTGGGGCCCCCCGCCTCGGTGTAAGTCATTGATATTCAACGAGTTACGCGAATTGATTCTTTACGATGTTTGCGTATTTTGTCAAGCTTTTTTTTCAGACGAGGGCACAAAAAAATCGCTCCTTTCGGAGCGATTTCGCTTGACTCAGAAGTCGCCGCAGCAACCCTCCATGCCATATTCGGCTTGGTCCTCCCAGTAGGCATCTAGGTAGGAGTCCTCACCGCCGTAGTCCCGCTCCTCCATGCTCGCCCAGTAGGCTTCGTCCTCCTCTTGCGAGTTCGGGTGGTAGTCGTCTCGTTCGAAGTCCTCGGGCTCGGGATCGGGCGTGGACGCTTCGGCCTCATCGGCCATTGCCTCCATGACGGAGGTGTATTCTTCGAACTCGGCGGAATCGGCAGGGAATGGCAGGGTCATGGTGGTGGTGGAGTGGGTGGTGAGGCGCTCGGCGCGGGGACAGAGTGGCAGGAAATGGGCTTAGTGGCAAGCTTTCTTTTGCACTTTTATCGGCAGGTGACAGAATCGGGCTGCATGCCGCGAGCGCTCGATTCGCGCTCGACGATCTTATCGACATAGGATTGCATCCACTCGTTGGCGACGACGCGGAAAGAGATTTCTTCGGTTCCGAAGGTGAGGGTCAGGGTAGCGAAAGCGAGCATAAGAGGAAGTGAGGTCAGGCGACGGGGAAAGAATGCATGATGAACGAGCTTGTTGCAAGCTTTCTTTTGCTCGTTTCGCGAAAAGAATTTCTCCGCATTTTCTGCTTTGTGCTTGACAAGCTGCAAGAAAGTAAGCTGTAAATATATTATTTGTAAATACTTAAGCTGTAAATAGATAACCTGTAAATACATAAGTTGTAAATATCTGATTATCAACGAGTTGCACACATTGCAAGTCATTGATTATCAACGAGTTACGCACATGGGGCCCCTACCTTCGACGTAAGTTATTGAGTATCAACAAGTTATATCGATGATGTTCCTGATATAAGTCATTGAGCATCAACGAGTTACACCGAGGCGGGGGGCCCCATCGACGTAAGTCGTTGAGTATTAGTCACTTACAACGATTGCAAGTCATTGAACGTCAACGAGTTATGCAGCAACGACCCCGCAGGGGCCCCATCGACGTAAGTCGTTGAGCGCCAACGAGTTACATCACATATGTCGAAGATATGTCATCGCATATCTCCAAGATATGTCATTGCATATGTCGAAGATGAGTTGTGGATATTGCATTTTTTAAGATAAAAAAACCCCTCTTTCGAGGGGCTTAAGTTTAATCGTTTTCTTCACAGAGACATTCACCTTCGCAATGTCCACAGCGGCGACATTTCCAATTATCTACGTCTTCTTCGGAAAGTATTTTATTAAAAACCGATTTCATTTCTTCGTATTCTTCGGGAGTGGCGGGAAACATGATAAGTTAAGTTAAGAGGGAAAAGCCCCGCTACCCTTTCGGATAGCGGGGAGGAGTAACACTTAGATAGCGTCGGACAGTAGATCCAGAGCATGCGCTCCAACCGTGTCCAATTGTTGTCTAAGTTCGACGCTATCTTCCAATTCGAGATTCTCGATTTCTTCCATGTCCTTGTCGATGTCGGACATGATTTCGGCGATTTTATCCCCGAGGATAACCATCAGCGTATCGATGGACTTGCCAAGTTCTGCCATTTCATAAAACTTGGTGGAACGTTTCATTTCCACAAGCTCGGCCAATCGGCGGGTTAGGAAACGCTCCCCATCTTCAAATTGACGTTGTTTCGGAAAGCGGGTAACGGTGGCGGTGGCGGTGTTCATGGCGGCGGCGGCGGTGTTGGTGTTGCTCACGGGCAAAGAGTAGCACGAAAGCGGACCTTGTGACAAGCTTTTTTTTGTTCTTTTCTCAGAAAAAATCTCTCCGCATTTTCTGCTTTGTGCTTGACAACAGCGTGTCAAGATTCTTTTGTGTCATACTGTAACTCATTGATACTCAACGACTTACATCGATGGGGCCCCCGCAGGGGGCCGTTTCTGCGTAACTCATTGATACTCAACGACTTACATCGATGGGGCCCCCGCAGGGGGCCGTTTCTGCGTAACTCATTGATACTCAACGACTTACGGATTCGCACCCATTACAATTTTTTTTCATTTTGTCAAGTTTTTTTTTCTGGAAAAGGCACAAAAAAATCGCTCCTTTCGGAGCGATTTTTCTTGACTTAGCGGTCGTCTCGCCAGTTGTAGTTCTCGTATGGATCGCATTCCCCGTATGGGTAATCTTTGCCGTTCATGAACTCATTCACAAACTCTTCATTACTCATGGCAGAGATACGCTGCATTTCTTTTTCGATGTCGAGAGCGAGGGCGGCTTCATCGGCGGCGGTGGTGGCGGTCGGAATAACCATGCGCAGAGAGTAGGACATGAACCGACTTGTTGCAAGCTTTTCTTTGTATTTTTCGACGAAAAAAACACTGCGCATTTCTTGCTTCGTGCTTGACGAGTAGGCATAAAGACCTTTTTGTGTCATGACGCAAGTCGTTGGTTTTCAACGAGTTGCAAAGATCGTAAGTCGCTTAGTATCAACGACTTACGCAGACGCGGCCCCCTCGGGGGTCGTTTCGATGTAAGTCGTTGATTTTCAGTGAGTTGCAGCTGTTGTAACTACTTAAAGATCAATGAGTTACAAGACATATGAACGGGAGATAGGCTTTCGCCTATCTCCCACTTATGTCATCAGATAGACTCTTGAGCTTCCGCTTGGGTGGCGAGAGCCTCCAAGATCTCGAAAAGTTTTTCGCGGGAGATGCTTCCATCTTGAGAATAAACCTCAAGATCGATTCCCAAAAGCGTCATGAATGCAGTCATTCGCCCGAATTTGCTTGCATAGCATTCCCCCTTGGTTGCAACCGCTTTGGAAATGCGATTGGCAATCGAAACCAGCGAAGGCGCGGTGGTGGTGGTGACGGTGGTGGTGACGGTGGTGGTGACGGTGGTGGTGGTCATGGTGGTGATGCGCTCGGCGCGGCAGCAGAGTAACGCGAAAGCGGACCTTGTGACAAGCTTTTCTTTGTATTTTCCGACGAAAAAAACACTGCGCATTTCTTGCTTCGTGCTTGACACCCCCCCATTTCTCAAAAAAAAATCTATCACAGAGTTGCGAAAAGGGCGGGGGGTGCCTTTTTTCAATCTCCCCTCCCCAATCCTACCAAACCATACCCCTCCCCCCATTGTTCGAAAACGTAGCACCCTCATCGACATTCACTCAAATAAAAGTGTAAAAAAAATAAACACACCCTTTTTCGGAAAACCAAAAAATAAAAAAAATGCCAGTAATAAAACACAATCAAGTACCAGTGATTGCAGAATATTTTGGAGAAGATTATTTCGCTGTCGCAAAATCTGTAAGCATATCTTATGCAGCATCTTTAGAACCATCTCGCATTTTAGCTCCAAATCAAAACAATAACTTCCGAATTGGTGGACCTACCGCTACAAAAATATCTATTAATATGGTGGCAGATAAACCAAGTCAGTATCCATTTCCAAGTCTTTTGTTTGAGGCTCTTACTGGAGATAGAGCAGCTTTATTAAAAATAGGATCATCACAATTCTCTTCTTGTTATTGCAGTAGCGCAAGAATTGATATATCTCCATTTGCGCCGATCTTAATCTCTGCGGAATTTATAAGCAACAATCCCCCAATCAATCAACCGTTTGTTGGCACCACAAATGAACCTCCAAGCAGCTCTTTATCTCATGGGTACAAAACATTAATCACTAATGGCGATTTACTATCTGATAAAAACTATTCTTCCATATCTTACCAAGTTTCTTGTAATAGAACTCCTGTATTTAATTTGGGGGAAAAGTTTGCTCAAAAAATGTTTTTAGACAGTGTTGAAAAAGAATTATCAATCAAAGCAACAAACATAGGCAATTTTATTGATTATACTGGATATGGAGATGTGATAAGTATAGACGTTAAAGCTGATGATAATAGCTCTATATTTATTCAGCCTTTATCCATGTCATCAAATTCGCGCATTGTTTCTCAAAATATTTCCATGGAAGAAGGAGGCATTTTAGCAGGAGATATTTCATTAAGAGAGATCGTTCTTTGATTTGTGCGTGTAAATATATATGAATGGCAAAGAAAAAACTCGACAAGTCGGGTTCTCTTGAGTTCCACCCTCAACTAGAACATAAGATCAGAACAAAAGCCCGTAAATTCAAATTTACAGACAAACAAGTTCAATTCTTAAATATCATATTGAATCCAGACAATTCTATCATTTTTGTTTCTGGACCCGCAGGATCTTCTAAAACATACATGGCGATTTATGCCGCGATTCAGATTATGGCGGCAGATCGAGATAAGGAATTGTTGTATGTTCGAAGCATTGCTGAAAGTGCAGACAAAGGACTTGGAAGTTTACCAGGAGATATTGCGGAAAAGTTTGATCCGTTTTTAATGCCTTTATACGACAAGCTTGAAGAAATTGTTCAGCCGCAAGATGTTGCTTGGTTAAAAAAACAAGAAATGATCAGTGCTGTGCCAATTAACTTTTTGCGCGGAGCAAGCTGGACAGACAAGATTGTTGTTGCTGATGAATGCCAAAACTTCACTTTAAAAGAACTTACCACTCTTATCACAAGAGTAGGCGAAGGCACTAAGCTTATCATCTGCGGCGACATCATGCAAAGCGATATCGGGCAGCGCTCAGGCTTCAAAAATATCTTCAATTTGTTTAACGATAAAGAAAGCAAAGACAAAGGAGTTCAAACTTTCATGTTTAATCATAACGATATTGTGCGTAGTGAAATTCTTAAGTTTTTAGTGTCTAAATTGGAAAAAATCGGAGCAGCAGTGTAAATACATATAGACAAGGCTACCACAACGCACGCAGCGGATGCTTAAATATACAGGTGGTAGCCTTGTCTTTTCGTCGAAAAAAATAACTAGAAAAAACACTATATAATTGCATTATAATAGTATGAATTCTATGTTTTGTCCAAATTGCGGCATGAAGCATTCTTATAATTATTCTAAGCCTAAATTTTGTTCGGGCTGTGGTAGTTCACTAGGACTTTCTTTAGCCAAACCTACAAATTCCAAAACCAGAGCTTCTGAATATGAAGACGAAGATGAAGAAAATTTCGATCCCGAAAATTCAGATGCTGAATATGTTCCTTCTATTAGAAAGTTGCAAGTAGAAGTTGAAAATTACTCTGAATCTAATTGTTTTTCTTTAGGTTCTATTTTTGGCCAATCTAACAACGAGCCAAGAACTACCAGACGCAGAAAAGCTTCTAGCGTTGATGATTTCGTTAGCAGCAAAACTCGTCGTGAATAATAGTTTGAAAAAATACGAAGACTATTCTTTGGTGATAGATGCTGTTATTCAGCGCTTTAGAAAGAAGTGGCAATTAAAAGCTATCAACTGGTTTGATTTCGACGATGTTTCCCAAATAATAAAAATCCACATATATAACAAATGGAGCATGTGGGATCAATCAAAGCCGCTTGAGCCTTGGATTGCTAGAATAACATCGAATCAAATTAAAAACATCATTCGCAACAATTATACAAATTATGTAAAGCCTTGTATGCAGTGTAAGTTTAATATGGGAGATAATCTTTGCGCCATGACTAAAAATGGAACACAAAACTCATCATGCGCAGATTACTTAAAGTGGACAAAGCAAAAACAATCAGGATATGGTGTTAAGCTTCCATTACCAATGGAAAACCACGCTCAGGAGATAAATCGAAAACAAGATTCGAACGTAGACTTTTCTGATTCTGTTTCAAAATTAAACGAACTGCTAAAGTGCCAACTTTCCGAACCTCATTACACGGTATACATAATGCTTTTCTTTGAACATAAAAGCGAAGAAGAAGTTGCTAAATTCATGGGTTATAAAAGCAATGAGAAAAACAGAAAAGCAGGCTACAAACAAATCAAAAACCTAAAAAAAATGCTTAAGCAAAAAGCCGAAGCAATCATTAGAGAATATGACATCATATTATGAATCTAACCGACGAACAAAAAGAACTTATTAAAAGCACTTACCGCAAAACAACCGATCTTAACGAGATCGTTCGTATTGTATTCGATAATCCAGAAATCGATGGAAGAAGCAAAGAAGGAAGACTTATTCGATCTTATATGATCGAAACTGGATTGAAGTTTAAAACTTCTACTCGCAAAAAAAAGGAAGGCATTGAATTCACAAAGGAGCAAGTAAGCTTTATCGTTGAACATGCTAACGCAGGTTCTTCTTCCTTGCGTATTGCTGAAATTCTATTTCCAGATAGAGAGGTGAAACCTCTTTCGCTGGAACAAAGAGCAGTTTACTCGGTGATAAAAGAAATCAATCCAGACTATTCTCCATCGCAAGATAGTGATGTTGGCTTGAGTAGTTATGTAGCGCCGAAATCGACGAGCCGAATCGTTAAAAAGATCAACGACGCAACTGGTAGTGAATTGCAGGAAGATAAGATTAATAGGCAACATAAAGTGTGCGTAGAGAGGCTTGGTGTTAATTTAAATAACTCAAGATTTTTGAAAATTGTTAATAATTATACATCAAAAGAAGATCGGGAATTATTTGAGCAAGAGTTTATTCGTTTAACTTGGGATAAGCCAGATTTAACAGCAGATGAAATTAACTTATACATGAATGTGTGTAAGGAAATCGTTAATCTAGAAGTTGTTAGCAAACATTTAAATAAGTTAAATGATATATTTGATATCACAAACGATCAAGAGGAAATGAGTGTTCGTTTGTCGGAAATTATTAAAGCAAAAAGTTCAGAGTATCATCAGTGCGAAACTCGAATTGAAAATTTAACAAAAAAGCTTCAGGGTGATCGTGCTGAGCGCATGAAAAGCAAGCATAAAGAAAATGCCTCTATCCTTTCTTTGATTCAATATTTTCAAGATGAAGAAGAGCGTCTTAACATGGTTAAGATTGCGGAGATGCAAAAAGCTCTCGTTAAAGAAGAAGCTCATCGCTTAGAGGGTATGCCAGAATGGAAGAGTAGAATTTTAGGAATTTCTCAAGAAGATGTCATTTGATTGTAAAGAATGCGAAGAGTCTTTTGGCTCACTAAAAAGCTTACATGCTCATATTAAAAAGCATGGTATGATCTTAGGAGATTACTATGTAAAACATTTTGCAAGAAGAAATAAGCTTTCTGGAGACTTATTGCAATTTAAAAACTATGAAGATTATTTTGAGAAAGATTTCTCAAATTATAAGCAGTTAATAGAATGGTGCGAGTCTGCTCCAGCTAACGAAGTCCAACCGTATATAATTTCTTGCTTGAAAAACAGAATAAAAAAGAAAGAATTAAAATATGGCCCGAATACTATTGAACTTTTCACTTCCAGTTTACCTACTATACAGCTATATAAGAAGTTTTTTGGAAGCTATTCAAATGCTTGTAAAGCTTGTGACATTGAACCTATGTTTAATGCAAATTTGCCGAAATCATTTCACTCTGATTTTCGCAATATCAAGATTTATATAGATACTAGAGAGCAGCAACCTTTAGAATTTAAAAATTCAGAAAAGCTAAAACTTGATGTTGGAGATTATGCAGTTGGCGGCGAAGATTATAATTATACTTATGTAGATAGAAAGTCATTTGCTGATTTTTGCTCAACAATGACCGTTGAGTATAAAAGATTTAGAAGAGAGTTACAGAGATGCAGAGATCTTGGATGTTATCTTTTTGTTGTGACAGAAAGTAATCTTTACAAAATGGCAGAAAGAAACCTCTACTCTCCCAAGAGATATAATCTTGATTATGCATTTCATAACATGAGAGAAATTCAGTCTGAGTACAGAGATTGCTGCCAGTTTGTTTTTAGCGGAAATAGAAGCAATAGTCAGATTCTAATTCCTAAGTTATTAGTTAATGGAAAAAAGTTATGGAATACTGACATACAATATTTCTTAGATACAGGAGCAATGAACTATTACGAAAGGAATTTAAAATGAGTTGGCACGAAGGATCGCAAAAATTAAATAAAAAATTCAAGAATATAAATCAAGAAATCATTGATTGTAAAGGATTCATTGATGAAAAAAAAGCAAAGGTTCTTTTGTATAAGTTCTTGCGAGAAAATCCATCTTTTTCTTCAGAATTAATTACTGGGGTAAGTCTATTTCCATTCCAGCACATGGCAATTAAAGCGATGATGGAAACAGATTACTTTTTGGGTATTTGGAGTCGAGGTCTTTCAAAGTCATTCTCCACAGCTGTATTTGCTATTTTAGATGCGATATTTAATCAAGGTGTTCATATCGGGATTATTAGTAAGTCGTTCAGACAGTCTAAGATGATTTTTAGAAAGATTGAAGATATCGCTAAGAGTCCGAAAGCCTCTCTACTATCTCAATGTATTACCAGAATATCTAAAAGCAATGATGAATGGGTCATGGAAATTGGCAGAAGTAAAATTACAGCTCTGCCATTAGGCGATGGAGAAAAGCTTCGTGGTTTCAGATTCCAAAGAATGATTATTGACGAGCTTCTTTTGATGCCAGAAAAAATTCTAAATGAAGTTATTTTGCCGTTCTTGGCTGTTGTAGAAAATCCAACTGAAAGACAACAAGTTTACGACTTGGAAACCAAGCTTATAAAAGAAGGCAAAATGGAAGAATCTGAGCGTCATATTTGGCCTCATAACAAAATCATTGGACTTTCATCTGCAAGTTATAGATTTGAATATTTATATAAGCTTTATTTGCAGTATGAAAATCTGATAATGAATCCAGACCAAAAGGATAAAGCTCATCGAGTAATTATGCATTTGAGTTATGATTGCGCTCCTGAACAGCTTTATGATGCAAACCTTTTGGACCAATCTAAAGCAACAATGAGCGTTGCTCAATTTGAGCGAGAATTCGGCTCTGTATTCACTGATGATAGTTCGGGATACTTCAAGGTTAGTAAGATGTCACAATGCACTATAATCGACGGAGAAGGGCAGTGTGTCGAAGTTATAGGAGATCCAAAAGCCAAGTATATTGTTTCTTTCGACCCTTCTTGGTCCGAGAGCGATGGCTCAGACGATTTCTCGATGCAAGTCATCAAACTTATCCCAGATCAAAGAACAGGCGTTGTAGTGCATTCCTACGCGCTTTCTGGAACGAATCTAAAAAGGCACATTGAGTATTTTTATTACTTAATGAAACACTTCAACGTTGTTGCTGTTGTTGGAGACTATAACGGTGGAGTTCAATTTTTGAATTCCTGCAACGAAAGCGAGTTATTCAAAAAGAATAATTTTAAACTAGATTGTTTCGACGCTGATTTAGACAACACCCAAGAATATGATAAAGCTTTGCGAGATGCTAGAAATCAATACAATTTAGAAAGCAGAAGAATAGTATTCTTAAGAAAACCAAGCTCTTTCTGGATTAGATATGCAAACGAGCTTTTACAATCGGCATTTGATCATAAAAAAATATGGTTTGCGAGCATGGCTATGAATGATGATTTCTCCAAACAAAAATCCGCCAATATTCCAATTGCAGATTTAAAATACTCTAGAATAGAAGGCGAGAAAGAGTCGGGTGCAAAAATGATTGATTTTATTGAGCATTTAAAAGATAACGTTGACATGATTAAAGTTCAATGTGCTTTAATTCAAGTAACCAGCTCAAGCCAAGGTACTCAAAGTTTTGATTTACCAGCAAACCTTAAAAAACAAAGAGGAGCTGACAAAGCAAGAAAAGACTCTTACTCTACATTGGTTCTAGGAAATTGGATGATGAATTTATACTATGACATGATGGCGTCTCCAGTTGAAAACACTCAAGCAACATTCACTCCAATGTTTATTAATTAACTTTTAAAGTTAACTTTTAAACTTTTGGTGTAAAATATATAAATGCAACAGCCAAAGCGCAAATACAATAAAAAATCTCAGTATTGGGATAATTTAAGCCAGTCAAAAAATAACTTGCCGAATTTTAATGCTCAACCTCAATACGAGCCTGAATTATGTGGAGAACCGTTTTATGTTTCCAGTGCTTCTATGGGAGTATCTAAAGCTTCTTATGCAAGATCAGCAAACACAGAAAAAAGCAGCAGCAGAATCAATAGATCAGCGATTAATAGAACGATTGATAGATTCAGTAGCATAAGAAATGGACTACTTCCCTACAGCTATGCGATGGATGGAGTTAATGTGCGCGAAGCAATCGAGCTTTGTCAAAAAGCATATGCTAATATAGCTATATTTAGAAATGCTATTGACATTATGGCTGAGTTTGCGAACACAGAGATTTATTTTGAAGGAGGATCTCAAAAAAGCAAAGACTTTTTTACTGAATGGTTTAAGAAAATTAAACTATGGAATTTAAAAGACCAATACTTCCGCGAATACTATAGAAGCGGTAATATTTTCTTATACAGAATTGATGGCAAATTCCAAATTGATGATTTTACAAAGATCACTCGACAGATTGGAGATCTACCTGCGCTGGTAAATAAGATTCCCGTAAAGTATATTCTGTTAAATCCGTTTGATGTTGTTGCAAAAAGAGGATCTACCTTTAATACTGGAGCGTATGAAAAAATTCTATCTGAATATGAATTAGCTAGACTTCAAAATCCAATCACACAAGAAGATGAAGATATTTTGAATGGTCTTCCAGCAGATGTTAAAAAAGACATCAAAAAAGGAGCGTATTATCAAGATGGTTTAAAAATTGAGCTTGATCCTAAAAAGTTAACATACTCTTTTTATAAGAAGCAGGATTACGAGCCATTTGCTGTTCCATTTGGATATCCTGTGCTAGAGGATATCAATGCTAAGATGGAGTTAAAGAAGATGGATCAAGCCATCACAAGAACTGTTGAAAACGTTATTCTCTTAATTACCATGGGAGCTGAGCCTGATAAGGGAGGTATCAATCAAAATAACTTGATGGCGATGCAGACATTATTCAAAAACGAAAGTGTTGGCCGAGTATTAATTTCTGATTATACAACTAAGGCTCAATTCGTTATTCCAGAGTTAAATAATGTTCTTGGTCCAGATAAATACAAAGTTTTGAATGAAGATATTAAACAAGGTCTTCAGAACATTGTTATCGGTGAAGAAAAGTACAGCGCTACAGAAGTAAAAGCTCAAATTTTCATCGATAGATTAAAAGAAGCAAGAAACGCATTCTTAAATGATTTCTTACAACCTGAGATTCGCAGAATAGCTAAGGACATGGGCTTAAAAAACTATCCTACGGCTCACTTCAGAGATATTGATATCAGAGATCAAACTCAGCTTATGCGCGTTTCTACACGCCTTATGGAGCTTGGAATCATTACTCCACAGCAAGGAATGGAAATGTTTCATACTGGACAGTTTCCAAAGGCGGAAGATATCGCTCCAGCTCAAGAGGGATTTGTTAAAGAAAGAGAGGACGGATATTATAATCCAATTGTTGGTGGCGTTCCTCTTATTTCGCCTCCGACAGATCCAAATACTGACAAATCAACAGTTAATCAAACAAATAAAGTTGCAGGAAGACCAGAGGGAACAACTGGCATACCAATTACAAAAGCCAATTTTTCTATAAAAAATATTCAAGCAGTAATCAAGAATATCGAAGCTGTTAAAGCTAACATGGAAAAAGAACTAAAGAATAAGTTAAAGTTGAAAAAGTTAAATAATCAACAGCACGAAATGCTCGAACAGCTATCTCATTCAATAGCAGTTTCTAAAGAATTAAATTGTTGGGAAGCTACCGCATCTTCTTGTGTAAACAACTTTGACGAGATAGCCTCTTTATCAACAATGCCAGAAGTTCTAGAAATAGCTTCTGAGCATCAAATAGAAGATGATTATTCAGCTGCTTTACTCTATCACTCTCAAAAAATAAATGAAAATTAATCCAGAAGATATTAAAGTGCCACTTGAAAAAACAGTGGAAATTAAAAACGGAGAGGTTCAAGTATCTCTTGCTAAGATGGCAGATAAAAAAGCCGCTGTATACAAATCATTCATGAGTGCATGCGCTTCAGATGATAAAGCTCTTGTTGATACAACTGATATGGACGATGAATCAACAACAAAAGCTTGTATGCTTCAATTTGATAAAATGCAAGCTACACTTATGGAAGAAAGTGATTCTGGGGAATTGACTCCAGCACAGAAAAAACTTCCACCAGCTCTTCAAAAAGCTATTCTTAAAAAGATGGATAAACCATCAGATCCAGCTTCTCATGAGAATAAAGAAACAAAAGAAGAGGAAGAAATGGAAGAAGAAGACTAATGATTTTTAAATATGAAGCATAAATACACCACGAAATTTGAATCGTCAATTCTTTCTTGTGTCAAGGGAGATGAGTCTTTTATTTCAAAAGCTTCTTTAGAAAATTTAAAACCATTGCTTCCAAAAGATATCGATTTTTCTGAAAATATAGATATTCTTGGAACCGCTTTCAATGCCGCAGTTATTAATAAGTTTAATAAGAATGACGACGGCATGGATTCCGCTACAGCAGCAAGAGTAATTAAAAATTTCTTACATAAACCAACAAACATAGAACACGATAAGTCTAAAGTAGTTGGGCATATTGTTAGCGCTGGATTTAGTGAATATGGAACCAACTCGATGATAGATATCGAGGAAGCTATTAATAAAAACGATCCATACAATATCTCATTAGGAGCAGTTGTATACAAATACGCAAACAAAGAGTTTGCAAAATTAATTGAGCGCTCAGTAGATCCTGAAGATACTATGTATCAATCTATTTCAACAAGTTGGGAAGTTGGTTTCAGCGATTTCGTTATTGCTGTTGGAAGTTCTGATTTAAAAGATGCTGAGATAATAAAAAATCCAAAGCAGTTTGAAGAAATGAGAAAAAGACTTAAGGCTTATGGTGGATCTGGAAAATTAGACGATGGCACAAACATCTATCGTTTGCTTAAAGGAGAAATTTATCCTTTGGGAATTGGCTTCACAACTAATCCAGCCGCAGATGTAAAAGGTTTATATTCAGATAATGAATCTTCTTCTATGGTTGAAATAAAAGATAAAAGAGATAAAAAATTATATTTCGATATAAAAAAGAAAGATTTATTTAAAAAAACTGAATCGTCTATTTCCCAAATAGATTTAGCTAATGTAAAAAACAAAAAAGAAACTATTATGGATATTGAAAAAGTCCTTTCCGAACTTAAAGATCTTCTTGTTGAGAAGAAATTCTCAGAAGAAGCTGTGGCAAATATGACTAACACATTTGCTGAAGCTATTAAACAAAAAGATGTAGAATATCGTGCTTCTCTTACAAAAGCAGAAGAAGAAGCTGCCGCAGCAATCAAAGAGCGTGAAGAACTTAAAGCTTCTGTAGAAAAGCTTCAAGCTCAAATTGGCGAAGCATCTCAGAGAATTTCCGAATTCGAAAATTTCAAAAAGCAAGAAGAGGCAGTTGCTCGTTTCAACGCAAGAATGGAAGCTATCGACAACAGCTATGATCTTGATGACGAAGACCGCAAGGTTCTTGTTGATGATCTCAAGTCTCTTGATTCTTCGGAAGAAGCTTTTGCTTCTTACCAAGAAAAGCTTTCTATCATGTGGAAGCACAAGAATAAAGAAGTTAGAGCTTCTTATGAAAAAGACATTCAAGAAAGAATCGATGCTGAAGTTGCTAAAAAGCTCGCTTCTGTTTCGACAGCTTCTGAAGTAAAAACTGATAAAGAACTTGCTGAAGAAGCCTTGGAAAAGGCTCAAGCTTCAGAAAGCGCTCTCCCAAACTCTAATGAAGAATCTTCAAAAGAAAATAAATCTTTACGCGAAAAGTTTGCAAGTGCATTTTCTCGCAACAACATTACTATTTCCTAAAAATCTAAAAAACTAATTATATGGCACTTAGAACATTACCATTCAGACAATATAACGAAACTGACGTTATCAACATGTTCGCTCTTGGAACTGGATACGTTAATGAATATACTAACGTTACTGGCAACGGAGACGCTGGCGTTTTCGTTACCATTGAAAGCGGCAACTTAAACCTTGATACAATTACCTATGATGATGCTTATTCATCATATCTTGGCAAGACTGATTATCCACATGTTGGAAGAAACCAATACCCAAGAGTTACCTTAAGCCTTAAGCCAGCTACTTCTGGTGATGCGCTTGTTGGTATGACTCTTTGCCAAACTGCAAAGCTTGACGAAAACGGCGAGAAGCTTCTTTACTACCCACAAAAAGCTGAAGAGCTTATGTGCATGCTTCCAGGTCAAGCTGTTCCAGTTGCAACTCGCGGTGTCTTCACTCTTGCTGCTTCCGCATTTGCTGGAGCTATCGGAACTGGCGCTGGTCAAATCGGTGTTGGTGGAGGTCTTAAGCTTCCATCTGGTGTTAGCGGAAAGCTTACTGGTTGCGCTATTACCGATCCAACAAGAGTTGCTCTTGTTATCGCTACTGGTTCACGCGCTGCAAGCACTTCAACCGCTAACCTTTCTGATCCACTTACAGGAAGCTACGCTATCGTTGGTCTTGGTCTCTAATTTAACCTAGAAAAATTTAAATATGAAAATTACTTTAAAAAGAACTCCTGAACAAATCGAACTAATCAAGGCTATGGCTTCAAAAAATCGCAGTGTTGCGGTTGAAGCTCAAGTTGCTCTTGCTGAATTCATCGGTCCAGTTTTAGCTGAAGTTATCAACAATGCTCCTACCTTGAGCAACTTGTTCACTCCACTTCAATTCAATGCTGATGACAGCCCAAGCATTCCGCTCGATTTATACTACGACGTAGCTGCTGAAGACTATATTACAGTATATAGCCAAAGCGCAGCTGGTGGCCTTCCTCAGAACCAAGTTTTACCAACTGTTTCTGAAATGAAGATCCACACCTATACTCTTGATTCTGCATTGAGCTTCGACAAGCGCTATGCTGCTAAGAGCCGTATGGATGTTATCAGCAAGACATTTACTCGTCTTGCACAAGAAATTCTCTTCAAGCAAGAGAAGACTTCCGCTAACCTTCTTTTAGGTTCACTTGCTAACGCACAAACCAATGGTAAGAAGCACGTTCAGCGTGCAAATACTAATGGTCGCTTCTTGCTTGCGGATCTTAACGAACTCTTCACTCTTGCCAAGAGAATCAATACCTCATGGCTTGGTGGTACTCCAGAAGCTCGCCAAGGTCGTGGCTTGACTGATATCATTGTTTCTCCAGAAGTTGTTCAAGAACTTCGTGCAATGGCTTACAATCCAATCAATACCCAAGGAACTAAGACAGATATTCCTGCTCCAGAAGATATGAGAACCTCTATCTACAACAGCGCAGGTATTCCTGAGTTCTACGGTGTTTCCATCATGGAAATCAATGAGCTTGGTAAGGGTCAGCGCTTCAACACTGTCTTTAACGCAGTTGCTGGAACTACTGCATTCACAAATGCTGCTGGTGGCAATTCCGCTCAATTCGATGATACTGCTGAAGAAATCATCATCGGTCTTGATCGTAGCCGTGATTCTCTTATTCGCGCAGTTGCTGTTGATTCTGAAAACGGTTCTGAGTTCTCTCTTACCGCTGATGATCAATACAGCGTTCGTCAGAGCAAGATCGGTTACTTCGGCTCTCTTGAAGAAGGTCGTATGGTTCTCGATACTCGCGCTCTCGTTGGTAAGATCGTTTCTGGTCTTGCTTAATAGCGATAAATCCTCCCAAGAGCCGCCCTTAACGGGGCGGCTCTTTTTTGTTTAAAAACATGAGTTTTAAGATATAATAAAGTATGCCTAGAAAAAAGAAAATCGAAGAAACCAACGGCGCATTGAAGCCAGAAATTCAAACAACAAACGGATCTAGCAATCCACAAGGATTGATTGAACGAATTTCGCATATGAGAGCCAACGGTCAAGTGAATACTCCAGAATTCGTTCAAAACATGAGAGAACTAGAAGTTATTCTCGGTGTATCTCAAATCAGTCCATTCGGAACAAATGAACTTGAGATTTTTGAGCAGAATCTCAAAGAAATGTCTATCACTGATTTGCAAAGACTCGCAAACAAGATCGGCATTAATCCATTTCATGAATATCCCACTTTAAAGAAAAATCTAATCAGAGAATTCCAAGCGTATACAAAGAACAGTCGCCGCAACATTATGCCATCACCAGTGAATAGTTTTGTTCCAGATCCAAACAATCCAAAACATGCTAAATTATTAAAAATCCTTGGAGATATTTAAGTGTAATATATTGTATGAGTGTTCTTAGTGATTTGGCATTAAATATTTTTCGAACAGAGTTTGACGGAGATACAGGAAATATGTATCAATCTTATATTGAGGCTTGGCTTTTTGCTAATCTCGGGGAATTAAACGCAAGAATTAATACTTCTTATAGTGGAGTTGATGCTGAGTTAGATCTTGAGTCTCAAGCTATTTACAAAGAATTATACATGGGAAACTACTATAGAAAACAATCTCGTAATGCTTTAAGAGGATTAGTTGGCAACACCAATGGCTCTGATATTCTAAGTTTGAGAGATGGCAATAGCTCTGTTACATTCACTAATAAAAACGAAGTATCCAAGGTTTATAAAAGTCTTGCAGAAGAAAGTGATAAGAAGGTTGAAAAGCTTTCTCATTACTACAATATATACCAATCGCAGCCTCTACAACTTGGGGGAATAGAAGCTGACAATATTACTATATAAGTTATATTTCAAAATAAAGTATACAAAAAAAGCTGGCATTTCTGCCAGCTTTTTTGTTATTTGATGAGAGTTATAATTAGAATACTGAGCCGCTTCCAATACCGCTTACAAAGACACCATGATCAAGATCGTTGGGTCCACCGATTTGAGTAGAGAAAACAAGATCAACAGTCTTATTAGAACCAATGCTTGAGCTGAATGATTCACTATCAAGCTTAGCTCCTTTAATGTTATAAATCATAGCATTAGTAGCTCCTGAAGTTCCTGGCTTTTTGATAGTTAATGTTAAATCAGTTGTAATGTTCGAATCAAGAACTGCTGCTAAGTTTTCAGCAGTGATTTCATTAACAATTGCATTAACTGTTAAAGTTGAGCTTACTGGGAAATCAACTGTTCTAGCAAATGGGAATCTAGTTCCAAGACGCTGCAATGGACTGCGTGAAAGAGGAATTGACAAGCTTGCGCTTTGAATGTGAATGCCGTCTGCATTGTTTGCTAAATCCGCAATAACACCAGATCCAGCGCCAGTAATATTTCCAAATGTAAGAGTTACATCACCAGGTCTAAGAGCGCTAATTCCGCCATTTCCAAGATTGCTAGCTCCAGATGGAAGAGCAATGCCAGTTGAAGCATAAGATGCGCCATCAGTAGGATTGATTGCTGGATTAATACCTGAAATTCCAGATCCAGTTGTTAACGTTACTCCAGTAGCTACAATGTTAGCAGCTTCAATCGTTACAGAAACAGTTGGCAAGCTTCCAACAGCTAAATCAAGAGTATAATCAGACAAGAATCCATTACCGATGCCAATAACTGACTTAGTGTTTGCGATTGTTGTGTTGCTATTATGATCATTTCCTTCTGCTGTGGTAACAATGAAGAAGTTCTTGCCGCTGGTAGCAGTCATGTGACCAGAAGGGAAGTTTCCAGTAGTGCCTCCAGCTCCAGTTTGTACATAGAATCCTAAAGCTCTTTCGTTTGTACCGTCAGTTAAATAGTAAGAAAAGTCAAGATTAACAGTTGGTGGATCAAGAACAACAGAATCAATACGAGCTAATTCACCGTATTGGTTAATATCTTGACGACTAATTGAAAAGTTATAATTAGCGCTTTGAACGCGATCAAGCTGTCTATGCTTTCCAGTAGCAGTGGAAAGAATGTCTTCACTAACATATAAAGCTTCTGATTGGTAAATTACTCGGTTACGTGCCATAATTTTTTATCTTTATTTTGTTTACATTTTCAAATACTAAACGTGAAATTATTTTTATTCTCTAGGCATTCTTTGTTGATGTATTTCGAAATCAATGAAGCCAATATACAAATCATTTGCTAAAGATTTTCGAGCTTTATCTGTCAACTTTGAAGTATCAACTTCTTCAATAAAAAAGAATTGATTTCCTGCATATTGAGTTTTTAAATTTTCGTAAGAAAAGTTCCCATTTTTAATATCTCCATACTCAGTAATTGGATTGCCAGAATATGGAATATTAGGAATAACTTCATTGTAAGAATCAGCAAAAATAGAAAGAACTCCATCTAATTGATAAGGATTTTCAGCAAGCACAACAGCTTTCATTGAGATCTTAGTAGTATCTTCGCCGCCGAAAGCAAAAGGATCATTCCTCATTGATTGGCTCGAAATGAATATAGCTGGAACTACTTGATCATATGGTTCTACATATGTATTTGGCGCAGAATAAACTCTTGGATTAGAATTGTACTTTTTATCTACGAGCAGATCATCTTCTCCATCATTTGTGAAGTATATGTTAAAGTCTTTTACCGCAAAAGATCCAGTAACTGATGCAGCGTTAGATACTCCACTAATTAAAGCTCGTCCATTTTCAAAATCCAAAAGAAGACTATTACTTCTTGGTTGAAAAACTCCGTTTACATAAACACCAGAAGGAACAACAGCTCCATTGATTGAAGAGTCAGTAACCCACTGTTTATAAGCACTGCCAAAAGCTTTATATCTATCATCTAATCTATCGTCAGAATACCTGTGAAATACACCCGTTTGATTGCTGAATGCTTGACCTTTTTTTAGCAAAAAGTTGTCAAACCAAAGCATGAATGATGTTGTTGCTCTGTGTTGAAATTGTTCAATCATGATAATTTTATTTTTATTTGTTCGTAATTAATTTTAGAGAAAAGTGCTCTGTACTTATTTATTAAAGCTGATATGTATGGAACGTTTTTAAAGCGACCGCTTCTCATTTTTGATTCAACTTGAATACCAGCGTTAGAGTTGCCTTTTCCGTAAGAATTAAGATAAAATCCTAATCCAGAAATTCCAGATTCTATTCCTTTGGCCCAACTTCTTCCATTGGCCCAAGGCATAGGAGTTTGAGCAAATATTTCGCGGGCAGACGGAATAAAAATGTTAGCAGTTGTAATGTTTTTAGAAGTTCTATTAAATGATACGTTTGTTTTTTCCAGCATTTCAATTATAGGAATAATTGGTGCATCGCCAGAATCAAACCCAATAAAAGAAAATAAATTACCATAACCGCCTAAAGTATTAGATGTGTTTTGGGCATTGTAGCCATTCATAATTTCTTCAGTTATGGGATGATTCATAAATTCTTCAATCATTTGTTTTTTTATATCATTGACGATATCTCGCAAATCATCTTCTACTTGAGATCTTAGAATCTTACCAGCTTGAGAATTAATACTGTCTAATACTTGCTTTGGTATTTTCATTATTCATCTAATGGAGTTAAAAAGAATTCGTAGTATTGATTTTCAAAAAGACCCATTGGAATTCCGTCGCTTTTGATTGAAAAGGTTTTTCCATCAAACTCAACCTTTCTTGCTTCTTTTATAAAAAGATAACCAGCTGGATCTACAACAATCTTAACAGATCCTTGTGGCATTATTATCTTGTTCTGAGATCCTTTATTGGAGCTTGAGTCTGACAAGAATTCTTCGTCCATCTTTATGTAGTAGATTCTCGCCATGAATTTGGAAGACACTGTTTGATTTGTAGTGTTGCTATAAGCTCCAGCATTTCCATAAATAGAATTATATTGAGCAGAACTTGAGATAGTTACTTGTTTAGAATTTTTATAAACAGTAATCTCTCGTGAGAATGTATCGTGCAAATTTGCAAAAGCGGATGTTACTTTTAATTGATTTGCGATATTTATTAAACTTGGCATATTGAATTTTACACTTTTTTATCTATTATAAATTAAGGCATAAGGATGAATGGTCAATTTTTTTTAGAAAAACGGTATAAACAGTCAGTAACGTCTATATTTAAAGACATGTTAAAGATTGTTGAAGATATGAAGGCGGATCATGATTATCATTATGATAAGCTTTATGATAATATTCCACAAGAATATCATTCTATCATAAATACTGCAAATCACTTTGACGAAAAGAAGTTTGCATGGATAAGAAAAAAAATACTTGACTGTGGCAACGATTCTTTAAGAGATTTCTCATCTGAAATGGAAAATTATACAGTAAGCTTTATATTTAAAAATAACTAAAATGGAAAACAAAATCAAAGAGCTATATAGCTTCAGTGTTGATAAGGAAATCGAAAAGGAAGAAGTAACAACAAAGATTGACAAGAAGACCAAAGAAGAAATCACGGTCAAAAAGAAGATCAAAACTTCAGTTCCAGTTACGATTAAATTGAAGAGACCTTCTCGTAGAGAATTAGAAGAAGCTGAACTTGAGTTTAGTGTTGAAATGAGTAAGTGTGTCAAAAAGGGCATCCTGACAAAAGCTATGTTGGCTAAAAAGTATAGTGATACAGGAGGCTTAATGAGCGAAGATGATGCTAAGTCTTTGGTAGATTCTTACAAAAAGGTTTTTGATATTCAAAATGAGTATTCAAGATTAGAGATTATTCAAAACAAGACTGACAAGCAAAAGGCGCGAGTTGAAGAAATTACAACTGAACTCGCAAATGTTCGTCGCCAAATTGTAGAATTTGAATCTAATTATCAATCACTCTTTGATCATACCGCAGATGTTAAAGCTCAAAATAGACTTATTCTTTGGTATGTTATTATGTTGACTTACATTCAAGAGGAAGGGGAAGAATCTCCATCTTCATATTTTGGCAGTGGGGATTTTGAAGATCGTCTTGAAGAATATTATCGTAGAGAAGAATCTGAAGATCCGTTGTATTTCTTGATTACTAAGAAGGCTGCGACAATTCTAGCTTTCTGGTTCTTTAATCAAGCTTCTGACAAAGATTCATTTGATTCTTTGATGACAAGATTAGAAAGTAACGAACTGTGAGCGAAGAAGAATATATCGCTATCGTAGGAGAGATATTTGATGGATATACAGAGTTTGATTACAAAGGTCAACCTGTTTATCTAAAGCATTTTTCTATTCGCGATCAAAGATATATTCATAAGTACTACGAAAAATACAAAAACATAGCCATCAAAAAAGGCATACCAACTGAAAAGCAAATGCTTGATCAGTTGGTTGCCGATGGTTTATGGTCGGAGGAAGACGATAGAAAAATAGCTGAATTAGAAAGTGAGGTTTCTAATCTTAAACAGACAAAATCTAATTTAGTTCTTCCTTCTCAAAAAGAGAAAACTCAAGAATCGATTGACGAAAGATCAAAAGATCTTCACATCCTTAAAGTAAAAAGAAAAGAGGTTGTGGGTAAAACTGCTGAAGATTATGGATCTTCAAGATCTAATGAGGAATTTATTCGCTATATTATATACAAAGATCCTTCTTTAAAAGAACATTTATTTACAGAAGAAAGTTTTGCAGAAATAAATGATTACGATATTGGTTATTTGATAAAGCAGCATCAAATGTGCAGCAACAGATTAAACGAAGATCATATTCAACACGCAGTCTTGAGAGATTTCTTCAATATGTATTTATCTCAAACTGAAAACCTTTTTTCTTTCTATGGAAAGCCCATCATTCAACTTTCCGTTTATCAATTGAAACTTGCTTTATACGCTAGAATATTCTTCAACATCTTCCAATATAACGAAGACATACCAGATAGTATAAAAAAGAATCCATCTGATGTATTAAGATTCTCAGAATCCAAGCGTAATTCTGGAAAGGTTGCTGAAAAATTCAAAAATTCTGATAATGGAGCGACTGCTGTTTTCGGAGCAACAAAAGAAGATTTATCGTTTGTTGATCCAAGTGCTAAAAAAATTAGTCTTTCAGAAGAGCTTAGTAAAAATGGAGGCAGTATGAATATGGAAGATTTGATGAAATTAATGGGATGAAAAACGCTTTTTTGTGTAAATAGTGAAAAGGAGTAAGGACTATTTATGCCAGCGTCAGTTCAGATACCAGTAACACAAACAGGGTTAGAAGCAAGCATTCAAGCAGCATTGAAAAATGCGGGCAAGGGCGCTCAAATTAATTTGGGAACGAATTCCCGTCAAATTAATGCATTAGCTCAACCTCTTGGCCGCATTACTGGACAAGCTGACGAATTCACTAAGTCGATGGAAGCGGCAAATGCTCGCGTATTTGCGTTCGGAGCTTCTGTTGGTATTATTAATAGTGTATCTAGCGCTTTTAGTTCTTTGGTTAAGAACACTATTGCAGTTGAAAAGTCTTTAACAGAAATCAATTCTGTCTTCCAAAAAAGTTCTTCTGAATTAGACAAATTCGGAAACTCTTTATTCAACGTAGCTAAAAATACAGGTCAATCATTTGATGCTGTTGCAAAAGGCGCTCTTGAATTAGCTAGACAAGGTTTAAGTACTGAAGAGTCTCTTAAAAGAATTAATGATGCTCTTATTCTAACTCGCCTTTCTGGATTGGATGCAGAAAGATCTGTTTCTGGTTTAACTGCGGCAGTTAATGCTTTTAAAAGCACAGGCATTACAACATCTGAAGTTTTAAACAAATTAGTTACTGTTTCTCAAAAATATTCAGTTTCTGAAAAGGATTTGATTGAAGGTCTTAAGAGATCGTCATCTGTTGCGAAACAGGCTGGAGTTTCTTTTGATGAGTTGGTTGGTATTATTACGGCAGTTCAAGAAAAGACATCAGTTGGTGGAGCAGTTATTGGTAACTCGTTTAAAACGATCTTCACAAGATTGCAAAGAACAGATACATTAGAAGCTTTACAACAGCTTGGAGTTTCTGTCACAGATGTTCAAGGCAAGATACTGCCAGCTACAAAACTTCTCGAAAACTTAGCGGCAACAATTAAAAGTCTTAATCAAGTACAGCTCGCAGAGATTACTGAAAAAGTTGGTGGCGGATTCCAGATTGATAAATTATTAGCAACTTTAGAGGATTTGAGCAGTCAATCTTCAGTAGCTTTTAAAGCTACCGAAGTATCTTTGAAAAGCACCAATCAAGCTTATGAAAAGAATGCGGCTCTAAATGTTACATTAGCTGCTTTAATCAATAAGACATCTTTAAGTGCAGAACAGCTTGGAGCTACATTGGGAAAAATTGGCATCACTGACAGTGCTAAAAGTTTACTTGGATTCTTTAATGGCCTTCTAGAAAGTATCCAAAAAATTCTTGGCGAAGAAAGTGCGTTGGGAGATGTTTTCAGAGGTTTAGCTAAAGGTATTGGAAATCTTGTTACAGGTCCAGGCTTAGCTTTATTTGCAGCTATTATCTTAAAGCTTTCAAAAGATCTTGCGCAATTTGGTTTTGCAAGCTTAAAAGGTTTCTTTGGAATTGGTAAAGCAGCAAAAGAGATTCAAAATGTTGAACAGTCTATTGCTTCAGCTCTTTCTAAGAATATCAATCTTCAGCGTCAACTTTTTGCATTAGAAGGAAATCGCACGGCTCAGATCAAAGTCATGTCTGACGCTATTGTAATGCAAGAAGCAGCAATGAGAAGAATGGCTTCTACAGCAAGCTCGCTAGCAGCTCCTCTTTATCAACAAGGAGTAAGAAGCTCTGGAGAAGGCTTAAGAGTTCCTAAAGCGGCTGGCGGATACATGCCTGCTGTATCGCAAGAATCATCCGACATTAAAAAAGGTGTTGGTGGTGCAAAAGCTGGAGATCGTCCAGTTGTTATTCCTAATTTTAATTTTGGTCAAGGCAAAAAAGGATCTATTGTAGCTCATACTGGAGAATATGCGGTTCCTAATTTTGGAGGAAGTGGCGGAACAGCTATCTTTAACAGAGACATGGTTCGCTCTATGGGCTTGCCATCTGGAGCTAAGAAGATCACTGCATCTGGCGGATTGATTCCAAATTTTGCAAAAGTTTCTGAAATAGTAAAATATTTTAGTACGACTCTTGTGCCAAAAATTAATATATCTCAATCTTCAGATGGAAGATTATCAAAAGACGATAATGTTAACTTGATTGGAAATGGATATCAAAAATTGTACGTCCCTAGAAATAAAGGAGAATCAACTAATGATTATGAGAAAAGAATCGCTAAGCAGTATGGATATACTACTGGAGGAATGTTCGGAAAGGAAAATTCAGCAGTGGACGGCTTCAAAGGTCCAACTTCTCTTTTAGAGGTTAAAAGTGGGTCTTGGGACGATAGTGATGTAAAATTAAAATTTTTAAGAGCGAATATAGAAAATTATGGTCGTAATTTACCTTTAGATGTTTGGACAAAAAATAAAGATAATATCAAAGTAAATGGTTTGCTAGTTCATTCTGATGAATCAGATAGAGGAAATTTTTCAAAAGCAAAAACGTTAAAACAAGATTTAATCAATACTGATAAATATAGATCGAATAAATATGGAAGACCTAGAAAAATTGATGATTTTGGGAAATATATAAAAAATCTTTCTTTTGGATTTATACCAAACTTTGCTGATTTAGCAGACACTATTAGACAATATTATCCAGATTTAGAAAGCTACAGAAAAGAACCAGGTGGAAAAAAATTCGTTTTCCCTAATGGCCTAGAAACTTACCAATCAAATATTGATAACGTTCTTAAAAGAAATCCATCTATTGCTACACAAAGAAAACAAACAGAAGATAAGGTAAGACAGCAGAAACTTAAAGAAGGCGCTCTCGATTTCAAAATTGACGCAAATACTTTAGGAGGAATCGCTTTAGTCACTCCGAGGAATGGAGATGCTTCTGGATATGTTTCGGCAAAACTAAAAGGTTCTGATTTTAAAAAAAATAAGCCGCGAGGTATTTTAGATGATGATCAAATCATTTTAAGCAATATTCAACAAACTGGAGTTCCTACTAAAAAGAATTTCGAACAAATATCTTCAGAAATCAATAAACTTTTTGCTGGTCCAATCGTGACGCTCGCTCAATCTTTATATGGGCGACTTTATTCTGGAATGCAAGCGGGAGAATTTGCAGATCAATTAGGAAATCTTAAATCTACATCCACAGGAGGAATTCTTCCTGCGGGTGCAGAAGGTCAGCTTTTTGAAGCTGCTAGTAAAGCTGCATTGACTACAATGAAAGGTCTTTCTGATTCATTTGATCCAAAAAATGAAAATAGACCATTTGATTTTACTAACCCAGCTGCAATGAATCAAATGTTGGGAGTAAAAGCTGTAAGAGGTGATGCGAAAAGAGGAGGTGGGTCTACGGAAAATTTTCAAGGTCAAGTTAATACTCTTATCAAAAAGTCAATGAACGATGGAGACATCGCTCCAAAAATATTATCTCAAATAAGTCAACAATCCAAAGCTAGAAAATCTCCTAATGCCGCTAAGGGTTACATCCCAAACTTTGTTAGCAAAAGTAGAGAAATTGGATCTGGTGCAGAAGCTAGATTTTTAAGACTTGGAACAAAAGAGGGAATAGATGTTGGTGTTAAGAAGTTTTATAAAGATGGTCCAAAAAACGCACTTTCTCAGGAATGGTTGATCAGTCAGTATATCAATAGATATTTGAACATCCCAGGTATTTATGGTCCAAAAACATTGTCTGGTTTCAATGAATCCAACAGACGAGGAGCAATAAGAAAAGAAATTATATCTGGTAAACTTGGAAAGATAGCACTTGGTTCTGACAAAGCTAGATTGTTTGGACTTGGAACTCTACGCTCCGCTGTAAAAACCAAAGGTTTAGATCTTACTGATTTACATGGATCTAATTATATACTTAATAAAAACGCTGAGAATTACTTGAGTAAGTTTTCAACTTATCCTTCAGATCCGATTGGATCGCTGACTTTATTGAGAGAAATGGCATCTAATGGTGGAGTTGCTAGTCTTATTGATCCAGGTTTTGCGCGAATTACTGGATCTCCAGCTAGAGACGTAGTTGATAAAATGCTCAACTATATAGACAGCAAAAAAAAGAAAACAGCCGCAAAAGGCTTCTTGCCAAATTTTGCAAATCCTCTTAAAGATGCAGTTAACCGTGAAATGGCTGCGGGAGTTCCTGCTTCTCAAATCTACATAGACAAAAATTCATCTCTTAAAAACGCGGCTAATCCAATGGGATTAATGGTTGCTAATCGCCGTGATGAACCAGCAGGTGGATTTCAAGGAATCAATAGAGCAAGAAAAGAAGGCATGAATCCGCAAACATATGGTGCGGCAAGTGGATTTGTGCCGAATTATGCAGATGCGCCAGACATTTCTGGATACGTAGGTAAAACAAGAAGTGATGCTTTAGCGGAAGAATCTAGAAATTATGGAAAAGCTTATGCAGATCTTATAACTGAATTAAGAAAAGCAACGGCTGATGAAAAACAAGCTAGAGGTAAAAACAAAAAAGCAGCGCAAGATAGAATAAAAGCTCTAGAAGATGATAGAGAAGCTCTTAAAAAATCTTCAGATGCAACTCGAAAAGCAATCATTGAACAGTCAAAAGGAGCTTTTGGTAAAGGCAAAACCTTAACTGGTAAAGAAGCTACTGTTCAAGCACAAGGTGGACAAAAAGATATGCTTGGAACTATCTTTGCGTTGCAAGGAGCATTTAGTATATTGACTGGAGCTACAAGTGATGCTTCATCACAACTTGCAAAATATACTAATATAGTATCAGAAAGTGCTGGAGGTTTTGTGACAGCAGCATTCGCTATTCAAGGTTTAGGCCAAATTGGCGGAAAAGTAGGTCCAGCGTTAGCAAAGTTAGGGCCATATGGATTAGCAGCAGCTGGAGCAATAGCATCTTTTTCGGCTGGTGGAAAAATAATGGATGAATATTATGGTATTACTAAAGCAGCTACAGCTAATATAGCCAAGATGTCCGAAGCGGTGAAAAATGCGGCATTTACATTTGAAAATTTATCTGAACCAGGAAAAAAGAAAATAGAATCTTCGGCAATAGGTTTAGTCAGAGGAGCAGCAAGAGAGAGCATGACAGCTCGTTTTATGGCTGATTTTGAAGGCTCAGATTTCTTTACAGCTGGAGAATTAGAAAAAAGTTTAGTAGATGTTGTTAAAAATGCAGACGCTGCTGGTGTGAGCTATAACAGAATGTGGGATGAAATAAGAAAAAAATCAGCAGATGGGAAAATAACTGTTAAAGAAGTAGATGAATTAACAGGTTCTTTTTCTAAATTAATATTTACATCATCGCAGTTAAAAAATGCAAAAAGAAATTTAGATTTATCTCCAACAGGAACTATTGGAAAAGAGTTTATTGGTAAATCTAGACAAGATATAATGTCTGATTTGGAAAATTTAAAAAGTGGATCTACTCCAAATCCAAATACAGGGATAGGAATGATTCAAAATGCAATTTTAAGCCAATTAACGGATGATCAAAAAATAGGATTTGACATAAATAGCGAAGCTGTAAAAAGTGAAATTCTTAGAATATATGATGCAACTATAGATCTTAAGAATGCATTTGCAGATACTGCTAAAGAAGCATTAGATTTAATGAATATTTCTTATGCTCAAAATCAATTAAAGAATACTATTGATCTTTCAATTGCACAACAAAGAACTACTCAAGAATTAGATCTTCAATTGCTTTCTGCCAAGGAGCTTAATAATTTAAGCGAAAAAGATATTAGAAGTTTAGAGAATAAAATAGCTTTGCGCGATTTAGATAGAAAATTAATAGACGAAACTTCTAATCTTCTCAAAGGACAGATTGATAAAGCTAAATTGCTTGTAGCAGATAAAAAACAAACAATTAAGCTAGAAGAACAATTAAAAACTTTTTCAGAAGATGATTTCAAAAATAAAGATACAGTTACTAAATTACTAGGAGAAATAAATATATTGTTGGGTACTGGAACTAATCTCACAGAAGCTCAGAGAAAAGAAAATGAACAGATTTTAGATAATCTTCTAAAGAAATATAATTTAGATAAGGAAGATTTAAAAACTCAACAACAAAAAACAGAGGAATATAAAAACCAAGCATCAACAATAAAAGATATAATCTCTTCCGCACAAAGAGCTTCCCAACAAAGAGCTTTTGGTATAGACATATCTTCAAGAAGATCTGAGTTTTCAAATACTCAGCGAATTTCTCAATTACAAGCTTCAAAATTAGGTAGATCAACTGAAGAAATTAGAGTAATAGACGCTCAAATCGCTGCGATTGAAGCTAATACTGTGGCTGTGCAAAATGCTGCAAATTATAATAAAATGCTCGAAGAAAAAAGGGGGGAATTGTTGGGTTTAGCAAAACCAACAGATGATATTTCAGCAATGACATATAGGAATGCTTTTGAAAGCGCGAAAACTATGAGCAGCTTAATAACAGAAGCTGAAAACCTTATTGGCGCGACTAGATTTAATGAAGAAGATAATCAAGCTATCAAAGACTTTATCCTAAAATTGAAACAAGAATCTGAAAGTCTTCAATTAGACGCTGAATCATCCCAAGCGGCAGCAGATGCTCGCACAAGAGAAGCTGGAGCAATAGAGCCAGTTATATCAGCTTTAGAAATGTTTAGAAGATCTCTGCTTGATTCTACAGATATCATTGATCGAAAAATTCAAGATTTAGAATTAGAAAAATTAACTTCTATATCTGGAAGAAGAAACGCTGAAATTGCTTATGAAATAGAAACTCTTAATCAGCAAAGAGGACAAAGCCCAGAAGAAGCGGCAAGAATAGCGAGAAAAAGACAGGTAAAAACAATCCCTCAGTTGTTTGCAGAAGAGTTTAGTAAAACTAACGAAGAAAGAACGTTGGAGCTTAATAAGACAATCGTTGATGCTTCCGTTCAATTTAAAAATAATTTAGTAGATGGTATTTCTGAAGCTATTGAAGGTGGAAAATCATTAAGTGATACTCTTAGAGCTGGAGCTTTAGATTTTGTAAGACAATTGAACAAGAAATTAATGTCTAATGCTATAGATTCGATTCTTGGATCAAATCCAAATTCATCTTCAGGAGTATTTTCATCCATTTCTAAAATTTTTGCAGGAAATGGCAAAGCCTCTGGAGGAATGATTTCAGGTGGATCGGGAACCAAAGATGATGTCCCTGCAATGTTAATGGGCGGCGAATATGTTATCAACAAAAAGTCAGTTGGTAAATATGGACCTCAATTTTTAGAAGCAATCAATAATGGAACATTAGGCGGTTACGCAAAAGGAGGAATGATACAAAGTGGTCAAGGAGGTTTCTTTACTCCAGGAACTTATGGACTTGGCGGAATTCAAGGAACTCGCAACTTACTTAAGTTTGCAACTCAAGGATATACTTCTGGATCTAGAGATCAGATAATAAATCAAGGAAATTATGCTTCTATAAACTTGGAACCAGAAAGTGTTAGATTGACAAATTTTGGACGCAATAACAGTCCTCAAGCTGAAGCAACTAGAGCTGCGAAAGAACAAGCTTTTGGTTTGTATATGCAAGAAATGCAAGCTCAAGCTGAAGCAAGAAAACAAGCAGAAGCGGAAAAAGATGCACTGAAAAAGCAACTCATATTGTCGGTGGTATTAGCTGCTGGATCTGGATTCTTTAAGGCTTACGCTGGATCTGGTGCAACTGGAACAGCACGATTAACTGATGCGGCTAAAGGAATTTGGAGTGGTTTTGAAGGAAAAGGTGGTTTATCTAATTTATTTAGTTCTGGGGGATCATATTCAACATCAAAAAATAAAAATGCTCCAAATGGATATAATGTGAATCCATATGATAATGATCAAATAAATGAAGTAAATTCTGCTTTGGGAGGTTTAGGAGTTTCTCCATTAAATTTTGGAGGATCTAATAATGGTGTTTATAATAATAACATACCAGCATTCACTACTGGTCCATTTGACGCGCAAGGACAGTATATAGAAGAACGCGCAAACGAAAGATTTGCAACTGGAGGTTCAATTCCTTTCAGAGCTGGAATCGACACAGTTCCAGCAATGCTTTCAGGCGGCGAATTCATTATGAATCGCTCTGCTGCTCAAAACATTGGTGCTGGTAATCTACAAGCGCTCAATGCTGGCGCAGGAAGCATCGTCACAGAAGAAAAGACTGAAGAGTTGAACGAGAAGCTCATCGCCAAGCTTGACGAGCTTATTGAAGCTTCTAGCGCAGCTGGAAATATCACCATCAATGTTGATGGATCAACTGGCAAATCTTCTCAAACAACCGATGGAGGCGCATCAGAACAAAAACAACAGCTTGCACGACAAATCAAAGATGTTGTTCTTAAAGTTATTCAAGACGAAAAGAGATTGGGAGGCTCATTGAGAAAGTAAAATGTTTGGACAAATTTCAAATTACGAAAACAAACTATTTATATCTGGCCAAGAAGTAATTGGTGTAGAGAATGTAGAATTTTCGTATTCTCAATCTTCTAACGTTTTAAAAGCTCTTGGGTATTCAGTTGGCCAAACTGTTGTTAGTGGTCCTCCACAACAAAAAGTATCAATATCGCAAAACTTAATACACAGCGGCGGATTGATTAATTATACTGGAGAAAACAATATAAGCGGAAGTATAAATTACGATGGCAATAACTATGGATTTCGCAGTGGATACTTAACTGAATACTTAGTTAATTGCGCGGTCGGATCTATTCCAAAAATCACAAGCAATATTGTTGTTTATGATGATATGGTGACTGGAACAAAAAATGCATCTGGATCTATTGCTTCTCCAGCGATTCATATTCCAAATCAAGGATCTATATCTGTCACATGCGACAATACTTCTACGAATAGAGTTGTTGGTTTTGATTATTCTATTAAAATAGATAGGATACCAATTTATTCAATAGGATCTATCTTGCCAAAAGAAATAGTAACGATGCCAGTTGTAGAATACTCCGCTTCTGTTCAAATAGATGTGGACGATGCTTTCTTATCTAACAGTACTGGATTTTTAAACTCTCGCCAAAACAAAACAGTATCATTTGCAATTAGATCCAGAGATAACTCCACTGTTCTTCAACAGTTAACAATTCCAAAAGCATCTTTAGTTTCTGAATCTTTATCAAGCTCGGCAGATGGTGGAGTTAAATTAACATTAAACTATATAGGACATTCATGAGTACATTTTACGATAGAAGTAATAACATATTACTTAGTTCTGGAAATAGAATTACTGGATTAACATATAGTCCAGTTTATGGATCTAGAGTTTCGTTTTCTTCTAAAGCAAACGTTTATGAAACTCAAGATGGATACTATAATTTAATTCCATTATCAATAAATAGTCTAGATGCGAAGTTTGAATTAAGATTTGATTTAAATCAATTTGATTCTCAAAAACTTGTAAATTTTATAGAGTCAAAGTCTGGATGTGAATTATATAGATTCTCTGATGCTTCAGCTTTTTATAAGCCAATCAGTGGAGTAACTGATAATTATGCAGTAAATCACATTAATAAAAACCACTATGAAGTGGCAATATCAATTGATGTTAATCAAGCTCCGACTTTATTAAATTGGTCTGGAATGACATTTATAAACTCTGGTTTGCAGCATTGGTCAACAGGAAGATCATATAAAAAGTATGATATAATTTATAGCGGCATAAGCAGCAACAAATTAAACAACTATTATTATTGTTCAGGAGATCACACTTCGTCTTCGCCAAGCATAGACGGTCCAACTGGATCAAGTTCAAAGTGGACTCAATCTTTCTTTTTTGAACCAGATATCGGTCTTCAAAATGATGTTCAGATTAAAGTAGATAAAATAGAATTTAAGAATTCATTTATTCAAAGAATCAAAACTAGAAAACATTTGGCTCCAGTAAACCTATCTTATAAATTCACAAATATACCAACAATTGAAGCTAAGTCTATAATGCACTTTTTAGAAAATAAAGCTGGGTATAGAAGATTTTTACATCAGATACCATCTGTTTATAATAGACCGAAGGTTTTTTACGCTCCATCTTGGAGTCATTCTTGGAACTACTTAGATTCCCATAATATTGAAATCAATCTAATTGAAGACCCACTGGGCATAATACCTACAGGAACATGAATCGACAAGTATTAAAAAGTAATTCTGCGTTTATCGCAATGGGAGATTTTCCAGCTTGGAAAACAACAGGAGATACTGCAAGATTATTTCCTCTCGTTCAAAAGTGTGATTTTTCTATTTCAAACGAGCACCAAAAGATAAAACAAGTAGGAAGCCAGTCTTATGCTGTAAATCATATTGTTAGAGCGCCACAAGCGAATGTAAGTTTAAGTTACTACTTAAATCCATATTGCAGCAATGAGATATTGTTTGGATTTAATGCTAGCGGATCTGGATATGCGCCATGCGTTAGAGATCTTAAAAATAGAGATCAAAACATATATGTAATCGTTGATCCAGAAGATATTAAAGATGGATTTGATGATTTTAAAAAGCCAGCTTCTTCAGTTAATTTTAGCGGAATGCAAGCTTTAACTTTTGGCAATTGCTTCTTAAACAGTTATTCTGTTTCATTTAATTTAAATTCTGTGCCAGTTGTGGATGTTGGATTTTCTGCTTCTAATGTTAGATTCGAAAATATAACTGGAGGAAGAATATCTATTCCAGCAATTAACAGTATATCTGGAAACAATAGTGGATCTGGATTTTTAGATCTTTCTGGATTATATGATAGTTTAAAAGATGGATATATATCCAATGATCCAAAACTAAGAAACGAATTCAATCCTCCAGTAGTCGTATCTAATAATAGCTCATTTCAACTAAACAATCTGCAAGTAGGAGGTATAACATTAGATGCTGTAGGAAATCCAATATTGCAGAGTTTTGATTTAAATTTGGATTTATCTAGAACTGATTTATATGGTCTTGGCAGCAATTATGTTTATGGTCGCAAATTAGAATATCCAGTTAATGGAAAAGCTGGAATATCTTGCTTAGTGTCTGGAATATCAAGTGGACAATTTCAATCTATACTAACAAGTGAAAGCGGTTATTCTTTTGAAGTATCTTTTAGAGATTCTGATAGATTAGTTACAGGTTTTTATAGAATAGAAAATGCAAAGCTAGAAAATTTAAGTTTTTCTTCAACAGTTAATAATACTATTTCATTCAATGCTGATTTCTCTTTTGAAGCTAATGAAACTGGTGGATTTCTCATGAAGAGAAATATTCCAAATGCTATTACTTGGAATAATTTAAACTTTTTATGGCAAAACATAACTGTTAATTGGAACGATATATAATAATAAGTGTAAAAATAAAAGAATGAACTTAGGTCCAAATCCAGTTAATACTACTTTTCAGTATTTATTAAATCAAAGTGGTACCAATATAACATTGGGTAATAATGCAGCAGTCAATTGGGATGGAGCTAATGTTGTTACTAGAACTGGCGCACAAACTATAAGTGGAATTAAGACATTCGCGAGCAATATAGCTGCTGCAAGTTTTGGTAATGGAGCATCAAATAATAGTTTTGGTGTTATAGCATCAACTAATGATTTTGGAGGTTTCGCAACTAATTATTTTGGAAATTCATCTCTTAATAATGAGTTTGGGCAAGATGCTCAACAAAATACTTTTGGTGTAAATTGTCTAACAAATGCTTTTGGAGACCAAAATGAAGGAGGAGATACAATAAATAATTTTGGCTCAAGGGCTCAAAATTTTTTTGGAGATCAAGGATTTAATACTTTCGGTGGAGGATCATTTAATTCTGGAATCAAAGTCTTATTGCCTCAATTCAGTGGAGCTTCATCTCAAGCTGGACAATTTGGAGAATTGAGAGTTAGTGGTAGTGGTTTATATGTATGCACTGGCACAGCTGGAGGATGGAGAAGAACTTTTTTACAATCTTTCTAATATATGTTAATACAAAATACATCACCAGTTATAGTGCCTTCTTCAGAAGAAGTAGTTTTTGACTCTCTATGGATATCAAGAGTTATTATAGATACTCCAAATGCAAAATCAGATGGAAGAGCAATTATAGAAGTGCTACCTTATAATGCAGGCAAAAAGGAAGTGCTGAATCAACCTAGGCATTTTCGTATTGAAAATCTATGGCATAAAATAGAAGAAATTCCAGAATTTTCTGAAGCAATGGCCAAAATTATTGAAGTAGTTCAACTTCTTGAATCAGAAAATCAAGCAAGTTAACTTTTGCCGAAGTCAACTTTGACTTTATTATTTTCGAATGATTTCATTTGATCTGGATGCCTTGCTCCCTTACGTTTCGCAGAATAATCAGAGAAGTATTTCTCTTTAACTGGATCTTTACCTCCAGCTAAAGCCGCTCTCTTATCGCTCAGTTCTGCGCTTCTATCAAGAAGGTCTCCATATGTGCCTTTTTTGTTTTGTGTTTTATCTACAAATTGCTTAGATGAAAAGGGGTCTACTTGAGAATCAATTGAAGCATTCGGAACAGTAAATACTCGCTTCCAAGTATTCTCATCTCCGTTTTTACCAAAGTATTCATGAACTTCGTTCATAGACTGAACGATTTCAATATACTCATCTGTTTCCGTATTGTGATATATGTAGATTGGCAAGTTAGACCTCCTTTTATTATTCAAAAATGGAGCTGAGTATTTTATCAGCAGTATTCTTATATGTCATTTCTTTAGAAAGGTTTAAACCTTCTGTGTTAACTGATCCATATTTATCAGCCGCAATTTGCATAGCTGAAATAACTTCGTCTTCATTCCAATCAAAGATTTCTCCTTGATTGTATTCAGATCCTTTAGAAAAGAAGAAGTTATCGTAAACTGGAATTTTTCTACTTGGCTCAACTAAGATACTGTTTTGTGAATTTGCCCAATCTTTGTGAGATGTAGCATTCAAAATAACGCTCCACTTGCCAAGACAAGTTGCATTAAAGCTTGGAAGATTCCAGCCTTCTGCGCCACTAAGACCAGTCAAGTCGATATCAATAGCATTCATTAGCTCATTGACTTCTTTGTTTGTCTTCAGATATGGAAGGAAGTTTATATTTGTATATCTCTTTCCATCTAAGACAGAAGCAATAATTGCCTGCATCTGCTCTGGCTTGAAGAATGGGTTCGTAACACAGCAAGTAAGCTGATATCTATTATCATTGCCAAATTTCTTGAGCCAAGCCTTGATGATTTTCTCAGTATGCTTCCTCTTCTCAAATTTTCCCATCAAACCAAAGTGGATAACTCCACTTAAATAGGTTTTGTTGTTTACGTGGAAATCACTATCAAATCCCATTGGGACAAAACTGCAATTATTGCAGCCAGAATCTTCAAACAAAGATTTCGCGTAATTAGAACTAAAGAAAGTTCTGTCCTGAGACTTACAGACAGATACTTCTTGTTTAGTGGGCTCGCTACACTCATAAAAAGTCAAAAGACTTTGATTTTGAGACTTGCGATTTTCGCTACCATTAAGATGCCACAACTTAAAAGAAGCTGGCTTATCAGCTAGAATATCCCATCTTTGATTAATCGACTTTTGAAGCCAATCATTAAATAGAGAATCTTGTTCAAATGCAGAAAGATCTGGATTCCCAACTGGGAAAAGCCCAACGTCGATTTCCATCTTCGAGATTTCACGAAGAATGTTATAAGAGACGTTGCCAAAACTCAAAGAGTTCAACGGAGCTTCAATAAGTAGTTTTTTCATTAGAACGGAATATCTTCGTCGGTGTCGCTTGATTCAGAATCGACAACTGCTGCGGAAGTTGTAGGCTTATCGCTTTTTTGTCCACCACCAAGGAACTTAACCTTATTTCCCTTGATGAACATCTTGCTTTGAGCATTTCCATCTTTTCCAGTCCAACTAGACATGGAAAGTTCTCCTTCCACCATTGCTTCACGACCCTTTACCAAATACTTTTGGCAAACTTCAGCAGTCTTCTCCCAAGTTTCCACATCAATAAAACACTTATTCTTTGCGTTACTTTCAGAGATACAAATTCGGAAAGTGCAAATAGACTTTCCAGTATTCGTGACGCGAGTTTCTGGATCTTTAACAAGATGACCGATTGCGATAATTGTGTTATACATTTTTTATTTCGTTTTTTGCTTTGTTGATAAACTTATTATGAATATCAATACATCCTTGAATACTCATATTAAGTTCTTTGGAGATTTCTTTCCAAGAATGAGCTTTATTATATCCGAAAGAGTATCTCATGTCAATAATCTTTTTCACTCTTGAATCTGAATTTTTTTCAGCCATGTCTAAAACTCTTTTCAAGATTTCCTTAGACTGAACATCTGACAAGAAATCCTCTGAGCTTTGTTTTTCCTTGATTGAATCATCAAGAGGCTCTTCAATCATTTTTTTATTCTTATTATATAGATTGAGGCACTTCCAGCGAGTTTCATTTGCCAAATAAGTTGGGAATTTTGTATTTTTATCTGCTTTATATTTTAAAGCGGCAGAATAAATAGAAAAGTCTTTATCTAGTATTATATCTGCTTTATTAATAAAGTTACAACTATCAGATACAGTTTTATTAACCATATCAAGATAAATACCAGAGTGCCTATTTATCAACTCTTTTAGACTATCACTGTCCTGATTATCTTTTATTTTGATTATAAGCGACAAGTCTGAGTCCATAATTCTAATTCTTTTTCTGGAACAAGCTTATGAAGTGTTTCATAAGCTACGGCTGTTAGCCAGTTTAAATTTTCAACAGTAGTCCAAGATAATTGGAAATCAGAACGATTTATGAGAATATCGTTATTCTCAGATTCTGTTTCATTTGCTGGTTCAACCATAGCGCCATTTTCTAGATATCTGCTTACAAAAACAGAATATCCTCCTTTGTCTTTAAGCCAATCCATTTCATTACCAAACCTAACATCAGTTATAATGTTAACTTTGTTTTCATCAAGTTGAGATTCAACATGATCGATCCAGATATTTGGATTCTGCTTTCTCCGAACTTCAGTTCCCCATGTTACTAGAAATGGTCGGATTATCTTTTTTTCCTCATCATCTTGAGTAAAAGAGTCAATTCCGATTGTCTTTTGCAAGAAGTCTTTTACTTCGATCTTTAATTGATTTGCGAAAGACATTTTATGAGAAGCGATGTTCATGCTGCTCAAAACTTCGATCAAACAATCAGCAAATGTATCTTTGCCGCTTCTTGCGGCACCAGAAATTCCAATAATTTTCACGCTCCAGTGCTGCCAAAGCCTCCCGAATTTCTATTGGTTTCTTCAAAAGATGAAACAAGATGAAGATCTGGAGTATATGTTTTTGCGAACACAAGCTGCCCGATCTTATCGCCCTTCTTATAAATCTTAGATTTATCTACTTCAAGTAGTAGACCGCCATGCCCAATAATATAATTATCTGGCTGAGGCACATATTTAAATCTAAACTTAATAGTACCTCTATACCCGTTATCAATAAGACCAATACTATTAGCCATTGTTAAGTTAGTCTTAGAAATTGAAGACCTTGGGAAAGCAAAAGTATGATATCCTTCTTGCGGAGAGATAATTAAATCTGTATCGTATTCTATATAATCAATAGAACTATAGTAATAGTCAAGTTGTCGCTTGCCAACAATAATTGGATCTGAAGCAGCTATTACATCGTATCCAGCATCACCAATATGAGCAGGCTTCAATACATTAGATTCAGAGTTAATCTGAACAATAGATAAGTTATTATTTTCAATCATCTTTGTCAATATGTTTAATTAATTCAGCAGCATATTTATGCATACCGATATCTGCCAAAACAGAAGGTGAGTATATAAGACGAGTTTCCTCTATGTCTTTTTTGATTGGAATCACTGAAATGACAGCTCCAACTGAAAATTTATCGCCATCGGATTCCAAAAGCTTTTCTAAAGCTAAAGAAGCAGCAGTTTCATGAGATACTGCATCGTCGATAACGATATTCCAGTCTGCGCTAGAGCAGAGGTACGACTGATATACGGTTTCTTTTGACATGTCAATGTAATATATCAGATGTTCTCAAATTTGTCAATAATCAAAATTTTCATGCATTAAATTAATTTTGGATAACTTTAGAAAGGAAAACCGAATACGCATAGAACAACTTCACTTAAAATTAATTTAATCGTATTCGTAGTATATTAATCGTTGTTTGTTCTTGGCTCATCAAAAGTTCTTTGTTTTTTAATCGAAAAGCAACTACGTAATCGTAGTATATTTTTTCTAGTTGTCAAGAAAATAATTAAGAAAAATTTTCAGTTGCAAAAGAGCTGGATCTAAAGTACCGTGTAAAATATACTACTATGATTTTTACCGAGCAAGTTTCAAGAAAGCCAAATAGATACCCATGGACAGAGCAATTTATAGAGGCAATGCATAATGGCTTTTGGACTGACAAGGAGTTCAATTTCAAGTCTGATGTTCAACAATTTAAGGTCTCTCTCACCGATCAAGAAAGAGAAGTGATCGTGAGAACCCTTTCGGCAATTGGGCAAATAGAAGTCGCCGTAAAGACCTTTTGGGCAAAGCTTGGAGACAACCTCCCACACCCATCCATGCAGGATTTAGGCTACGTTATGGCCAACGTGGAGGTTATTCACAACAATGCATATGAAAGGCTTCTTAACGTTTTAGATTTAGAAGATATTTTTGAAGAAAACCTTAAGCTTGAGTGGATTCAAGGTAGAGTTAAATACCTCAGAAAGTATACTCACAAATTTTACAAAGATTCAAAAAAACAATATTTGTATGCTTTGATTCTTTTTACTCTTTTCGTTGAAAACGTTTCTTTGTTTAGTCAGTTCTATATTATTAATCATTTTGCTCGTTTCAAAAATGTATTGAAGGATACTGATCAACAAGTCAAGTACACTCGCAATGAAGAAAATATCCATGCTCTAGTTGGCATCAAAATTATCAATACTATCAGAGAAGAGTATCCAGAACTATTTGATTCTGATCTTGAGTCAAAGATCGCTCATGAAGCAGTTCAAGCTTTTGAATCTGAAAGCAAGATTGTAGACTGGATGATCAATGGATTGAATGAAGAGTTTTTGTCTGCACCAATTCTCAAAGAGTTCATCAAAAACAGAATCAATGAATCGATGGCTCAAATTGGCTTTAAAAAAGTCTTTGAAATTGATCAAGATCTGTTATCATTAACGACTTGGTTCGATGAAGAGCTTTTAGGGAATAACATGACCGACTTCTTTCATAGTAAAGATATTGGGTATTCTAAAAAATCTCAATGTTTTGATGAACTTGAATTATTTTGATATTCAACAGGTCGTTTGGTGTAAAACATATTATGACACAGCCGTATTTTTATATTATAAAACATATTCCAAGTCAAAAATATTATGCTGGCTGCAAAATTAATTCTTCAGCAGATCCATGTAACTTAATGACTCAAGAAGGTTATAGAACAACCTCTAAAGTAGTCAAAAAATTAATTGAAAAAGATGGAATTAATTCATTCTTAGTATTAAAAATTAAAGTTTTTGAAAATGGAAAACAAGCTTTAATTTATGAAAATAGATTTCTTAAGAAGGTCAATGCTGCTGAAAACGAAAAGTTTCTTAACTTACATAACGGCGGAAAAGATTTTGTTAATAAGGGCGGATACAAACTATCTGAATCTACAAAAAACAAAATGAAAAAACCAAAATCAAAAGAAACAATCGAAAAACAAAAAGAAGCTCTCAAAAATAGATCAAAAGAATCTTATAGAAAAATGATTGAAACTAGAAAGAATAGCGGCAAACCATGGATCTCTGAAGAGCAGCGTGAAAAAATTAAATTATTTAATGCTAAGTATTGGAGTGATGAAAAAAAAGAACAGCATAGAAAAATAATGATTGATTACTATAAAAAAAATTCAATTTCAGAAGAAACTCGAAAAAAATTACAAAATTTAAACTCTGGAGAGTCGAATAATATGTATGGAAAAAAACATAGCGAATCTGCTAAAGAAAAAATGAGAGCGGCTTGGGAAAAGAGAAGGAATAAAAATAAATAAAATATATGACTGAAAAATACTATTGGCTTAATGCAGACTCAAGAAAGTTTCTTGAGAGAGGTTACTTGCTTGCTGGCGAAACCGCCGAGCAAAGAATTTTAGAAATCGCGAACACAGCTGAGAACCTTCTAGGCATCTCTGGTTTTGCAGAAAAATTCGAATTTTATATGTCTCGTGGTTTTTATTCTTTGTCTTCTCCAATTTGGAGTAATTTCGGAAGATCAAGAGGATTGCCTATTAGCTGTTTTGGTTCTTATATCTCTGATAAGCTGGAGCAGATTGCTGGGCATAAGCTTTCCGAAGTCGCAATGATGACGAAAGCTGGAGGTGGCACCTCTGCATACTTTGGAGAGCTTCGTGGACGAGGAGCGCCAATTAGTTCTGGAGGCGAATCAACTGGAGCTGTGCATTTCATGGAGCTTTACGATAAGCTTATGAATGTTGTATCTCAGGGCAACGTTCGCAGAGGATCTTTTGCAGCTTATCTTCCGATTGATCATCCAGATATTGAAGAATTCTTGAAAATTCGTTCTGATGGTCATGAAATTCAAGAAATGTCTATTGGTGTTTGTGTTTCTGATGAATGGATGAAGAAGATGCTTGATGGAGATAAAGATCTTCGAAAGATTTGGGGTCTTGTCATTAAGAAGAGATTTGAAAGTGGATATCCATATTTGTTCTTTTCTGATAATGCTAACAATCAAGCTCCACAAGTGTATAAGGATAAAAATCTTAAGATCAATGCAAGTAACCTTTGCAATGAAATCATGCTTTCGAGTTCCGAAGATGAATCTTTTGTTTGTAACCTGTCTTCTCTGAATCTTGAAAAGTGGGATGAAATTGAAAAGACAGATGCTGTAGAAACTCTTGTTTTCTTCTTGGACGCGGTTATGACCGAGTTTATTAACAAAACGCAGGATATGCCGTTTATGGAAGCTCCACGACGTTTCGCTATTAATCAGCGTGCTCTTGGAGTTGGTGTCTTAGGTTGGCACACATACCTTCAATCGAAGATGATTAGCTTTGAATCTATGGATGCTAAGCTTCTGAATTCTTCAATTTGGAAAAGCATTAGAACTCGCGCAGACAAAGCTTCCGAAGAGCTTTCTAAGTTGTTCGGCGAAGCTCCTCTGCTAAACGGTTATGGTCGCAGAAATTCTACGACTTTGGCTGTTGCTCCAACAACATCAAGTTCTTTTATCTTAGGACAAGTTTCTCCGTCGATTGAACCATTAAACAGCAACTACTTTGTAAAAGATCTTGCAAAGGGAAAATTCACTTACAAAAACCCACACTTGAAAGAGCTTCTAAATTCTAAAGGTTTTGACACTACTGAAATTTGGAAATCTATTCTAGTTCACGGTGGAAGTGTTCAGCATCTTGATTTCTTAACTGAGCAAGAAAAAGAAGTTTTCAAAACTTTTGGAGAGATTTCTCAAAAAGAAATCGTTATTCAAGCAGCGCAAAGACAAAAGAGTATTGATCAAGGACAGAGCTTAAATATCATGATTCCTCCAAATGCATCTCCAAAAGATGTAAATGAATTAATGATTTTTGCTTGGGAAAATGGAATCAAGGGCATGTATTACCAAAGAAGCGCTAATCCAGCTCAAGAATTAGCTCGTTCTATCATGTCTTGCAAAACTTGTGAGGCATAAAACAAAAAAAAAGTGTAATATATCTTATATATGGAAGTTGACTTTTCTTTAAAAATTAAAGAGTTATTTGATAACTCAGAAGCAAAAAGATCTGGGCCAAAAAGCGCAGCTCAAACTCCCGCTCCAAAATCAGATCAAAAAACAGGTTCAGATAAAAACAAAAAAGGATCTGCTGGAACTGATGGCGGGAAAATAGAATTTGCTGAAAAAGTTGTTAATTCTCTTCAGGAAAAAGTCAATTCTCATAATGAAAAGTACGAAAAGAAAGTTTCTTTATCTCAATTAAAGAAAGTTTATAGAAGAGGTCTTGGAGCTTTTTCGTCTTCTCATCGTCCAGGTCAAAGCAGAAGTAGTTGGGCTATGGCTAGAGTAAATATGTTTTTGAAGATGATGAGAGGTGGAAAAGTGAAAGATTCTTATCGTGCCGCAGATCAAGATGTCGCTAAGGGCGAGGAGTTGTATTACGAGCAAAAACCAGAAGATGTTTTTTGGCAGTTTGATTCTATTGATTTTGATTTAGCTCGAATTGATTTGATCAAAGCGAATGTTGATCTTGATGAAGAAGCTAATATCGATTTATTTGATATAGATTATTCCGAAGCTGAAAAGAAGACTCTTAACAAGCCGTTCAGGCTTCCTAGCGGATCGAATAAGAAATTCGGCGTATATGTTAAGAATGACAAGGGGAACGTTGTTATGGTCAAGTTTGGAGATCCAAATATGGAAATTCGAAGAGACGATCCAAATCGCAGAAAAAATTTCAGAGCCCGTCATCAATGCGATACCAATGTTGGGCCAAAGTGGAAAGCTCGCTACTGGAGCTGTAAGTTTTGGAGTAAGAAACCTGTTTCTTCTCTAGCTTCAGAAGAAATTCTTTTGAGTGATGAAGATGATACAGAATGGGATTGGGATGATTCTACCTTTGTAGATCAAGAAGAAATCCTTGGAGAGTGGACATATTTGTCAGAGGTTCAAGTTTTTATTGAAGAAGACGATCTCTGATTTATTATCATGCATTGAGCATGGTTAAAAAAGTATCAGTATTTTGTATTTGGAGAGATTCAGAACAGACAATTTTTAAAACTCTCAAACAATTAGAGGATTTAGAGTCTATTGATGGCTTTGAGTTCTCTTATTTTTTTTACGAGAATGACTCTAAAGACAAAACAGTTGAAATTTTATCTGAATGGATGAGTAAAAGAAATGGGTCTTTTTTGTCTGAGATTTTAAATGCTCCTAAATTTGGAAGTACTGCCGATCCAGAAAGAATGAAATTTCTTTGCGAGTGTAGAAATAAATGCAAAAGTCTAGCTCAAGAAAATCAGTTTGACTATTCTTTATTGATTGATTCTGACATAGAATTCAATAATGATAATTTTCTGATGCATTTCGAAAACATAAATCAATTAGATGATGCTGTTATGGTTACAGCCAATGTTAGACAAAATATAGCAGATTTAACTTTCAATAGCTCATTAGATTCATATTATGATACGTATGCATTTAGAGATGCATATGGTAATGCTGGATTATACTGGAGTGATTCTCCATTTATTAGAGAAGAAGATAGATTTAACTGGTCATTAGGAAAGCCAATCATAACAATGAGTTCTTTTGGTGGTTTCGCTTTTATTAAATCAGATATTTTTAATAAAGTTAGATGGCATAGCGACTTTCATTGTGATCATGTGAATATGTGTTATGACATATCTAGATATGGGAAAATTTATGTATTGCCTCGCTCTAAAGTTTACGTAAACATATACCTTAGTCAATCCGACTTAGACTCATTTAAAAAAGCAGCAAAACAACAACTTTTATAAAAATGAATAAATTTAAATTTAAACCTAGGGCTACGGTAATTTGTTCAATATATAATGGTGAAAAATTTCTTCATCAGTTTCTTAAAAACGTGTTAAATCAAGATTGCATAAATGAAATAGAAATTTTACTACTTGATGCAGATTCTACAGATTCGACAAGTGATATAATTAATAACTATCAACATAATAGCATTGTATATAAAAAATTACCAGAAAGAATTTCTGTAACTGATACTCTAAATATTGGAATCACTTTATCGAGTTCAGATATTATTTCAATTTGGAATGTAGATGATAGAAGAAGTAATTTTTCATTAAAAAGACAAATTGACTATATGGAAAATAATCCACTATGTGATATTTGTTATGGTTATGTAGCATGGAGTTATAAAGAAAATGAGAGTTTTGAAGATAATAACTTAAAAGATATATATCCATGTGATATTGTAACTCCAGAATCAATGATGATAAATAATTCTCCTCATTGCCTTCCCGTTTGGAGAAAAAGTCTTCATACTAAGTTAGGCTATTTTGATAATAAATACCCAACAGCTTCTGATTTCGATTTTTGGCTAAGATGTTTAAGCCAAGGAGCAAGATTTGATAAGATTTATGAAATTATTGGATCTTATTACTATAATCCAAATGGTTTATCTACAAATAGTCAATCTTCAAATTCAAAAGAAGCTGAAATAATTAAAGAAAAATATAAATATTTACTTAATAAATGAAAAAACTTATAAAAAATATAATAAAAACTTCTTATTTAAATAAAGAAGGACATATAGCTAGCGCTCTTTCTATATTAGATTTTTTGTACTTTTTATATTTCAATAAAAAAACAGATAATGATGAATTCGTTCTGAGCAAAGGTCACGCAAGTTTAGCTCTATATGCTATTTTTCTCGAAAAACAAATTATAACAGAAGATGACTTTTATAGTTTTTCTCAAGAGAGTTCTATTTTAGGAGGGCATCCTTCTTCTAAAAAAATTAAAGAAATTAAATTATCTACTGGATCACTTGGCCACGGACTTCCTTTTTGCGTGGGATTAGCATTAGCAAAGAAAATGAAAAATGAATCTGGTAATATTTATTGTTTAATTGGCGACGGAGAAGCTAATGAAGGCACAATTTGGGAATCAGCATTAATAGCATCTACTTATAAATTAGATAATTTAATATGTATCATGGACTTTAATAAGTCAGGCGAAAGAGCTATTAAACTAGATTCTTGTGTTAATAAATTTAAATCATTTGGATGGGAATCATTTTTAGTAAAAAATGGAAATAATCAAAAATCTATATCAAAAATTTTTAATAAATTTGAAAATAATGAATTGCCAAAATTCGTTCAATTAAATACTGTTAAAGGTTTTGGATGTAAAATAATGGAAAACAATCCAGAATGGCACCATAAATATCCATCATCAGAAATTGAATATCTGAATATAATAAATAACTTATAAATCAATATGAGAAAACATTTTTATAATTATCTTAATAAATTATTTAAAAATAATGAAAAAATATCTATTTTATTAGGAGATATAGGAGTTTTTTCATTTAAAGATAGTTTTGATTTAGATTGCAGAAGAATATATAACATGGGTATTATGGAGCAATCAATGATTGGAGTTGCTTGTGGACTATCTAAAAGTGGATTTATACCATTTATTCATTCAATAGCTCCGTTCATAACAGAAAGATGTTATGAACAATTAAAATTAAATTTTGGGTATGAAGATGTAAATGCTTTTGTTGTTAGTGTCGGCAATTCATATGATTATGCAGCATTAGGATGTACTCACCATTGTCCAAATGATCTTAGAATAATTTCATCTATACCAAATTTTAAAACATATTGTCCTGGAAATTCAAAAGATGTAGAAAATATTATTAATGAAAATATTAATATCAAACATCCTAAATATATTAGATTATCAGAAACTGAAAATAATTTAAATTTAATAAAAAATAATTATGAAGACCTTGAGATTTTGAATTTAAATAAAAATGGCATATGTATTATTGTTGGAAATGCAATAAAAGACTTTAATAAATTGTCAAATTTAAATTGTACCATTTTATATACAACAAATATTTCAGAATTTGATATTTTTAAATTAAATAGCATTATATACAATAACGATATTATCAAAAATATAACAATAATAGAACCATGTTATGATTCTGGTATTTTATCTAAAATAGCGACAAGTGTTAAAAACATAGAGTCAATAAATTGTATTTCAATTCCTAAATTATTTATTGAAAAATATGGAAAAAAAGAAAATATAGATTGTTATTTGCAATTTGATGATGAATCAATAATCAAACAGTTACAAAAAATTTATGAAAAAAATTAATATTAGTGCTTATATGACATCTATTAGACCCTATAGATGGATGAGAATACACGAAATGATTGCTAAAACAAATTTAAATTTTGAAATAGTAATTGTTGGTCCAATTGAACCAGATTTTGAATTGCCGCCTGAAATTAGATTTTTTAAAAGTGATTTAAAGCCATCTCAATGCCAACACGCTTCAGCATTTTTTTGTGAAGGAGAAATGTTATTGCAGATTGTAGATGATATTGATTACCAAGATGGAGCTATTGAAGCAATGTATGATGTGGTAAAAAATAATCCAAGTTCTATGGCCACATGTCATTACTATCAAGATATACATCTCGATTATACTCAATATCAAAATATTGCTGGTCAAGCTTCAAATTATTTACCTCTTTTGCCTGTCTGTGGGCTCTACCCTAGAGAGGCTTATAAAAAAGTTGGAGGAATAGATAGAAGATTTATGGGAGTAATGGGTGAATTAGATTTATATATGAGGCTTTCTTTAGCTGGGTATAAAACAGTATTTGTTGATTATATCTGCAATGAAAATACTGAATTTCAAAAAAAAGATAATAGCAGTCTATGCAGTAAATTTTGGGGTGTAGATAGGCCAGTTATAATTAATCTTTGGTCTGAAAATAATCAATTTTCTTTAACAAGAAATGATGAAGTGAAAGAATATTCCGAATCTAATATATTGACTGTAGAGCAAAATTTATGAATAGTTTTTCTTTTTTAAATAACAAAAAAATATTAATTACTGGTGGATCTGGGGTTATTGGCTCGAATTTGGCTAAGTCTATCAGATCATCAAGTAATTGTGAAATCTTTTTAAACTATTTATCAGATATAGCAGAAGATTTTAAAAATAATTCATTTATCCTAAATCGTTTCGACATAACAGACTTAGATGCCATCAAAAGGCTACCAATGTTTGATGTCATTTTCCATTGTGCTGGTTATGGTCAACCGCAAAAGTTTTGCATGAATCCAGAAAAGACTTTTTCTTTAAATACACTATCGACTCAAAAACTTTCTGAAAAAGTTATTGATGGTGGGAAGTTTATTTTTATGAGTAGTAGCGAAGTATATTCTGGATCAGAATTAAATACCGAAGACTCTCCAATCACAATCAACCCTCATAACTCAAGAAATTGTTATATTCTTAGTAAACTTTTTGGTGAGTCTATTTTAAGTTTTAATTCTAGGATTGAAGCTAAAAGTTTGAGAATATGCCTTTGCTACGGTAAGGGATTCAAAGAAGACGATAAACGAGTCCTTTCAGAGTTCATAAACAAGGCTAGAAGCGGGGATATCCAATTAATGGATGATGGCTCAGCGATCCGAAGGTATATCCATATCGATGATTGTATAACAGCTATTGCTAATATTACAAAATCTAGTAAAAATAATCTATATAACATTGGAGGATCAGAAAAAACAACAATTAAAGAAATAGCTCAAATTGTTGCCGACGTATTTAGTAGAAAAATAAAACTTGGCGATCCAAAAAATAGCTTTAAAGATAGCCCTAAAGATGTTATAGTATCTATCGAAAGATATGAAAAAGAATTTGGAACGCTCAACACAATTCCTTTATATCAAGGCATAAAAAATCTCGCTCATGATAGTCAATAAAAAAACAATTGAAAAAAGTTTAGGATTCCGAATCAAGAATAGAAATTTGATTAAAAGAATAGCAAGTTCGCGCTTGATCTATAATTATCTTTCAATCGAGGATCTTAAAGACTATATTCTCGAATATATCAAAACCCTTAACAAAGACTTGATTCAAGCAGGAGATTCGCGTAAAGATCAATGGGAAAGAGGTTGGGCTGAAAATGTTTCCGAGTTCGTAGATTCTGGTGAATTTTCTTCATTAATTCCAAAGTATCATACGAAAAATAATATTGCTAAATTTAATGGCAAAATTATTAAAAATTATATTCAAGATTTTGATTACCAGTTAAATTCTTTTTTTGTTGATGCTGTACTTTTTGAATATGCAGAAAAGTTTGACAAAATATTTGAATTTGGTTGTGGAACAGGATATCATCTTTTCCGTTTGAGAAAAGAATGGGGAGATAAACAATTTTGCGGTCTAGATTGGACGGATTCATCTCAGCAAGCTATTCGCTCTTATTGCGAATCTAATCAAATAAAAAATGTAGATGCTAAAAATTTTAATTATTTTGATCCAGATTATTCAGTAGATATTTCTGGCTCATGCATTTATACAGTAGCATCTCTAGAACAAATTGGAGAAAAACACGATAAATTTATTAATTATATTCTTGATAAAAAGCCAGATCTTTGTATTAATTTTGAGCCTATTTCTGAAGTTTTAGACGATAATATTTTGCAAGATTATCTTACAAAGAAATATTTTGAAAAACGCAATTATTTAAAAAATTATTTAACAAGACTTCGAGAACTTGAAAAAGAAGAGAAAATTATTATCTTAGATGTAAAGCGCCTTAATTATGGAAGTAAATTCATAGAAGGTCACACCCTCGTAATATGGAAGCCAATATGAAAAGCTTGAACGATATAAAAGAATATACACTTACATCTTTCGAAGATTTTAGAGGAGAGATTTATACTATTTTTGATCAAAAAGATCATCAAATTAAATTCAATCATGATAAAATCGCTACTAGATGCAAAAATAGCTTAGTAGGAATTCACGGAGATTTTTCTACAACAAAATTAATAACATGTCTTTGGGGCAAAATTTTTGTTGTAATAGTAGATAATAGAAAAGATTCAAAAGATTTTGAAAAGCATAAAACTTTCATTTTAAGTTCTGAAAATAAAAAACAATTATTAATCCCAGCTGGATTTGGAAATAGTTTTTTGGTTCTTTCTGATTTTTGCGTTTATAATTATAAATTATCATATGATGGAAATTATATTGACTGCGACGATCAATTCACATTAAAATGGAATGATCCAAAATATAATATTCATTGGCCAATTGATAATCCTATTTTAAGTAAAAGAGATTCATGAAAAAAATAATCATAACTGGAGTAACAGGTCAAGACGGCTCATTCTTGGCGGAATACCTCATCAAAAATACAAATCATATCATTATTGGTGGAGTAAGAAGATTGAGTGTTCCAAATCATAAAAACATTCAAAATCTCATACATAATCCAAGATTTAAGTTAGTCGATCTGGATATAACTGATCAGGGAAATGTTGAAGAAATAATAAGGCAAGAAAAACCAGATTATTTTATTAATTTTGCTGCAAATTCTTTTGTCGGTAATAGCTGGACTATGGCAACACATCACTTTAATACAAACTGTATGCCAGTTTTGTATCAACTAGAAGCTATTAGAAAATTTGCTCCAAAGTGTAAATACTACAATGCTGGCTCTTCTGAAGAGTTTGGCGACGTAGTGACTGTTCCTCAGTCAGAGGAGCATCCTCTTCGTCCACGTAGTCCTTATGGAGCAGCAAAAGCCTCTGCTCGACATTTGGTTAAAGTATATAGAGACTCGTATGATCTTTATGCAATTCAGGGCTGGTTATTCAATCACGAAGGCACTCGCAGAGGAGAAGAATTTGTAACTCGCAAAATCACTAAAAATGTAGCGAGAATAAAAAACGCAATAGACAAACAAGAATCCTTTTCTCTTCTTGAATTAGGTAATCTAGATGCGCTTAGAGATTGGAGTGATGCAGAAGATTTTGTAGATGGAGTTTGGAAAATGCTTAATCAAAAAGAACCAAAGGAATACGTTTTATCTTCCAATGAAACCCACTCCATTCGTGAATTCGTTGAATTAGCGTTTGAAGCTGCTGGAATAAAAGGAACTTGGTTTGGCGATGGTTTGCAAGAAGAATTTCGTCAAAACGAAACTGGTAGAGTTCTTTTAGTTATTAATTCTAAGTTTCATAGACCAGCAGAAGTGGAACTTTTATTGGGAGATTCTACTAAAGCTCGCAATGAATTAGGTTGGACTCCAAAAACTTCGTTCAAAGATTTGGTCAAAAAAATGGTTGCAAATGATTTGAACGAGTATAAACTTGAGCATGGCCAAGTCTAAAATCAACAAAAAACACATACTTGCCAGACTTACGCTTGTTCCTCAAAAGGACAAGCGTTTGTTTTATATGCGAGAAATGAAGTTTTTAAATGATCTATGCGAAAGGTATTCTCTTGAGTTTATGAATATCGTTTCTTTTGACAGAAAGTTTGATTCTTTGGCTTATATAGCATGCGATAAACTAAAAGAAACTATGGATCAAAAATTCAGAGCTTTTAATTATTGTGTTGATCTTTCTAAGTATGAAGATTATCATCTAGGTGATAAGGTTGGGGATGACTGTCATGTTCCCAAATTAACTAAAACAATTAAAGATTTTTTACATGAGTAAAGCCAAAGAAAAAGAAGTCCAGAAGTCAAGCGATATTTTAAATTCGTTTTTAAAGCAAAACGCTACAGATCACTACAATTTTGAAGAAGCCATTGACTACAAAGTCTCTAGCGGTTCTCTTCAATTAGATCTTCATTTAGGAGGTGGTCTTGGGCCAGGTCTGCATAGATTTGTTGGAATGAATGAGGGAGGCAAGACAAGTGCAGCTCTTTCCTTTATGAAAAATTTCTTAGAAAAGACTCCAAAAGCAAAAGGCTTTTATATTAAAGCAGAAGGTCGGCTTTCTCAAGAAATGCAGGAGCGATCTGGAATCAAGTTTGTTTTTAGTGCAGATGAATGGGAACAAGGAACTTGCTTCGTATTTGAAAGCAATATTTATGAAACAGTTGTCGATGTAATGAGACAATTGGTTGCAAAAAACGAAGAAGGAAATGTTTATTATTTCCTTCTCGATTCTGTTGACGGTCTCATTTCCAAAGGGGACTTAGACAAAAGCTTTGAAGATTCAAATAAGGTTGCTGGAGGAGCTGTAATTGCTGCAAACTTCATGAAGCGTCTTTCTATTGGTTTGGCAAAGCGTGGGCATATTGCTGTATTCATTAGTCAAGTTCGAGCGGATATTAAGCTAGATCCATATTCAAAAGCTCCTATTCGTCAAACTTCTGCAACAGGAGGAAACGCGCTTCTTCACTTTGCCAACTGGATTCTTGAATTTGAACCGAGAAACAAGGGAGATTTGATTCTTAAAAATCCAGCTGAAAACAAAATCGATTTGGTGAACAATCCAATTGTTGGACACTTTGCAAAAGTCACTGTCAAAAAATCACCAAACGAAAAAACAAATCTAACAATTCCCTATCCAATTAAATATGGAAGAACAAATGGAAGCTCTATTTGGGTGGAAAAAGAAATTGTTGATTTGCTGTTCCTTTGGGAATTTTTGACCAAAAAGACTTCTTGGATTTCTCCGACAGAAGAGTTTAATGAGCTTCTGCAAGAAAATGGATTCCCTCCGTTTGAAAAGATCCAAGGTCAAGACGCTCTTTTCAGCTTTATCGAGTCAGACAAAAAGCTCTGTGATTTCTTGACTAATTACTTTAAAAAAACAATTTCTAATGAAGTTTAAAACTCTTTCTGGATCGACAGCTGAGCTTAGAAATGCAAGGAAGTATTTGGTAAAATGGGAAGCGGAAAGTAAGAGCAAGTTTCAGTTCTCTGTTAAGGATTTTTTATATCCTTACTGGAGATCTGATATTGTTTTTGAGGAATTCAAATTAGTCGGAACTCGGCTTTCTTTTGACTTTTACAACGCAAGCAAAAAAGTTGCAATTGAAGTGCAGGGCGCTCAGCATACTAAATATGTTAAATTCTTTCATGGAAATCGAATGAAGTATCTTGAGCAGTTAAAGCGAGACGATAAAAAACTCAGATTTTGCCAAATAAATAATATCAATCTCGTGGAGATTTATCCAAGCGATAAAATTTGTGCTGAGCTTTTTGAGTCGTTTGGGGTGATTTTGTAGATTGACTTTTCGAAATACATAGCAATAATTGGATATGATATATAATCTTGAGTTAGAAAAACAACTTCTTGCGGCTTTGATTAAAGAGCCAGAAAGCTACTCTGAAATTTCTAATTTTATTAGCTCGAAAGACTTTTATTCAGAAGATTCTAATCTTCACAGCACAATCTTTACGATTGTGAAGCAATCTATTGATTCTGGGGAGCAGATCGATGAAGTCATTATCGCTCAAAGAATTAGCACTTTGGGTTTGTCTTTTGAGGATCGAGTTAATCCATCAGATTATATTCGCTCTCTCGCTTTGAGAAAAGTTCCAAAAGGCAACTTGATCAAAACTGCTAAAGAGTTGAAGAAGTTTACGATTAGGCGCGAGATTTTTGAGTCTGCTCAGGAAATTGCGAAAAAGATGAAGTCGGTTTCTCCAGAAACTCCTTATTCTCAAATTATTGAGCAAGCAGACAATGTTTATAATTCTCGTATTAATCTATACGAAATTGGCAATGACACTCCAGAAAACATCTATGATGAGATGGAGGCTATGATTGAGGAGCGCGGAAACAATCCGATTAAAGAATTCGGGATGATGGGTCCGCATGAAAAGATCAATCAGATTTATGGTTCTTTGCTTAGACCTGGCAACATCACAGTTGTTGTTGCTCGTTCTGGTGTTGGTAAGACTCAGTGGTGCATGGATTATAGCACTAAGGTCGGCATTAAATATGGTGTTCCCGTTCTTCATTTTGATAATGGAGAAATGAGCAAAGAAGAACTTATCATGCGTCAATGCGCTGCCATTACTGGTGTTCCCATGCATTTGCTCGAAACTGGAGATTGGCGCAGAGCTGGTCAAGATGTGGTAAACAAAGTTCGTGAAGCTTGGCCAAAGATCAAGTCTATGAAATTCTATTACTACAATGTTGGCGGTATGGATGTAGATTCTATGATTAAAACTCTTAAGAGGTTTTACTACGGTAAAGTCGGCAGAGGCAATCAAATGATCTTTTCTTTCGACTATATCAAAACTACATCAGAAGCTTCTGGAGGAAAGAACGAATGGCAGATCGTTGGCGAAATGGTTGATAAATTCAAGAAGTGTATCCAAAAAGAAATTCTTCATGATGGAAATCCAGTTATTCCAATGATTACTTCTGTTCAATCTAACAGAAGCGGTATTACAAATAATCGTCAGTCTCAAAATATTGTTGACGATGAAAGCATCGTCTCTCTTTCTGACAGAATCACTCAGTTCTGCTCCCACATGTTTATCTTGAGAAATAAAACAGCTGATGAAATTGAGATCGAAGGTCGCAGCTTTGGAACTCATAAATTTATCAACGTAAAAGCTCGACATCTTGGAAAAGATATTGCTGGAGCAGTTGAACCAGTTCAGATTGGCGATACTCTTAGAAAGAATTTTATCAATCTTGAATTCAAAAACTTCTGTATTACAGAAAGAGGAGATCTTCGAGATATTGCTGCTCTTGCAGAAGGACGCTTGGAACTAGACGAAAATGACAACGACTCAATCCCAGACTTCGGTTGATCCATCTCAAATCCAATCTACTCTAGAAACAATTGGATATACTCTGGTTGATTTTGGAAATCATTGGAGAACCAATGCTTTGTATAGAGGCGGCGACAATAGAATGTCGATTCGTATCTATAAAAATACTGGAGTCTGGACTGATTTCGTAAATGGAGGAAAATCTCTTCCTTTCGAAAAGCTACTGCAACTTACTATTGGTTCGGATAAGAAAAAGATCAATGAAATCACAGCTTCTTTGAAGAAGTCCGATGAATTTGTTTACATTAAAAAAGAAACTATCGAAATGGAAGAAATATACCCAAAAGAAATCCTTCAAAAACTTTTCCCAAATTATAACTTTTACACCAAAAAGGGCTTCTCAGAAGACACTTTGAAGTTCTACAAAACTGGACTTGCTGGTGCTGGAAAAATGTATCGAAGAATGGTATTTCCTATATACAATGAGCATTCCCAAATTATTGGGTTTAGTGGTCGTAAAATTGACGAAGGAAATGAACTTTCTCCAAAGTGGAAGCATCTTGGGAAGAGAAAGAACTGGGTATATCCAGCTTATATTCCAAACGAATCTTCTATTGATTCTGTGATTAAAGAAAAGCAAGAAGTTGTTCTTGTGGAAAGTATCGGAGATAGCATGGCTCTTTTTGAATCTGGAGTTAAAAATAATATTGTTACTTTTGGAATTGGATGCAGCTCTTCAATTATTGCTTATCTAAATTCCATGCCAATCAAGAAGATTATTATTTCTACAAATAACGATTTTCATTCTTCCACAAATCATGGATACAAAGGAGCGGTTAAGATTTTGATGTCTCTTCGTCCTTATTTTGACTTTGATTGTTTGGAGATCCGAATGCCGCCAGAAGGATTTAATGATCTATCTGATGCTTATCAAAGTGGAGAAGATCTTAAATCTTGGTATAATACAGAAACTGATAAAAAGAATTATCTTCAAAATCTTCATTCGTATGTTAAAAAATACATGAACTTTTTTAAACAGAAAGAGGCTGCTTCTTTGATCAAACTAATCGAAAATTATGAGTAATCCAGAAACACCTTTGTCTGCCAGTAGAATCAAAACCGCTCAATCTTGTAGTTGGTTGTATTGGGCAAAGTATAAATTGAGCCTGCCTGATTCATCAAACGATGGAGCTAAGAGAGGATCAATCTGTCACTTAGTTTTTGAATTGTTGGGCGAGCCTCGTCGAAAGAAGACATACCAAAAAATTATTGAAGAAGAAGATATCTTTGCCGTTGAGTCTGTGAAGCGCTTGGTTTTAAAACACGCAAAAAAATCTGGCGTAGATGATGAAGAGAATATTGAGATGATCAAGGAAATGACCTTAAATGGTCTAGAATATGATTTCTATGGAGAAAACTCTAATATCCCAACAGAAGCTATTTCAGAAAAAGATTTCGAAATCGTTCATGTTTCAGAGGATGAGGGGATTAAGTACAAAATCAAAGGGTTCATTGATAAGCTGTTCTTGTATAAAGAAAACAAGTTTGCTTTGATTCGAGACTTTAAAAGCAGCAAGCAAGTCTTTAAAGGTAAGGAAATTTCTGATAATCTTCAAGACTACATGTATAGTCTTGCTGTGAAACATCTTTATCCAGATTATCAAAATAGACAGAGTGAATTCTTGTTTTTGAAATTTGATCTTGATGATAAAAAATCAGCTAAGCTTAGGTATGGTGCAAACAGCCTTCTTGATAAGAAGAGGGAAAAAGGCTGTGGAGTCGTTTTAATGCAACCTATCTCAGAAGACGATCTTTCTGGATTTGAGTATCAGTTAAGCGGAATGCAGGCTTATCTTGATAATTTCACAGAAAAAGATTCCTGTGGAAACCTTGCAGCAACTCAACCATTTCCATCTGATAACTCATTTAGCGGTCCACTTCAATGCGGTTTCGCAAAAGTCAAAGGGCAACTTAAGAAAGATGGAACTCCAATGTGGCATTGTCCAATGAAGTTTGATTTTCATTATATTGCCATTTTAAATGAAAGTGGAAAGCTTGTAAAATCATATCATGAAAATGAGTTTGAAATTTCTTTAGTTCCAGAAAAGCATACTTTTGAGAAGCGTTATTATGCTGGATGCCCAGCATTCAATAAAAAAGCTTATTCTTCTAAAAAATAAAAATCCTGCATTAATGATTGACTTGCGGCGTGGTTATGGTATTCTCTTCAATGAGAATGATTCCACTATTTAAATCTACCAATTCAATTGGAAAAAGTATTCTGACTCTGGACCATCCCGACAAAGTTCGCGATGATGGTCCAGATAGTATTTTTTCTATAGCGCAAGATGCAAAGCTAGATACTGTCTATCTAGTAGAAGATTCAATGATCGGCTTCTTTGATGCCTTCAAGAAGGCAAAGGAGCTTGGATTTAAGCTTATTTTTGGTTATAGATTCTCTTGCTGCACAGATAAGAATTCTTCAGATTCTCATCACAAGCTTATCGCATTTGCTCTTAATGATCAGGGTTGTCGAGATCTGTATTCCTTTTACAGCCATATTAATACTGAATATGATGGCGTCGTGACAAATGAAGATCTCTGTCGCTTGTGGACTCAGAATATGCTTTTGGCTGTGCCATTTTATGATTCTTTTATTTTTAGGAATCATCTTTATCTAGCAAACTGCACTCCAGATTTTCAAGATATTAATCCAGTATATTTTGTCGAAAGAAACGGTCTACCTTTCGATGAAATGATTGAAAAGGCTGTTGTAGATTACGCTTCAATAAGAAATAGTAACGTCCAGTTGGCAAAATCTATTTACTATAGGTATCGGTCTGACTGTGAAGCTCTTCAAACTTATAAAGCTATTTGTAATCGTAGCTTCGGAAAGCAAGCTACGCTCTCATCCCCCAACCTAAACCATTTCGGCAGCGAGGAATTCTGCTGGGAATCATTTGAAGAACAATGAAAGAAGAACTACTTAGATTTCAAAAAAATCAAAAATATCTCATTATTGACTGTGAGACAGAAGGCTTAAATTTGGTTCGCTCTCGTCCTTGGCAATGCGCATGGATTACTGCGGAAGGCAGAAACATCACAAGTAAAAATGATCGATTTATCAAGTGGGAAAGTTTGCAAGTTTCTGATGGAGCTGCAAAAATCACTGGATTTTCCGAAGATGAATATGAAAGGCGAGCAGAAGATCCAGTAAAAGTTTGGAGCGATCTTTCTAAATATCTTTTTGATCCTAGTTATATTGTTATTGGTCAAAACATTTTGGGCTTTGATGTTTACATGTTGAATGTTTGGCTAAAAGAGATGGGTAGAAAAAGTGACTACTCATATCTTGATCGCATCATTGATACAAAGTCTTTGTCAACAGCAATCTTTAAAAATATTCTTCCAGACAAATCTAATTTTTTGTCTTGGCAGTATAAGCTTTTAAACCACAAAGAGAAAGGACTCAAGACTTCTCAAGCTAGTATGTTGAAGCATTACAATATTCCTCACGATCCACACAAGCTCCACGATGCTTTGTATGACATCGAAATGACATTCCAAATTTTCCTAAAACAAATTTACGATATTGAAGTATGAAAGATTTATTTGCAGAATACCAAAACCCATTTCCAGCTGGAGTCAAGCTTCCAAGTATTCACATTGAACAGAAATACTATGACATGCTTGGATGCTCCTCTACTATTAGCAATTTTACGTTCCTTCGAAAGCTATGCTTCATGAAAGTGAAGCAGAAGGGAATTGATTCTTTGCCAAACAAGCAGGAGTACTACGATAGGCTTTCTATGGAGCTTGGTGTGTTTAATGAATTAGGTTTCATTGATTATGTTCTATTGAACTGGGACGTTATAAACTTCTGTCATGAAACTGGCATTCCTACTGGCGCTGGTCGAGGCAGTGCCGCAGGATCTCTTGTGCTTTATGTTATTGGAGTGACGAATATCGATCCAATCAAGTATGATCTATTCTTTGAGAGATTCGTTTCTAAAAGCAGAGCTAAAAAAATCATTGTTAACGGAGAAGAGTTTCTTGACGGAAGCCTAGCTCCAGACGTTGATAACGATATTAGTTATGATCGTCGTCAGGAAGTCATTGATTATATTAATAAAAAGTACAAAGGGAAAACATCTAAGATTCTCACTTTAAATACTCTAAGCAGTAAGCTGTGCATTAAAGAGTGCGGTAAGATTGTTGGAGAAATGTCAGAATCTTCTGTTAATGAAATCAGCGATACTATTCCAAAGAAGTTTGGCAAAGTTGCAAAATTGTCAGAAGCTTTTTCAGAAAGTGAAGCTTTTAAATCATTTGCTTTAAAAAATAAAAAGATTTTCAATATTGCAAAGAAGATCGAAGGTCTTGCCAAAAACACTGGCGTTCATCCATCTGGTATTGCCATCAGCTATTATAAAATGGATGAAATCATGCCAATGCAAAACACAGGCGATGGAGCGGTAATGTCTGGTTACGACATGAATAATGTGTCTGAACTGACTGTAAAGTTCGATATTCTTGGTCTCCGAACTCTTTCGGTGGTTCATGATGTTTGCCAGCAAATTGGAATCAAGGCTTCCGATATTGATGTAAATGATCCGACTATTTACGCTGCGCTGCAAACGATCAAAGCTCCAAGCGGACTATTCCAGATCGAAGCTGACACGAACTTCAGGGTCGCTCAGAAGGTTGCTCCTAAGAATCTAGAACAGCTCTCTGCTGTTGTTGCTATCGCAAGACCAGGCGCTCTCGATTTCATGGATCGCTATGCAGATTACGCTCGCAATGGAGAGTTCCAATCTGTCCATCCTTTCTTTGATGACGTTCTAAGTTATACGGGAGGAATTCCCCTTTACCAAGAACAGTTGATGAAGATGGCTACAAAAGTCGGTTTCAGTTTGGATGAAGCGGAACAGCTTCGTCGAATTGTTGGCAAGAAGAAGGTAGACCAAATGGCTTCTTGGCAGCAGAAGATTCGAGAAAAGGTTTCTGAGAACCAGCTTGATCCAAACATTGCGGATATTCTTTGGAAGGTCGCAGAAGACTCTGCAAACTATTCATTCAATAAGAGCCATAGTATTTCTTACGCTAATCTAGCTGCAATTACTGTTTATCTTAAGTTTAACTATCCACAACAATTCTTCCTTAGTCTTTTGAAATATGCTCAATTTGAGCCAAATCCTCACGAAGAAATTCATAAGATTACTCAAGAGTTGAGCTATTTCGATATCAAGCTTTTGCCGCCTGATCTTTCGAAATCTCAGATTGATTTTTGCATTGAAGGCAAGAATATCCGTTATGGATTGAATACCATCAAAGGAGTTTCAACCAAAGTTCTCGAATCTCTTTTGGAGTTCAGAGAATCTGAGTTTGCCAATAAATACGAAGTATTCATGGCTGCAAAGCAAGTTGGCGTAAATATCGGAGTTCTTTCTGCTTTGATTCAAGCTGGAGTTCTAGACGCCTTTGTTAAAAAGGATAGATGCCGACTTGTTCTAGAAGCTCAGACCTTCAACTCTCTAACAGACAGAGAAAAGAGAAATTTTATTTCTTTGGGCGAAAAATACGATTTCGATATTCTGGAATCTATCAGTGCGGCAGTCAAAGAATCTTTGATTGGAGACGACAACAAAAAAATCTTTTCAGAAAAGAGATTTGAAACATTTAAAAAGAAATACTCTCCATACAAAGAAATTTACGAAAAAAACCGCAAGCACTTAAAATTCGCTAATTGGCATTTTGAATCTAAACTTCTTGGATATAGCTATTCGCAAAATATTCGAGAGATCTTTAAGCATGAAGTTGGTGGAGAATTGTTGTCAAGTGGCACGATTTCTGATCAAGAAAATAATAGCATTGTTCGCTTTGTTGGAACAGTGAGCGATACTGTAGCAAGAACTAGTTTGAATGGTAATAAGTATGCTCGTATCGAAGCTTACGATGAGTGCGGCAGAGTCACTGGTTTGTTTTTGGACTCCGCTCGCGAATCAAAATACTCTCAATACATTAAATCTGGAAAGAAGCTTCCCAAGAAGGGTGACGTATTTGTTTTGATTGGCAAGAAAAGCAACGATATCGTGATTATCGATAAATTGTCCTTGCTTGAAGATAAAATCTATATGAAGCTCTCAGAAGTTAAATAACTTGTGTAAAAATATTATGATGGACGTAGGAAAGATTAATTTTACCTCTAGTGCTTCTAGATCTCTAGATCAACTAAAAGATTTTGCAGATCAAGAGGGTCACAGCGTGGGAAACTCAATGCACATGTTTTATTTGTGCTTTAAAAATTCGAGTGGATGTTTCGAAAGTTTTCTTAAGAGCAGGGGAATCTTGCTTACGCAGAAAAAAATCATCAGTGTCATTGACAAAATTGCAAAAGAGAATCCTTCTGCGTTTATTAACAATAATCTTAAGTCTTTCGAAGTTTCAAAGGACTTAGGTGTTCTTCTGATTGCTTCTCACAAGATTTCTAAAAAATATGAACATGCATATGTTGGCACTGAGCATATTATTTATTCCTTTTTGGAAAGCCATCCAAGATTTTGCGATTTGCTCTTGGAAAGAGACATCGACACAGAACATCTAAAACTTTCTGTTCTTGCTTTTATTGCTGGAGAAAATCCAAATACCATGTTTGGAGACGAAGATCTTGTTTTAGATGATGAAGACGAGGATGATGAAGATGAAGAACATTCCAGCATTAGCAGTATTAATAAATACTGCTCTCTTCTTAATGAACAAGTAAAGCTTCCATCTTTTTCAAAAATCTCTGGAAGAGAAAAAGAAATCGGATTAATGCAAGAAGTTTTGTGCCGCAAATTGAAAAGCAACTGTGTTTTGATTGGTGAAGCTGGAACTGGCAAAACTACAATTGTAGAAGGTCTAGCTCAATTGATTGAAGATCCAGATTACAATGGTCCACTAAAGAACAAGAATATTTATTCTTTGGATGTTGCAGCTTTAGTTGCTGGAACTAAATATAGAGGTCAATTTGAAGCTCGATTGAATCAGCTTCTTTCTGAGCTTAAAAAAGAAAAAGACTGCATTCTGTTTATTGACGAAATTCATACTATCGTTGGAGCTGGAAGCAAAGAAGGCGCTCAAGATTTTGCCAATATAATCAAACCTTCTCTTGCTCGTGGAGAAATTAAATGTATTGGAGCTACAACATCTTCTGAATATAAAAAGCATTTTGAAAAAGATGCAGCTCTTGCTCGCAGATTTCATGCCGTGTATGTAGATGAGCCTGATGCAAAGGATACTCTTTTGATGATTCAAGGATCGCTACCTGGTTATGAATTGCATCACAACATTAAATTCTCTAATGAACTTGGAGAGTTGGCTGTTAAATTGTGCGAAACCTATCTTCCAAATCAAAGATTTCCAGATAAAGCTTTTGATGTTATTGACTTGGCTTCTTCCAAAGCGAGAATTAGAAGCAAGAGAAAAAATACAAAAGTCTCGGCAAATGATATTTATTCAGTAATTGCTGAAAAAATTAACGTTGATATTGAAACAATCAAACAATCGAGTTCTAAAAAGTTCAGCTCTTTTGAGCAAAGCATTAATCAATATGTTTATGGACAAGAAGAAAATATCTCAAAAATCTATGATTTGCTAGCGTGTGCTAAAGTTGGATTGCAAAGTTCCACTCGCCCAATTGCCAGCTTCTTTTTTGTTGGCCCGACAAGCGTCGGCAAAACTTTCACAGCTAAAAAAATTGCAAAAGAGTTTTACGGAAACGAAAAAAGCTTTTTGCAAATCAATATGAGCGAATACCAAGAGCAATCTTCTATTTCTCGTTTGATTGGAGCTAGCGCTGGCTATGTCGGCTTTGAAGAGGGGGGGCTGCTTACAGAGTTTGTGAGGAAGAATCCCAATAGTTTGATTTTGTTTGATGAAGCCGAAAAGTGCAATCCAAATGTTTTAAATCTCTTGTTGCAAATTCTAGACGAAGCATCTTTGAAAGATAATTTGAATAGGTCTATTGATTTTTCACGATGCATTATCGTCATGACCAGCAATGTAGGCTCTAACTCAGTGCAGTCTAAGCAGCTTGGATTCGCTCCAGAACAGATCGACAAGCAAGATGCTTACCAAGCTTCCGTAAACAGCTACCTTGCGCCAGAGCTGGCTTCTCGCATCGATGAGGTGGTAGTATTCAACTCTCTGTCTTCAGCATCTGTGTCAAAAATCTTTAGTTTTAAATTGAATGAAATTAAAGAATCCATGAAGAAGAATGGCGTTGATCTGCAAATGTCGATTGAAGCTTCAGATTTTATTGATTTTAAAAACGAAGATCATGCTCGCGACATCAAAAAGATTGTTCGAAAAAACATCGAGATCCCAATTGCAAAATTCCTGATTCAAAATCCAAATGCGAAGCAAGTTTCTGCAAAAATGATTGACAACAAGCTGAACATCTGCTAAGATCTATACATATGAAAAACAATACTGAAAATAAAATCGTCGAAGCAATGCGTCTTAGTGAAGGTCGATTCTTCAGCCTTAGCACTAAGCATGGACAACTCATCAATGCTCAGTTCGCATATGAAACTCCAAAGACTGTAGTCATTTACGACCGAAATAACTTCACTCATCGTCGCCTCAATAAGACTAGTCTTTCTAAGTTCGGCATGGGAGCTGTTCAAATCTCGTAATAAAACTCAACATTCTTTATTCGAACCTCAGTCGAAAGACTGAGGTTTTTTTTTATCATAAGATATGAGTTTTGATTCTATATACAAAAACGAACCTTATTTCTTTGAAATTGAAAAAGATACGTTTGAAGGCGGCGATGAAATAGTTTTTGAAATTTTAAAAAATGCAGCAATAGATCCAAGTAATTTTTCAATTTCTTTCGTCGCATCGAATCAAGACTACGATGTTTATCGAGCTGACTCTGAAAATAACTCCTACTGCATAAAGTATAGTATGGATTCAAAAAACAGCAGTATAAAAAGAGAATTTGATATTTTAAATCTACTGCCAAATTACTCAACAGCAAAAGCTGCTCATTATGGATCTAAAGTTTTCGGCGATACAATTCATTATTCAATCATTTCTTTTGAAAAAGCTTTTGATCTAAAAAGCTTAGGCATTTCTTTAATCATGGAAAATCTTGATGAGTTCTTTATCAAGTATAACTCTTTGCAGCAAGAAAATCTCCAACTAAGAAGCTACAACGAGCATTTAAATGATTTTTTAAACTCAGTAAACATTAACAATCTTCCACAAGAAAGCATTGAGGCTATAGAAAGCTTTAGTGATCTCAACTTAATTAAACAAACAATAAAAAGCGTAGAAGAGGAATTATTTGTTTTATCTGATCCTAAAGTGGTGAGAAAAAACTCTTTGTGTCATGGAAGATTAAAAGCTTCAAATATTTTATTTAATCGAGGTACTTTCAAATTTGTTGATTTTACTGAAAGCTATCTCGGCAATGTATATTTAGATTTATCAGCTTTCTGCATCTACTCTGGCTTTAATGAAGAGCAGGAAAGATTCTTCCTTGATTGCTTTATCAAATCAAACGGCAAAACACCATGTCAACAAGACTATTTTGAGTATGAAGTTTGTAATCAAATAAGCCAAAGAAAAATATTCCTAGAGATCTTGACGCAATACTTGAAAGAGGTTTACGTATTCTCTTCTTCTAGACCAATGAAGATTTTGGATCTTATTGATTTATTTGCCAGAAACAATAATAAATTCTTTAAGATAGCTTCTGTAAAGAAGCATTATGAGTTTATTTATAAGTCTATATTAGAGCCAGTTTTGAGTTTTAAGTAGATAATTTTGTGACTGTAATACAACTATTTATCGATAGAGATGTTGTTTGGCCAGCTGTATTATTTTGCTTAGCCCACTCAAAATCTAAAACTCCAGATTGATTTGCTGTAAAAATAAAAAATCCCGTAAATGCGCGGAATTGAGGAATCGAAATAGCTGACGCAAAAAGAATAATCTCTGTGTTGCTGTCATTTGAATAAGATAAACTTTTAAATGCGTTAGAAAAATCAACAGCGTTTCCAACATTAAAAACAGATGTACTTATTGTAGATGGAGTTGTTATTCTACATTTTATTCCATCAGCGCTTGTAGATGATGCTATTAATTGAATTTCTACTTTATAAGTAGAACCAGCATCTATAGAAAAATTACTAAGATCGCTTTCTTTTGTATATGTATTATTGTTTCTAGTAGATAAAGAAGTTAATTTTTTAAACTGGATGCTAGAAATTCCACCTCCATCTAAAGGCTCGCCATTAACTGTTGGCATCTGCTCGAAATTAATTTGAGGCTTTAACGATATACCTGTTAAAGTATTAAAAGAATTCACTTCTTGATTTAATGCATTTACAATGCTCATGATTTAATAGGTTTGATTTATATAATTATGTTATCAACATTTTCATCAACAATTTCAGGAACTGGAATTACTTTGAAAGAAAGTATGCCATCTGTAATTTCTATTTCTTTTGGAGCTGCATCATATGCTCGAACACCTTGATGATTTCCGTTGTTTAATATTGTGTTGATTGCGCTTGCTGCATAATTATGATCGCCAAATATTTTTAAAAATGTATTGTCGTCATACATCTTTTGTAGTATTGGAAGCAATCTGTCTTCAGGAAGAGACCAAAGAGCTATATATGCGTTGTTTAAAGAATGCGCAAAAGCGGAAGCTGCGAGTATGGCAGTTTGAGACATTTGGTCTATATTGTTGATGTCTTTTTCTAGTTGTGTTTTATTCGTTATCATAAATTAAATGTCTTCCCACCAAATTTTAGAACTAACTAAAGTAAGTCTTCTTCTAGTAGCGGTTCCCGTCATGGAGGCTGTATGATTAAAAAATGCCCCTCCAGCAGCTCCATTTAAATCATTATGCGTTGTTGCTCCAGTTACTTGACCTAATAATGTTCTATTTTTGTATAAATAAGCAGTCCCTGCATCTAATATAATAGCATAATTTCTAGAAAAATGACTAATTCCTGTGATAGTTTCTAAAACCTGTGAGTCTACGCGGGTTCTGTTTTTGTCGCATACCCTTAATCGAATTTCACCAGAGTTACATGTTACGCAAACATATGCTCTATATCCAGCCGTGCTTTGTGATATTGGATATAAATTATCCATACTATGACCTGTTATAGCGTCATATGTTCCATATGCAAAAGCCCAATCTTGAACCAAAGGATTGAATGAATCTCCTCCGCTTTTTACTAAAAAAGATATTCCAACTCTATTGGACAAATTAACATAAGCGTCTCTACCTGCAACTTGTTGGCCTATACATGCAACTTCGCCACCAACCATGTATGCAGTTATTGCGCCAAAACCTATATTACTAGCAGCATCTAGTCTTATAAATCCTCTATCTGTAGCAATACTAGTATTTGGCTGCAATGTTGTTACATTACTCCATCCATTTATCATTGGCGCTAATGTTAAAGACTGTGTGTTTTGTATTATCTGAGCTAATCGATAATTCATAGCAGCATCAGTTGATAATAATTGGTTTGGCAAACGATTAAACATTCCGTTTGCGACTATATTATCCGAAAAAGTTTTATTTCCAGCAATTGATTGATCGCCAGTAGTATATACTATATTAGTAATTCCAGTGATAAATCCGCTAGGATTGCTCGCTGGGTAAAACGCTCCCGTTTGACTCGGGCGAACTACGTCGCCCGTTACGTATGGCGAAAGATCTACGCCAGTGAGAAATCCGCTAGGATTGCTCGCTGGGTAAAACGCTCCCGTTTGACTTGCTGTAATAAATCCACTTGGATTACTTAGGGGATAAAACTGCTCCTGATTTAAATCAGTTGGAGCCAATAAAAAATTATTATCATTTTCTTCAACTGAAATGTTGACGGTTTGATCTGTAATAACGTTTATGGAGATTTGGTCGCTCATTATTTAGTAATATTTTTAATTAAATAAACTGGGCCATACATAAGCTTATCAGGACAAGCATTTAACTTATCTGCAAATAAATCCCAACTACAAGGAGACAAATCTATTTGAGCTGTTTCAGATCCACTTAAACTTATTTTGGCGATACCACTTGGGATGCTAATGATTTCAGTTTTAAAAACTACTTGGAGTTTATTGTCGAAATCTCTTCTAATTTCACCAGTTAAATTTACGCCGCTTAAATCATAAATAGAGCCATTCTTTGATATAGTTAGGGTCAAATCAAAGCATTCTCTTTGTTCAATAGTTATTCCAGTATAAGCTGCACTCATTATATTTTATTACACCCAATCAATCTCTTTGGGCAAATATTTACAAGTCAATTCATCTCCAATTTGTATATTTTCAATAGCGGAAAAGATGTCTGTTTGTAAATCATGATATAAATTTGGAGTATTGGAATGATTTACATAATAAGAGGGATTTACTTTATTGATTGAACAGTCAATCCAAAATCCGTAATCATCATTATTGCAAATGCTTTTAATGTGGTTAAATATATTAGATTCTAAACCTTTCAAACTTTCCCATGTAATGAATTCATTTTTTTCGGGACGAAATACCACTTCTCCTTTTTCGATATTAGTTAAAGCAAAAACTCCAACTCCAGCATTTGTAATCTTGCTCGGAGCCAATTTCACCACGATATCGTGAAGTATTTCTTTTTCAATCTTTTGTTTGCGGTTCATTTGTAAATTCAGTTATGTAACTATAGTCCGTGTATTGAATTCTTTTGTTTTCAACACTGTATATATTTAAGTCTATTTGATATCCTGGATTTTTTGAAATTGGAACATCAACCCAAGCATCATCATGCCACACAATTCTATTGTTTGGATAAGCATAAAAATTACCATTATCCATTTTAAACAAATGAGCACATTTGTGTTCGGGGGTTTCTGAAAAATTGGTATCAAGAATGCTTTTATTTTCCCAGCTCCAATCTAGCGTAAACATATACTCTCCCCATTCCTTTTTGCCATCGGGATTAATTAACTGCGCTTTAAGTCCAGCCATTCTAGTTCTAATTTGAACATCAACATAAGGACTAAAGCAATTCCAATACATAGCTTTTTCAAGAGGCACGGGATCACAAGGTTTCCAACAAAATGCGGTGATGGGTCTTCTAGTCCAATTAACTCCATTAGTTAAAAACGCTTCAAACAAAGGAACTCTTTTTTCGATAGATGCTACGCTATGAACGTCGCATGGAGTGTACTCACCATGACCTTTTTCATGATTAAAAAGATACTCGTTTCGAATAAAACATGTGATGGTTGGTATGTTATGATTTAAATAAGGCATAATAAATTTTACTTAAAAAAACAAAATTGACAAGTGTTTGTTTTCAATTAATATACTGCAATATGATAGCTTTATACAAACCAAATTCGCGAAATCTTGGATGCGCATTCTCTTTCAATCTCGGTCAAACAGGTAAAGCAAAGGAGCCTTGCGTTTATATCAACGCCATTATGCAGCATTCTTGGAATGATAAAATCAAAAATGGTTCGTTTTCTGAAAATGCAAAAAATCCAGACAAAACAATTATTGTTAAGTTTAATGAATTTGAGTTGGGTGGTTTTATTCACGCAATTGAAAACTATTGTGAGTATAATACCTTCCACACTTTCGAAGATAACAAGACTTCAATTCAGTTTAAGCCATATACAAAAAACAATGGCGCGAAAGCTTTCTCTCTTTCCATTTCTAAAAACTCGGCGCTTAAATTCGGCATTGGTATTGAGATCGGTGAAGCTTACGTTATCAGAGAATTCTTTAAGGGTGTACTAGCTAAGACTTTTAATTTTAGAAATTTAAACGCTTATAATAACGGAAAGAGCAATGAATAAGAAAACTGTTTTGATTCATAGTAATTTTTGCAAAGCTTTTACAGGTTTTGGAAAGCACAAGAAAAACATACTTCGTTATCTTTTTAAGACAGGAAAGTATAATGTTGTAGAATTTGCTAACGGTCGCCATTGGAACGACCCATCTTTAGAAAATCTTCCTTGGAAGTGTGTTGGTTCTTTGCCCGAACCAAATGTGTTATCTCGCATCTCTGATCCAAACGAACAAAGAGCCGCTGCATATGGATCTTATATGATTGATAAAGCTATTGAAGAATTTAAGCCTGATCTTTACATTGGTATTGAAGATATCTGGGCTTTTAACAATTTCTTTGAAAAACCTTGGTGGAGCAAAATCAACTCCATGATTTGGACGACTTTAGATAGTCTTCCAATACTGCAAACAGCAATTGATGCTGCTCCAAAAGTTGATCACTATTATGTTTGGGCTTCTTTTGCAGAAAAAGCAATGAAGAAAATTGGTTATGATCATGTAAAAACTTTGAGAGGTAGCTTGAATGTAAATGAGTTTTATAGAATGTCTGATGAAGAGAGATCAAATCTTCGCAAATCTTTTGGATTAAAAGATGAATTTATTGTTGGCTTTGTTTTCAGAAATCAACTCAGAAAAAGCGTTCCAAATATTTTAGAAGGCTTCAAAGAGTTTAAAAGGGAAGTTCCAAACGCGAAACTTTTACTTCATACTCACTGGTCAGAAGGATGGAATATTCCAGATCTTTTAAAGGAAAAATCCATCAATGCTTCAGATATACTTACAACTTATTTTTGCAGCTCTTGCAAAAAATACGAAATTAAGTCATTTGTAGGCGAGCAGCAAAATTGCCGCTATTGCAATGGACAAAAAACTGTAAACACAACAAACATAAATAACGGAGTCAATGAAATACAGCTTAATGAAATTTATAACCTTATGGATGTGTATTGTCACCCTTTCACTAGCGGTGGTCAAGAAATCCCCATTCAAGAAGCAAAGCTCGCAGAACTAATTACTTTAGTTACAGATTACTCCTGTGGCGAAGATTATTGCACTGAAGAAAGCGGAGGCTTTCCTTTGCAGTGGAATGAATATAGAGAACCAGGAACTCAATTTATTAAAGCGTCAACTTGCCCAATTGATATCGCACGCAAGTTAAAAATGGTTCACGAAATGCCTTCTATAGAAAGAGTAGCGCTTGGTATTCGAGCTAGAAATTTCGTGGTTGAGCATTGCTCTATTGAAGCTATTGGAAAGCAGCTCGAAGAAATTATTGATTCTCTTCCAGAAAGAGACAAAACAAATTTGTTAGAAAACGATTCTATCAATCCAAATTATGAGCCTAAGCCAACTTCTAATGTTGATTCTTTTATCATAGATTGCTACTCAGGATTTTTAAATGAAAAGATAGACGTAAATAGTTCTATTTTTCAACAGTGGAAAAATATCTTTCAAAGTCAAGATGCACAAGCAGAGTTTATAAAAAATCTCAAAAATAAAGCTTTATCAAAAACATTTAAGCCTGTAGATTTCAATGACATGCTTGATAAAGATGACGATGGCAATAGAATTGCAGTTGTCATGCCAGCTTCAGAAACAGATCTTTTTTTGATTAATGGATTGATGAAAAACTTGAAAAAACAATATCCAAAACATAATATCTATGTAATCACAAAACCAGAGTATTTTGCCTATATTGAAGATAATCCTTACATTCATAAATGTATTCCATACTCAGATCAAATAGACAGTCCAGCGGTTTTAGAGGGAATATCAGAGCACGCTGGATACTTTGATTTAGCATTTTTTCCAAATGCCACAACTCAAAAGGTAATTACATACGTTCATAACGGCAAAGACAAAATTCAATTTTCTTTACAATGAGTCATTTAATAGAAGAATATTCAAAAAACTTAGGTGTCAAAATTTCGAAACCTATTGTGTCAAAACACTTTTGGCCAATTATTCACGAAAAATACATTACCATTTGCACGGAAACTCAAATTCCATCTAAGAATTACAAACATTATAATATTGTAATTGATATCATTAAACAGTCGCTCAGTAAAATGGGTATAAAAATAATCCAAATTGGATCTGCAAAAGAAGCTCGATTGCAAAATGTGGATCTTTGCTTGTTTGATTTAAACTTTAAAAATCTTGCCTATGTGATTTCAAAATCAATGCTTCACATTGGAGTCGATAATGTTTACTCTCATTACGCGAGTTCAATTAATTTACCGATGGTTACTGTTTTTGGAAACATATATAAAACAGTTTCTGAGGGTTATTGGAGCAAGAATCAAATTTCTATGGAAGCTCCATGGAAAATAAAGCCGTGTCTTGGAGCAGTTGATACAAACGATTCTATTAACAAAATTAAACCAGAAGAAATTGCCAAAAATATTTTAATTCAATTAAAAATTGAAGATAAGATCAACATGAAAACGAAGTTTATCGGAGATTTTTATAATCAACAGGTTATCGAAATTGTTCCAAACTTTTTTTCCTTAGCTGAAAATTTGAAGAATCATCATGTATTTATTCGACCTGACTATGGATTGGATGAAGCTAGTTTATTAAATTGGTGTGATTATTTAAATAGTTATTCAATATTTAGTCGCTCTCAGTTAGATACTAAATTTTGTCAACACTTTTCTCACAAAATAAAAAACATCTCTTATATCTTGAAAAAAGATAGCTTCATTGAAGATGATCATTTGCTCGCCATCCGAAATTTAAACATAAGCGTGACTATTTTAGTTGAGAATGAAGAAGATTTACCTGAAATTCGGGAAAAGTATTTTGATTTTGACGTTTATTTTTATTACAAAGGTGATAAGTCCCTTTTAGAAAAGGAAAATCTGGACTTTTCTAAATCATTTTTTAGCTCATCAAAGGTTATTTTATCAAAAAACAAAAGATATTCGTCCAAATATGATTTCTTAAATGGAAAAGAATCTGTTGACAAAAATCTAAATTTGTTGGATAATCCCGTTCTGTTGGAAGATTTACAACATTTTTATATTTATGAGCGAACAAAATAACGAAGAATTGACTGATGACGTTTCGACGGAAGCTTTAGATGAACCTAAAAAGCTTCACAAAAAGTCTTACATCCGAAATGAAGATGGACTAATCAACGGTGTTGATTACGTCTTTAATGAAGATGGCTCTGTGAATTGGCGAGCTATGATTAAGCCTGAATTCCTTTATCCCAATAAAGATTGGTTTGATCTTCGTAAGATTCCTATTCCTCCTTCTGCTGAAGGTCTTGAAGACAAGCAGCTGCTTATTATGCTTGGAGGTATCAAGGAGCTTGCAAAGCTGAGAGGTTTCATTTCTGTTGAATATGACGTAAATAACGTTCGTGAAGATTATGTCGTTGCAAAATGCACCATTCAATGGATTCCAAACTATGAAAATGATGGTGCTTATATTACTTATCAAGATGTTGCAAACGCTACCGCATCAAACACGGATGACTTCTGCTTGAAGTTTTTAGAAACTATTGCTTGTAATAGAGCTTTTGTGCGCTGTGTTAGAAACTTCTTGAATATTCATATTGTTGGCGCAGACGAAGTAGATAAGTCGAAAAATCGTGTCGTAGAAATTCCAGATTCGTTTGTAGCGTCCAACGCTCTTCCAATTACCGCTCAAGGAACTCTTGAGAAGGTAGTTAACGAAAAGCTCAAGCTCAAAGATTTTGAGGCATTCAAAGCCTTTCTGAGAGGACTGTGGAAGAAGGCTCAAGAAGCTAATGATGAAATTATGCTTTCTCTTCTGCAAGAAGCAAAAGATTGGAAGCAGTTCAAGGATATTCCAGCTAAGGCTTCTCGTGTTTTATTGAAGGTTGTTAATGAAAATTCAAAGGATAACTAATCCTGTAGATTTTTGCAGGCTGATTGATGATATGGAGATCCTCTTCGAAAAGGAGGATCTCCATTCTGGTCATCGTTTAATTAAGCATGATGCAGAAACAATTAAAGCCTCTTTCGGGCATGTCCAAATCTTAAATTGGGATTTGTTTGTTTGGGGGCATCAATCAGAATCAAATTTTGATTCTTGTATTATTTTTTTTAATGAAAAGAGCGCGAAATTCAATAAGAGAATTTTCTCGGAATTTTTGTGGCTTTCCAAAAATCCAAAAGTCGGATATGCATTATTTAAAACGGCAGTCGATTTCGCAAGAAAAAATAACTTTGACTACATTTCCATGTCTACTGTAGTAGCTCATGAAAAACACGAAAAGATCAAATCGTTTTATGAAAAAATGGGATTTCTAAAAGATTCCGAAACTTATATTTCAAAATTATGAACCAAAGAAAAGCAAAAGAAATTAGATCAATTATCAATCCATCAGATCCTATTGGAAAGAGAAATTATCGTAGAGCCAAAAAGCGCTATGCTAAATTGTCGGCACAAGCAAAGCCATTGTTTATTGAATATCTTCGAGAAATGATGAGCGCATCATAAAGAAGTTTTATATATTTTATAAGTTGAGTTTGGAGGCGCTCCGCTTATTTGCAGCAAACGCACTCCGCTGACACCTGTGGCAACTGAGTAAATCAGTTGCCCAGTGTTTGTTATAGGTGACTCTAATAAAGAGTCTGGATCGCTTCCTCCATAAACTAATTTTAGTTCAGAAGAGATATAGGAAGCTGGATCTCCTGTTTTGAATTGAACTGCATAAAGAATTGTATTATAAGTTCCAGTTTGCAGAGTATCAATAGTGGTTAATGTTGTAGCAGGAGTTGTTGTTTCTCCGCTAAGAGTAGATAAATTGACTGTAGATTCTCCATTAATAAGTTCAAATTGATTAGCTGATAGTACAAAAGGAACATTATCGTCTGATTCTTTTGTAAATATTTTGGGACCAAATTTAATGTGCGTTCCTGAACCTAAGTTTGAATAAGGAACAACTGTAAAATAATATTCTGTATTATAAGCAAGACCTATAGGCTTAATTACTAAAGTTTTAGTTTCTTCAACGCTCTGAACGCTTTGACTGTATAAAAAATATGGATTAGTTGATGGATTTAAATTTGGATCATCGTAAACTACAATATTATCTTCGAGAGAAGCATAAATATCATATTTCAGCATCTCTATATACTGTAGGGAATTTTTTAAAGCAATGTCTAGTTTGATTTGGCCTAATTGCGTTTCATTGCCACCCGTTGGAAATGGATAAGGACTATAAGGATCTTGTGATGCTGGAGCAAAAGCTCCACCATCATAAATAAAAGTGGCACCAATATCTATTTCTGGAACATTTCCATAAGCATAAAATTCACATTGGAATTTATTATTGTTTAAATTATTCGTAACTGTTGCTCTGACGCCGAAATCTTTATTATAAGATCCAAAAATACTTGCATTTTCTATTTCAGTTAAAGTCAAGCTTCTGCTGCTTGTTCCAGATTTATAATTTGGGAAAACAACACTGCCGTTGGAATTTAAAATATCAAAAGAAACAATATCAGTTAAAGGATTGTTAATCAAATCAGAATCTGTTTTAATTAAGTTGAGCTGAGGATCTAACAAAGTGAAAGAAAGAGTAACATCTTTTTTTAAATGTACTCCACTTCCTGTGTAAGTTTGAGATAAAGCTCCAGTATTTACATTGAATGCTGTTTCAAATTCGAACATATTTTTAATAATTTTATTTTATATCAGCTCCAACTACGGCAGTAGCAGTTAGTTGAGCCGCAGCTTGATATGCTGCAAAAAATCCAGTTTTAGCAACAACAGAATCTATATTAGGACTTGTAGCAAGAGAAAGAATTCTCATCTCCCAATATCCCATATCTTTTAATCCAGAAATATTAAATGGAGAAGACGCTTGAATTATACTTCTTGATGATTTGGTTGTTAAATTTTCTACGTTAATTAAATATCCAGTTGCACCAGCAACACCACTCCATGATCCGCTTAAGCTAAATCCTGTAGAAGAAATAGATCCAGTAGTAAAGGTATTTATATTTGGAGGACTAAGTTCAATAATTTGTTGACCATTAATCACAGGTATGGAGGTAGCAAATGTTTCTGGAAGGAAATCCGAAGTTATATGATTTTCTATTTCTTTGAATTTGCCAGTATCATATTTAGAAGCATATACATTATATTCATTTTGATTTTCTTCTCTAATGCTTATGATTTTATAAACTTGATCTGTGGCATTTTTTCGTTGAATTCTATAAACACTACCTTCTGAAACTAATGGCAAAAGATTTATATTTATATCATTAGGATCTAAAAACAATCTCGCTCCATAATCTAAATTAGTAACACCAGTTATATCAAATGTCGTTATCTGTGGATTATTTACAGTGCTTATTTCACTATCCAAAATGCCTTCATAGCTATTTTTAAATTCTACTATAAAATTTTCATTAATTTTATCAGATAGAGCGCCTCTTTTATTTGGTGATGCAGAATCATATCTATAACCAGTTTGATCAGCTCCACTTTCAAAATATGTGATATCAGTTAATCCAGTGCTGCATATTACTTTATCATAAATATTATTATTTTGATAAGCGAGACCAGTTGAAAAAACAAAACCAGTAGCTCCAGTGTTATAATAGCAAAAAAAGCTTCCACTAGATCCACTACCAGTATACAACGGAACTTGACTTGGAAGCCCAAATGAATTTCCAGTTGCATATCCAGCGGCATAACCAGAAAAATAATATCTTCCAGTTAATGCAGTATCTGATGAATTTAATAATTCTCCAGTTATATCAAAATAAGGAACTCTGTTTCTTTTTAGTTTACTTATATCTTTAAGCTCTTGCGAAGTTGTAAATCCTGTTGGACTATAAACTGTAACCTTCCCAGTGAAAGATCCAGTATCATAAAAATTATCAATTGTTAAACTTTTCGGCGTATTTAAACTTTTTTCTAAAATTCTTCCATAATTTGTAGAAAGTGTTTTCATTTCATCTTCTACAATAACTAAATCTCCAGGTCTGCATAACAAAGACTCTAAACCAGCTCTAAATTCAATACTTTGATTTTCTTTTATTGTTTGATAAATCAAATGCTGTCCAATGCGTCTAGCCATCGCTCTAGATGTTACGCCAAGAGTATTTATATCTGTTTTGAAAACACCTCTTTTTCTAATATCAGCTTCATCTTGAACGTATTCAATTTTAGTTTGATAGTTGTCAAATCTATCTAAGTAAGCAACTTCAACAGTATTAAATTGCTGGTCTCTTCTATTATTAATATAATTAAATACTCCGTCTTTGACATTTGAATTTGTGAATATCGAGATTGGATCTCGCGGCCTATCATCTAAAAATTGTATTTCTGAGTTACTAAAAAATACACTTCCTCTAAATAAAGAAGCTACTATGTTGATAGCGTCAAATATCTTCGTTTGTTCTCTAAAAACAATATTGCATGAATATCTTGGCTCTAAACCTCCTACACCATCTGATACTCCTTCAAAATAACCTTCGCTATCAACCGCATCACAAAAACGTCCTATCTTATAAAGTTCCCATATGTTAATTTGCTCTGGTTCTAGATAAGAGCCCAATCCATAACGCTTGCTAGTTAAAAGATCATAAATAATCCAAGCTGGATTATCAGTCCAACCTTCTTTAAATTCTCCATTCCAGTCTCCGTCGTAAACTAAATTTGGAATTTTATAATTAGTTTCAGATTTAATATATCTTTTATCAATTCCGTTATCTTCTAATGGAAAGTAATTTAAAGGTATTTTTATCTTTTTAAACCTGCAATCATAAGTTCTCTCTGGAACAGAGCTGAATGTTCGAGCATCTATTTTAACTCCAACAATAGAAGAGAATGGATAAGAAAAATTTTGTTCTAATACCTCTGTAACTTTATAAAGAGAAATATCTTTTTTCAATAAAACAGAATTTGTTTCCGCTGAGAGCTTTGTTATTTTAATATATCTTTTAGTAATAGATGGATTTTCTTCTTTGCTTAAAGATGGCAATGTAAAAAGTTTCGATAATACAGCTTCGGTTTCAAAAGTGTTTTCTCCTATATCTCTAACAGATTCTAAAGTTGCATTTTCTACATCTTCCAAATCTGGAGATCCAAAATCAATCAACATTTGACCTTCAACAATTGCTGCAATTGCATATTTTCGCGTTTGTGAGCTTAAAGTTTCGCCATTTGAAATTTTACCCCACTCGACTTCAATTTCTACTATACTTGGAACTTTATCTCCTTGATCTCTTTTTTGATCAGTAGAAACACTTACGGTATCACTTAAACTAGCAATACCTAGCGTAAAGAAAACAGACGAAACATTTGGATTTTCAATTGTGTGAACAATTGGTATTGCTAATTCATCATATTGATTATCATCATTCCAATCAGAAAAGCTCTGTCTAGAACTGTTTATTGTTTGCGCTCTAGAATCGTTAGAACCTTCTTCTTGACCAAGTTCTATATTTAATTTTGGATTTTTAGCTCCATTAGTATTCCAATCTCCTACAATTCTTCTTGTTATTCCGCTAGTTTTAAACGGTCCAGATAATGGAGATGCGTAATCATAATCGATATAGATATTTTTAAAATATTCCAAAGGCTCTTGAAATTCACCTCCATCTTTAAATTCACAAGAAACATTTAAAAAGTTATATTTAGAAGGCCCCAAAATATCTGATTCTGGACCTTTTTTAAAAATTAATTTTGTATTATCTTTTATAAAGCCACTTAAATCAGTGAATATTTGTCTTTTATAATGAAAATCATAATTTATTTTTAATGGAACTGTCGTAGTTTTTGCTGTTGAAGATTGTGCGGCATAAAAGTCTTCTGCGGAACCTTCTATTTCTAAATATATTGTTGGAATTTCAATGACCAAACATCCTTCAACTTTGCCCGTATATTCATCATTTTGAATTTCTGGAATAATTATTTTATGTATTTGCGCTTGAGGAATATTACTACTAAAATCAGAAAGCTCAAAAGATACCTCTTTAAGTATTCCATTATTATCAAGTACTTTTTTTTCAGCGCTTGATGTATACCTTGGTGTTAGTGATTGGTTTAAAATTTCTATTACAACAAAACATGTGTTTTTAGAAGACCAGTTGAATTTTTTAGATGCAATTGAATTTTTTAAATTTGTTATTTTATTTATAATTTTTTCATTAGTAAGCTTTATACTTGCTGATGCTCCAGTATTTGCAGCTTTAACTTTAGTTTCTATTTTAGTAAGAAGTGTTAAAGGAGAAAATAAACTTTGATTTGGATCTTCATAATGGATTTCTAAGTCTTTGGTGATTTGTGTCCTAAAAAATCTAGGACTGTTATCATTTAAATCTCCAATCCATTCCCAACCATTTCCATTGTTATTATTTTTCCCTAGTATTTTACCTATTAATGGAGAATAGTAATATTCTTTTGAATCTCCAGCCTCTTTGGCATTCGTAGAAATGATTTTTGCTTCTGGCGTATCTGTTCTTAAAAATTTTCCATTGAGAGTAACAGCGGGTTTATGAAAATCTCTTTTGAAAACTCCATTTGGTTCATAGTATATGTTTCCAAGTTTTTTTAAAGTTTCGCTTATATCAAGATCGCCAATAACATCTTCTTGTTTTAAGAGAACGCTTTGTTGGCTTGGTGTTTTTTCTATAGGGGTATTGTCTAAATAAATTCCTTGTAAAATGCTAGATCCTTCGCCAAGGCGATATCCATTTTGATTAACAATTCCTTCTATTGGTCCATCGGAAATTAAATCAATAACTTCTGCAACACTATAAGAATTCAGCATTTTATAAGCTCCCAATTTAGGCGGCTTTAAAAGTGGAGGTTGAGGCTTTGGTTTATCTTTGCCTCCTCCTTGAAATAGATTTTTATTAATTAAATGTTTCATTTATTTTGCTCTCTTATAGCTGCATCTTGAGAATTTTTATTTTTTCCAATTAAAGCTTTTTTGGTTTGATACGCTTGTGGATAAGATTTGATTGTTGTTTGTATAATAGAACTTCCAACTCTTAACCTTCCGTATCCGACTGGAATTGGATTTCCTTGTTGGGCTAAATTTGCTTTTGATCCAATCAAGAAAGACTCTTTAGCTCCACTGATTGTAGCTTCTGTTCTTTCTGATTTCTGAGAAGGAGATAAAGCTTGTTGGATAAGAGTTGTTGCTATAACATTTAAAGCTCCTCCTATTATAGCAGCATTTGAAACTAAAAAGCCTCCAAACGTTGCTGCAAAACTACCAGCAGCAGCACCGCTAGCAAGAAAGGTTCCGAGAGTAGTCAAAGCGGCAACAAATCCACTCCCACAAATCATTGGAAGTATATCTATAGTTGTATTCTCTTTTTTGATTTCAAGCTGTTCATAGCAATTTACATTTTCGCCATCAACTAAAATAACATAATGAATTCCTTGTTGAGAAAGATCAAAAATTCTTTTCTTAAAAGACGTTTTATTCGCATTTATAGCTTCAATAGCTTGTTTGGGCTTTTTAATATGCATTAAAAATGAACTTCCAAACTCATGAGCTAATATACCATGTAAATTAATAACAGTCATTTCAATTTAACCTTAATCCTTTCTAGTATGTTTACATCATAATCTTTATTTTTAGGCTCATAAATATTAAATTTGTTACTATTTATTGAGTAAATAACAAATGGTAAACAGCAAGACTCTGACATTTTAATATCAAATTCCGAAGCGGACTCATCTCCTATTACATGACTGTGAAAAACACCAACGAGAGAATATGAATTTTTAAACTTCAAATAACTAACTGGATTTATTGCAAAAAAAGATTTTGGATCATTTGCTTGGTTTTTTTCAATTGTTGCTACATATTGTTTTTTTTCTTTGTCGAAACCAACAAAGCCACATATCTCACTCATTGTATTTTTAAGTGAATGATTAACTAAGAAATCTCTAATAACAGATAGAGACTTATTTGAAATTTTATCTTCCATATTTATCTGTTCCAGGAAATCCACCAAATGGTAAATAATCTCTAGTTTCTTGAGTAATATAAGCTTCGACGTATTTAAATATATTAGTTTTTTCGGATTCTATAGACGCTGCATATTCTCCACTTAAGTATATTTTTTGATTCGCATCATTAGATGCAATAATTTGATAAGGAGGTGAACTCAAGTCCATATCCCACCAAGCAAATAAACCTGTTTTTAATATAGGTTTGGAGCCTGTCAACTCTTCATAAGTTCTTGGGATTTTGTTTTCATATACTACGTCGTCTCCAATAACGTCTTCTCTGTTAAAAAAGTTTTTTCTAAAATCCAAACCACTTTGACCAGTCCAAATTGCGGTAGATCCAATTTTAATACTACTGGTTAATTGGGTATTTGAATAAATTCCAGAATCGGATAAATTCAAATTTCCTGTTGGATATTGCCAATTATTAACTCCAAAAAATAAATTAGAAGTAGATCCTGTATAAGATGGATTTTTGAATAAGAAAAATTCTCCAGAAAATTTTGTACTTATGTTTTTTGGCTTCAATACATACTCTGCGCTATTTTGCAAATTAGAAATTTTTATGCTTCCATCTGGAAAAGATGTCGGTGTTGATGAAGAAGTATTTCCTCCATAAGTTTCCAGATGAATTGGCTGCAAATCTCTTGGAGCAAATGGTATAGATATTGATTTTCGCCTAATTATATAATCTCCTGATGGTGCGCCACTAAGCTCAACAGTCGCAAAATCTAATACTAAATTATTACCTCCACTTACATAAAGATTTAATCCGCTATATTGATTTCCATTTTCGACATTATGAAAAACATTAAGTAATTGATTTGTAGAAGTAACACCGCTTTCAAACTGAATCCAAGAAGCTATATGAAGATCGGGATTAATACACAAACCACTAGATAAGAAAGTGTCGTTGTACAAACCTAATCCAGAAGGCTCGAAAACACAAACTTCTCCTAATCCTGCTCCAGCATCAGAATTTACTCCACTTATTCTTAATCTATCTGCATTTGTAATAGCAAATCCAGTTGTAGTTTTAGATCCATTAGCTATAACATTAATATCCCCACTTAGAACTTGAGTTACTCCATTAAAAAGTTGAATTCTTGCAGTTTTAAAATCCACATTTGAACTCCTATCATATAAATCAATTCTATTTATTTTCTTTACTTCTGGCCAAGTAAATTCTATATACGGTTTAGCAGTTCCAGAACTGATCCACGAATAAACCAAGTCTGCATTTTTAGCGGAGCTTCCAGTTAAACCATCTGCAACGTTTCTGAATGCTGATCCACTAATTACGCTAGATCCTGTTATTGTAGCTTGAGATGCAATATTATTACTATTAAATAAGCTTTTATGAGAAAAATCAATAAAGTTATTTGTAAGAGAAGTTCCTGAAGATGGAATACTTTGAGTTTCTTTTGATTGGAATCTTTTTTTGCAACCTTCTAATTTTTTATTACAACCATCTCTAAGCCAAAATGTTTCATTATTATCTGGATGAGTAGTAGACGAAGAGGTATGCTCTTGTTGAGCAACATACCAAATTTTTGCGTATTTTAATGTTTTGTCTTTGTCTTCTGGGCGTGGATTAATAATTATATTAGGATTTTCTATGTATGCAGCATCACCACTTTTATATGCAATTCCAGTTTTCCAATTTCCAGTTGCAAATATTGCCGAGCCATTACTTGTAAAACTTTTTACGCAATCTTTGTTTAATTGAAGACCTAATCCATATTCGGTTTCTATTGGTGGTCCTCCATAATTACATCCATTTCCTCTATAATACCAAGAACAATAACGAGACATTAAAAGCCTAGAATTAACTTCAAAGTTTTCTAAATCAAGTGGAGAAGATAATTCAAGCTCTACAAAAACTTTATTTTCTGCTGTTTTTTGACTAACAACAAAAGTGTCCACGCTTAATTCAGCGGAAGGGTCTGCTTGTCCCCATGGATTTCCTCCATCAAAATTAACATCATCTAAATATTTTACAAAAGTTCTTCGTCTAATAACTTTTGCAAATTGTAAATCGTTGTTATTTAATAATAATTGAGTAACATAGTAGTCTTTATTAGAAAGTCTAATTTTTGGTCTTGGCATTTGACCATTTGCGGTAACTTCGAAACCTTCAGATTCCACAGGAAGAATGGGATAATTGTTACCTTGCCATTTTATGTCTTGTTGGAATATGCCACCTCCATGAAATCTTATAATAGAAGAGCTTTTATCTACAGTGTCTAAAATTAATTCAAACAGCTCCACAATAGCAGTAGGCTGTAAATCTGTCAAACTTAAAGCTATTTTATTTTGTCCTTGTCCCATGAGCTATTTTACACATTATAATAAAGATTTATCATGAACTTTACGCTAATAAAAACATTAGAACAATCAGAAAGAAAAAATCTAGTTAACTTTTTTTTGAAATCAAAACCTTATCCATTCTGTCAAATGCCATCAATGTCTTTATCCATATTCAAAATAAATGAGTATATAGATTTTCTGTTAGAAAATTGCTACGTTTACATACGAAAAGGTTTTTTCGTTGCTATTTCGTTTGAGAATGAAACAGCAATTGTTCAATTCATAATTGGATTGCCGTTCAAAGTTATTTCTGATTTCGAAGAGTTTCGAGCATTCTTGAAAAACAAAAACAAGAAAATAAAAAAGTTTTACACAGAAATACAACGTGAATACAAAAAAGAAAAATTTCTTCGTTTGATTAAACAAAGAGATAAGAATGCAGAAATTAATCTTGACAATGAGAAAATCTGCGTATTATGGAATACATAATGGCTTATAGAAATAAATACGACAAAGACGGCGCTTCTTTTAATTTGGGAGCAAACGCAGAATCATCTTTTGTTTCTGCCGCAAAGAAAGCTGGACTTGCGATAAGGAAATCTGAGGCGAAAGACGAATTCCGCCATATCGATTTCCACATCAATCTCAGCACTTCAAAAGAACTTGAGATGAGTGTTGAAGTGAAGTCTCGCAAGAAGGTTAAGAGGTCCGATTCGTCAGTTAACGATGATCTTGTTTGGATCGAGTTCAAGAATGTTCAAGGAAAAAGGGGTTGGCTGTATGGAGCGGCAGATCTCTTGGCTTTTGAAAGAGAGAATGATTTCTTGCTTGTTGAGAGAAAGCTTCTAGCTCGTCTTTGTGAAAGACTTTGCGATTTGACAAAAATGAATGTCGATGTAAAAATGCCTCTTTATACTGGATATCAACGTCGCAACCGAGAAGATGTTCTCTCTCTTATCAAAATGAGCGACATTATATCTAATGTAAAATACTCTCTACTTTCTAAATGAATCCAGAGTTATCATTTATTCCATCATTTGAAAAAAAATGGGTGCTTCATTTGATTTTTGTTAGAATTCCAAAAAACGCCAGCACTTCCATATACGATCATCTTGGAGCTTATAATCTTGTAAACAAATATCAAGATAATTTTTTAAAGAATTTAAAAAGCCCTCTCTATAAAAACTTTTTTGATCCAACTCATGCGAAACCAAACGAAATAAAAAGCATCCTACCAGCAAATCCAAAAAACTACTTTTCTTTTGCTGTCGTAAGGAATCCGTGGGACAGATTTGTTTCCATGTATTCGTTTTCGATTAAACATCAACTATGGAAGCTTTTTGGCTTGGAAAAAGAACCTTCGTTTGAGGAGTTTTGTAAAATCTGTGAAATCAAAAAAGAAGAAAATGATCCTTATTTCTTTCCAATTCAAAATCAATCAGAATGGACTGCTGGAGCTTTTGACGTAAATAAGATTCTTAAATTCGAAAACTTGAAAGAAGATTTTTCAAATATGATTGAAGAGATTGGAGCTGTTCACATTTCCAAAGATCTTCCTCATAAAAATTCTTCAGATCATAACCATTATAAATCTTATTATAATGAAAGCTCAAAAACTTTTGTTTCTCAGCTTTACAAACAAGATATAGAAAATTTTAAATATACATTTTAATGAAAACTAAAGTAGTAGGAAAAACACCAAATTTGGAGCATTTTAATCTTGGCGAAGAAATTGATCTTGATTTCGAGTCTACTGGAGAAAATCAATACGAATTTATTCACCAAAACAAAAAATATTTTTTTGAATTTAAAAGCTGTTCGATTTCGAATAAAAATTCTATTTTTATAGAAGGTTTTATCACAAACGATGAATACCTCGGGAAAATTGCCTTCGAATTTCTCTGCCAGTCTGGAAAATCTGATTGACAATATGAACAACCTACTTTAAGCTCATTCTACAAAGAAAAACAAACAACAGAACAAACAAACAAAAATGCAAAACAACAAGGAAATCAAGTATCGCGTTTTCGACGCAAAGAACAACCATCAGCAAACCTACAGCGACAAGCTTAAGGGTTCTGTTAATTGGGCTTCTGATTGTGCGAAGCGTGTCAATGGTTACGTTGTAGAAGTGCTTCTTGAAAATGAAAAGGAAGTTTCTCAAAAGGTTATCTTTGATCTTCGGGCAAAGTGAAGATTGCTATTAACAAACACGATATTTTCCGATACGCAGTTGGAAATACCCTGCGACATCCAATTGAGTGCTGTATTGATTTCGAAGATCGATATGAAGTAATGCCATTTGGAATTTACGATCATCTTACAAAGAAAGTTTTTGAGCAAAATTCTCTTTACAAAGAGTGCTATTCAACTATTGAATCTTTGAAATCTTCTTCTAAATTCATGAAGTCGAACGAGATTGAATCTCGTTGTGAAAAGATTTCGGAGTTGGTTCTTGATGTTAATATCGACTAACAAATAGACTCCCAGCTGATTAATTTTGGCTGGGAGTTTTCAAAATCATGATTGTCAAAAAAATCACTAAAGAAGTTGCAAATTCTATTGTTTCTCAAAAACATTACTCACGACGATTGGGTATCTTTTGGGAAGGATTTGGACTTTTTAAGAATGATGTTCTAATTGGAGTTTGTTGCTTTGGTCAACCTTCTGCTCCTATCCAAAAGTACTCTTTTAAAGATAGGAACTTTAGGCTTTACGAGCTAACAAGATTGGTTGTTGATTCTGGACATAAAAATGCAGCTTCTTTTTTGATTAGTCGGGCAATCGAAATGCTAAAAGAAAAACCGTGCGCAATTGTTAGTTACGCTGACTCTGCTTTTGGACACAGTGGAATTGTTTATCAAGCAACAAACTGGTTGTATACTGGAGCTACAGTATCTCATGACAGTCTTTATGTGATTGATGGTATTCCAACTCACGCAATGACTATTCGCGACAAGTATAAAATCACTAATCCCAGCGAATGGGCAAAGGAAAACAACATCTCAAAAATTAAACCCTCTCAAAAGCATCGATATTTTTATTTCGTGGGATCTAAAAATCAAAAGAAATCAATGCGCGAAAAACTGACATATGAAGTAGCAAGCAAGTATCCAAAGTCTGAAAAAACTTACTATGATGCTGGTGAATTGTCTTGCGCGGACTGTCTTAAAATTTAAATTAAAATGAATGTAGTAGATTCAGATTTTAAAACAACCTTATTGTTGAATAGCGCGTGGCAACCAATTGCTACGATTACTGCTAAAGATGCTTTTTTGCATCTGCTCAAAGATAACGTTACAGCTCTCGATAAAAATAGTAATCTTTTCCATTCGCTAGAAGCTTGGAATGAGCATGCAGAGTTTTATGAAGATCAACCTGTTCTTCGTAGCGCAAAAGCCGTTTGGCCAATTCCAACACTGCTTGTTGTAACAAGCAAATACTTCACTAAGCCTAAAAGAAAAAAGCTCACTGTTTATGAGCTAGCTAAAATCCACGGCTATGTTTGTCAGTATTGTTTTACAAAGAAGAATATTTCTGATTTAACAATCGATCATATTCATCCTCGAAGCAAAGGTGGCACAGACGATCACTCGAATAGAGTTCTCGCTTGTCGTTCTTGTAATTGCAAAAAGGGATCTTATACTCCTTGGTATGATATTAATGGAAATGTGCCTCAAGCACCATCAATTCCGTCTTTCATATTTAATGTAAATAAAGTTAGAAAAGAATGGGAATCTTTTTTATAAAAGATTATGAGCATATTGCATTCATTGATTAAATCTTTAGAGTTATTTTTATCTTTAAAAAACAAATTATTTTATTATGAAATTAGAGAAAAATCAAAACAACGTCAAAACGAAATTATTGAAGAAATTGAAAAACTGCGCTCTCGCGGCGATAGCAATTCTTCTGATCGCGCAGACATCTTGCGCCTTGAACTCCGACGAGAAAAATCAGAACTTGAACATTTATCAACCTTCTACTCTAAGGCTTCAGAAAGATCAAAAGATTCAAACTCTTGATGGAGTGTATTCTCCTCAAGCAGATGAAGTTTGGCATTCTGATGCTCGCTTTCGAAAATTGGAAAGAGAAATTTATTACAAATAAAATTTGATTTTGTGTATTTTATGTGTATTATATTTTAGTGAGTAAATATTCGCCAAATTCATTGAGACAAGCCAAGCCGTTTTTCGGAGTGGCTTGTTGATTTGTTTTTGGGTTTAAATGTTTTCTTTTCTCTAAACCCAGCCAAAAGCTGGGTTTTTTATGTTTTAAATACAGAACAAAGGCTCATGACGAGGGAGTGCCTGAAACGCCCAAGCGTACGGCGTTTTAGATTGGCCGAGGTTGAAGCTGCGAAGCTTGGAGAAAAAATCTGAGAAATTGTAAAAGAGTGGTTGACAAATCGGTTGTCGTGTGATACTGTTACTACATCATCAGCGACGGCGAGCCGCCACTGACTGATAGCAACCCGAAAGCGCGGTTGTTCAAATAGATCTTTTACATTTCATTTTCAAGAAACGCTCTCATCGTCTAACGGTTAGGACATTAGGTTTTCAACCTACAAATCGGAGTTCGATTCTCCGTGGGAGTATATGTATACACGCTCCATTAGCTCAGTTGGTCAGAGCGCGTTTTTTATAAAGGCGGGGTCGCTGGTTCAAGCCCAGCATGGAGTACTAAATTTTTAATAGCGGGTAGGACAAGATGGTTAGTCGGCAGTCTCATAAGCTGTTTTTCTGGAGGATTCGAGCGCCTCACCCGCTACCTTTTTTGGGTTGTTCGTTCAACGGATAGGACATCTGGCTACGAACTAGAAGATTGGGGTTCGATTCCCTAACAACCCATATATTTTTCGGGTAGTTCGCATAGCGGCAATTGCAGGAGACTGTAAATCTCCCCTCTTCGGAGTTCGCTGGTTCGAGTCCAGCACTGCCCACTCTTCATTCGGGAAAGACCCGAAAGACAATCAGGGTTTCGGTCGCCTGATGTAAAAGAAAAGACCGTGCAATTTCAATGGGGATGTATCGGAACGCACTTCTAATGCGTGGCACCGTAAAGGATCAATGCAGGTTCGAGTCCTGCCATCCCTGCTCTCTGTTTAATAAACCATTGTCAAATTCCCAATGGCAATTTGGACATAATTGAACGATATTGTCTTTGTTGTTTACTTCCTTAATTAAGCTATCTTCTGCAAAAGAAGCCATCGATTTAATATGGCACAGTTCAACATGCTTATTATAACCACAAGCAGCACATGGTTTTTTTGTTAACTCTTTGAACCAGCTTCTCGCTAATCCTCTTATGTGTGCATGAGTTGATGAACTATGAAGCAATTTGTTTCTATCTCTATATTCTCCTATCGTAGTCTCTAGTATAGAATCTTTTTTACATTTTAAATACTCTTGATAGTGAGTCTCGCATAGAGAAGATCTATAGTTTCTTACTATGTTTTTGCAGTCTAAACATGAACACAATCTAGTTAATTTTCTTTTTGGACTTTTTTTATTATTATATATCGCTGCACAAGTACGACAGCAAAATTTTGGATTTTTAGTTTCTTCTTGACAATGTAAGCATTTCATATTAGTATTTACACGAATGAATACAACATCGTTCAAAAAAAAAATCAACGGGGGTTCGATTCCCTCACGACCTACTTTCAATGCTCGCTGGAATCCTGCATGTCGCGATCAGGATAGCCTGTGCTGTGAGAACTAGACGGCGAGCAACCAATTTCGCGGGATTAGTTTAATGGTAAAACAATAGCCTTCCAAGCTGAAGTCGAGAGTTCGATTCTCTCATCCCGCACTCTTTTTAATGGGGGAAGGATCAAAATGCACTTAGGAACGTAGCCTAAGACGGCGCTATGAATCTGGAACCCACCAATCAAATATCTGGTATTAGCGAAGCTTGGTATCGCGCCTGATTTGGATTCAGGAGATCGTAGGTTCAAATCCTACATACCAGACCAATTAAACATGTAGTTCAGTGGTAGATCACATCTTCTCTATGATGGTAAGCTACACCGCAAAAGAGAGAAGCTCTGACGACGCGGGTTCAATCCCCGCCATGTTTAAGATTTTTTATGGGTGTGTGACAGAGTGGTCGATTGTGCTAGTCTTGAAAACTAGAGGGGTCTCAAAGCCTCCGTGGGTTCGAATCCTACCGCACCCGCCTTTTAATTGGCATATAGCGTAATGGTAGCGCAACTGACTTTGACTCAGTGTGTGGGGGTTCGACTCCCTCTATGCCTGCTTTTTCTACCTGATAAGAGCCTATAAGGAACGGTGATATAATGATCGTAGTGCTTCGGCCTGATTGTTTGAGTCGGGCGAATCCTGCACGGTAGAATGTTTTTAGGGGGTAAAACATTAAAGTGATGTAACGGTCTTTTAAACCGTAGAAGAAGGAGCGTTACCTTCTACCCCTACTTTTAATTTCTTTGCAGAAGAAAGAAAAAAATTTAAATCTCAGTAACGCACATGGGGTGCGGCCCGCCTGTTAAGCGGTGTGAGCTTGGATCGTTGCCAAGACTGGGAGTCAAATTCAAAGGAACACTAATATAATTACAGTATGAGCGGAGGACATTTTGATTACAAACAATACGACATTTTCGAAATCGCTAGAGAGATCGAGCGTCTGATCAAGAATAACAATTCTGATCAGACCAATGAATACGGCACCGTCGCCATCCGCAGCTACAGCGATGGCACGATCCAAAAGTTCCGAACCGCCGTTGACATTCTAAGTCAAGCTGCTATCATGGCACAAAGAATCGATTGGTTGGTTAGCGGTGACGATGGAGAAGAAACGTTCCATCAACGCTGGGATGAAGATCTAACAAATTTGCTTGGAGAGGGTCTGGAAGAGCATGCATAATGAGGGGCGGTACCTCAAGACTCTACAAAAACTCCAAGCTCCAATTTGTTTCTCGTATTGTGCAGATATAGCTGACGAGGTGAATTACAAGAATGCAACTAGTAGGACAACGAAACGTCACAGGATTAGCAGTCTGTGAGATCTTGTAGCGAGAAACTCCAATTTAAAAAAGACACGCTGACTAGTCATCAGCTAGTGTGTTCGCGATAGACACTTGATGGTAAGGCACCATTGAGTCCACATGAAGGGAAGCCAGTAATACTGGTAAAAATCGCAAGTCTAGCTCAAGGTGACTCTTGGGAAGGATGCCTCGGCTGCGTGAAGCTTGTTATGTAACTGTTTGCTGGAGCGAAAGCTTTGAAGGTTGACTATCTTCTTCGGAAGTGTTACAATCACGAAATTTTCCGCCTGAATCGCATAGTGGTCGATTGCACCATTCTTGTAAAATGGAATATAAACAACGTGGGTTCGAATCCCACTTCAGGCTTTTAATGGATGCGTAGCTCAGCTGGGAGAGCACAGCTTTGATAAAGCTGGGGTCGTTGGTTCGAGTCCAACCGTGTCTACTTTTTTGGGGACTGTGGCTACATGGGTGTAGCACTTGCCTTGCACGCAAGTTAAACTTAGGGTTCAACTCCCTCAGTCTCCACTTTTATCGGCGTGATGGGGGAATGGTTACTCAACAGCCTGCAAAGTTGATTCATGTCAGTTCGATTCTGACTCACGCCTCTTATGTTTAAAACAAAATACAGAATTAAACAATGCATTAAAGCCAATGGCAGATCAGTGTATCTTATTCAAGAAAGGTTCCTTCGTTTCTTTTGGGTGGACTGTGATCATGGGACCAATAGATACGCTTCATACCTCGAAGCAAGGAACGAGATTGATAGGTTGCGTAGTAGAGAAATAGTAAGGTCTAAAATACATTATTGATCCAAAGCGGGATTGGCGCAGTGGTAGCGCAGCTCCTTTACACGGAGAAGGTCGTAGGTTCGAATCCTACATTCCGTATTTTTTCCGAGAGTAGCATATGTGGTAATGCCTAGGATTGTGACTCCTACTAATCAGGTTCGAGTCCTGACTCGCGGACTTTTTATCTTGATATTTCTTCCCAATCCATAGAAGCAAAAACTCTGTCGCTTGAACTATCAGATGCAATAACTAATGTCAGTTCAAACGCTTCACCAGTAAAAGTATTTCTTTCTAACTGAAATTTAAACAATGCTTCTTTCAAAATATCTAAGTTTGTTGATACCGTGCTTGTAGAGGTGAAGTAACCAGAAGCTAATGTTCTTCCTCCACTAAAGCTAATACCATTAAGTTTATATTCAACAGCAGAAGAGTCTCCAGCAGATTGCCATGTACCACCTGTTGTTACACCACTGGCAACTACAGACCAATTAAACTTTCCTGCACTATCACCCATTATAGATAGTGCTGTTAAAATAACAATCGCATCTAATCTGTTTATCGGTGTTGATTTTAAACGAATACTTATAACAGGATATTTTACACCAATAGTTCCAAGAGTTCTTGGAGAGTTAATGGGAACACTCACAGCTTGTTGTAATCCTCTAAGTTCGTATCCACCTTCTGAAATTACAGAAGAGCATATTTGTTTTAATGTACTGCTGCCAGAAGTTGCGGCAGTATTGAATATTTCATATCTCAATGGCAAAGATGCTGTAGTGATATAAGTTGAAGCAATAACATTTGCATGATGAAATGTGTGGCACAAAATAAATTGTCCGTTAATAACAAACCCCATTCTTACTGAACCTAATCCCAACCACTCAATATCCATCCATAAAATTTGAGCCTTAGTAATATCTAAAGTTAAACCAGAAGCGCCAGTTCCATCTAGCTTATCCCCATTCCAATTTGCTTGAGATACTCTTATTTCTGTAGCAGGAGATCCATTGACCAAAGAACGTTCGACAAAATTTAAAGTAGAACCATCGAGTTCTAAATATATTCCATTATCAGCGCCAAAGTAACCCACTCTTTGAGTCAAACCAGTTTTTGCTGGTGACATGACAAAAGTATTTAATACTAATAAAGATTTTCCTGGTTGATAAGCAAAAACTTTTGTTGTTTCTCTGTAAACATACGAACCAGATCCGCTTGTTATATTTAAATCAACTAATCCTTGATTCGCATTAAAAACTGAGCCTCCACCAACTCCACTTGCAATAGACCAAAGACTGTTGTCAGAGTATCTGTGGCTAGAATCAAATAATGTCATAGGATCGGAAGTTCTCATGCGCCCGAAAGCATCAAAAGAAGTTGATCCAGCGGAATTTGCAAAGCTCAGATCTTTTTGCTCTAATGGTCTGTAATTATCGCTTACTCTATCGTAAATAAATGGAATTTGTCCTGCTGTGTGAGATAATTGAGCAAGATTATTAAAAGTATAATACTGAGACATAATAATTATTACACTTCCAAATACAAAATATGAAAAAACTAATTTTAGCAACAAGCGAGTTTTGTGGTCCGTGCAAATTGATTAAAAAATTCATTGCCGAAAATTCTTTAAACGTAGAGCTTAAAGAAATGGAAAACGATATTGAATTTTTTAAAGAAAAAAAAATCAAAAAGGTTCCAACCTTGGTTGTCGGAGAAGAAAACATCTGCGGAGTGGATAATATTATTGAATTTTTAAAGAGCGAATGTGCTAATTGGTAAAGCAATGATGTTTAGAGCGTCATGATTAAGGGTTCGAGTCCCTTTTCGCTTACTTTTTCATTGACTTCTTCAAAAGCTCTGTTATACTGAAGGAGTAATGGCCATGTGGTGAAATGGTAAACACAGCAGACTTATAGATAATTTGAGTGCCTCATCGGAAACGGTGGGAGTAGAACTTGTCAAATTCGGTGAAGGCTTTAAAATGCTAATACCGAGCCAAGCCTAAGAAATTAGGAAGGTGTAGAGACTAGACGGCAAGGATCTAAAGTAGAAATACTATGATCAAGGTATAGTCCAGACCACAAACTGTAAAGGTAGTGAAAACTATAGTGGTAAGAAAATCTGCCGCCTTCGGGCTTGTCGGTTCGAGTCCGACCATGGCTACTTTAATTTTATGAAAAAGCAAGAACGGAATATCAAGAAGGTAAAGCGCAAGGGTGTTCATGCGAAGAGTAAAACATCTAAGCTAAAGAATTCAAAAAACTACAAGAAGCTTTATAGGGGACAAGGCTGATATGAAAATCAATGCGGCAGTAAACATGGATGTCGAAATCTCAAATGCTCAGCAAAAACAAATTTGCCTGAGTTATTTGTATGATTTTTTTCAATGGAAATTCAATTATGACATTTTTGATGAAAATGTAGTTGAAACCGTGTTGATGGGTGGATCTCACTCTTGGAGTGATACTCGTATAGTAAGAGAAGCTGATGAAAAAGACTATTTTATTTGCGGGGTTTTGAAGCTTTTAAAAAAATAATAATATGAAATCGTCGCACGAAAGCAAAATTAGCAAAGCTCTAAAGGGCAGGTCCAAGAATTTTAAAAAGTTTTTTGACTGGTCTCTTGATTATCTGTGCGAGCATAAGAAAAAAGTAAAGCTTTTGAATGGTCGCTTTGTAAGCATGGCTCCATCTCAAAGATGCTCTGGATGGTGCGACGGAAATGAGATTGTCGTAGCTTTTAAAAATCCTTTGTTTGAACAAGTTTATGTTCATGAGTTTTCTCATATGACTCAATGCGTAGAAAATTCCATTCTTTGGAATGATGATTTTGATTTTTGGAATGATTTATCAAAAGGATTCTCAATTAAAAGCTATGATAAAATTCTAGAAGTAATTGCCCTAGAAAGGGATTGTGAAAAAAGGGCTTTGGCACTTTCTAAGAAGTGGGAGCTATTTGACAATGCTCTCTATGCAAAACAAGCAAATCTTTATCTTTATTATTATCAGTACATCTTTCTAACAAATAAATGGATTAATTCGACTTCGATTTACCATCCTTTGATTTTAGAAAAAATGCCTGAAAAATTGCAACCGATGTCTTGCTTTTCTAAAATTGATATGGATCTTATGAAGCTTTTTCATGAATGTGTAGATAAAAAAGGTGCCTTTTATAAAAAGGGTTTTTCTTATTGATTTTTTTATAAAAAAGTGTAATATTTTATATGCCTATTCCTAAAGTTAAAAATAAAGAAAAGAGAAGTGACTATGTAAGTCGCTGCGTTTCTGAAATTTCAAGCGAATATGAAAACAATAAGCAAGCTGTAGCGATTTGCTACAATTCCTTTAAGGAAGCAAAGGCTTCTGCTGATGGTGTAGTTGAGCTTGGAGAAGATGAAATGTTGATTTTGAAAGATTAAAAAAGGGTCTGTTCTGGTTTCGACTTGATTAGTGACTCATTAATTAGCATGCAGGAGTTGATCAGATGGCTCCTTAAAAATCCGATCAAAAAAAAGTAAACGGCAACAATAAAATTGTCAGCTTCCGCAAGCCAAACTACAGCTCAAAAACTGTAGCTTTCGCTGCCTAAGCGTTAACGCTCAGAGGTACGCTCGCTCTACTCTGAGTATCAAATCGAGCAAAAAACAGTTTCAGTCCTGTCTGATTGAATGGTGGAGGATGCAAGGAACTACCAAGAACCGAGCGTCCCTAAGAGTGATTCTCTTTAATGAATCAATATAAGCATGTTTGAAGGTTAATGATAATTAGTTGAGGAAATGGGTTCAATTCCCATCAGATCCACTTTGTTCGGAAGGTTGTCAGAGCGGTTTATTGAGACACTTTGCTAAAGTGTTGGGGTTTAATAGCCTCCAAGGGTTCGAATCCCTTACTTTCCTCTTTTTTTGTTTTTTATTTATGTTTTTGTGTAAAAGATGTTGTGGGACCAAGACTATTACAATCTCAAATACACTCTGATTATTCTACAGGATCAAATACTTGGACTGAATACAGAAGCAGTATTAAATCAATGTATGATACATCTACTTCAAAAGTAGATTTCGATAATCATCTCATACGCGAATTTAATAGAAAAATAGATAGATTAAATCAATCTTCTTCTTTATATATTTCTCCTTTTAATGCAGGGTTCGGATTTATTGGCACTTCGATATCAACACCAATTGATGCAGATACATCTGCATACATCCAAGCTCTCGCTACTGCTGGAGTAACTGTATCAGAAACACAAACTGACGCTATAAATTCATTTATTGTTGCGCAAAAAGCGGCAAACACATGGACTAAAATCAAACGTCTTTATTTTCCAATTTGGCAAAATGCAGCAGCCAATGCTATTTGCATGAAGTCTCTTACAAATGGAACTTTTGTTGGTCCTTTTAATCATAATCAAAGAGGCGCAACTGTTCCAGACGGAGCTTTAAGTTATTTTAATACCAACACAACTTTATCGGCAATAAGTATTGATAAAACAAGTTATCACATTGCACTTTTAGCTCCTCAAGGATTAGACGTAGGTTATTCACTTCCTTTTGAAGTAGATAGTTTTCAATTGCTTTTTAATGATGATCAAAGCAGTTTTTATTGGAGATTTCAAAATGATTTTAATTTTTATTTCCAAGAATTTGGGCCACCTCCAGAAAACACTAGAATATTAACACTTGGAGGCAATGCAACAAGTCGTTACACTTCTGCCTTTGGCTCTCAGGGGTCTTTGTTGCAAAGGTTTGGAAATTTGAATATAATTCAAAATGATTTTCCAACAAATTCAGATATCACATTTCTTTTATCTCATAATCTCCCAATGGGAGCTTTTAGTATAGGCGAAGAATTAACTCAATCTGAAGATACTGAGTATGCTGCGAATTTGAGAACTCTTTGGCGCTCATGCACCTCGCTTGAATTTACTTGAATATGATTGGATACTTAACAAACAAAAACGTAGCAGAAAATATTACGGAAATTACCCGTAACTTACAATTGTCACGTAATTGGCCAGTTTTTTGGCTAATCGAGGGAATGCCTATTGAAAGCGGTGTATACTCTGGACAATATTTCGTGCCATTTGATGACACAGTTATAAATTGTCCACTTATAGGAAATCCAATCCAAACACCTCAAGACTTTCCAGAGTTTCAACAAATGATTGATGTTTTGGGAGATTTAGATACTAGGATTGATGTTCCAAATGAATATTTCAATAAACCCTTCCCTTTAGAATAACATATTTAGTGTAATATTAAATATGAACTTTACAGAAAAAAAAGACTTAGTAACAGCAGTTCAATCGTTTTTGGGAATTGAAGCAGATGGTATTGATGGCCCCAATACATGGAAAGCTATTGTTAATAAATTAATTCCAAAAGCTTTAAACAAGCCAAAAGAACCAATCGAAGCATTAAAAGGCAATTTGTCACAAAAAATGGTTGCGTTGGCCAAAAGAGAAATTGGTGTTGAAGAAGTAGATGGAACTAATTGTGGCCCAAGAGTTAATGAGTATAAATCTGCAACATGGTTAGATTCCACAAAGTCTTGGCCATGGTGCGCTGCTTTTATTTGCTGGTTGTTTAGAGAATCAATGAAAGACGGCAAATATACTTTCGAGCGTCCTCAAACAGCAGGAGCATATGATTTTGAAAATTGGGCCAAAAAACAAAATTCTTCAGTTATTTTAAAGAAACCTCATTATGCGGACATCCAAGCTGGAGACATAGTGATCTTTACGTTTTCTCACATTGGCATCGCTACAAGCGGTCCAGACAGCAATGGATTTGTGTCTACCGTAGAAGGAAATACAGATGGAGCTGGCAGCAGAGAAGGTGGAGCTGTATTAGCAAAAAAAAGAAAACTTTCTCAAATTAGAAGCGTCATTCGTGTGACTGTATAGTGTAAAATCTATCATGGAAACAGAAAAGTCTCTTTTTAAAGAGTTTGTAGAGGGAGGATGGATCATTCCTTTGATTGGTGCATTAGCAATGCTTGCTCGACTTCTTTCTAGCTCGGTAAAAATAACTTTTGTAGAATATTTAAAAAAAATCATTAGTGCTGCCATTGCATCTGGAATCGCTTGGTTTATTTTAGAGCAAACAGACGTTCCATCTCTTTATAAAGCTGTTAGTTATGGAATTATTGGCGTAATTAGTCCAGAAATCATCAATGGAGTTGTTAAACTTGGTAAAAAATTTCAAACAAACCCTTCACAATTTATAAAAAAATGAAACTTCTCGCTCTCTTTTTAAGCATTTTTAAAAAGAAATCAGGGAAAAAACTCTCAAAAGATCAGCTTAAAAAATTTCAAGATTTAAAACTTAGAGATAAAAAAGAACAAAACTCAATTTAATGTGTAAATAATTATATGGATACCATTATTCAAACACTACTATCAAATCCTTGGTTTAACGTTGTCACTGCAATTGTTGCATTGGCTTCAGCCATCGCCGCTGCCACTCCAACTCCAAAAGAAGGATCTTTTCTAAGCAGCGTTTACAAGATTATTGATTTCTTAGCAATTAATATTGGCAAGGCTAAGCAGAAATAATACTGAATATTTAAATTTATTAATTACTCTGGGTCGTGGTACTTTATCACGACCCAGTTTTTTTTTGTAAATAAATCAAAGATCGAAATTTCTGGAAAATTCTTTGACACCGCAGTGAATCTGGATAGACTAGGGTGTATGAAGACGATTGCAATTTCCTCTCCGCTGATTGTTTCTGATCAAATGGAGGGTTCTATTATGGGAATGGATCAAAATGGCACGGCAATTGCTCAAATGTTTTTGCGTGACAAGATCTATAGCAACAAAATCAAAGCTGTAGTTCGTGAGTATGCTTGCAATGCAATTGATGAGCACCAAAAGCACAAGGTTGCTTCTGAGGTAGAAATCAAGCTTCTAAAGCAAGAAAATAAAGCCTGCGAATTCACGTTTTCTGTTCGTGATTTTGGCAAAGGCTTGAGCGAATCTGATGTTCGCAATGTGTTTGGAATGTATTTTCGAAGCACAAAGTCAACTTCAAACAATTCAATTGGAGGTTTCGGAGTAGGATCTAAAGCTGGACACTGCTATACTGATGCGTTTTTCGTCGCGTCTCACTTCAAAGGAGTCAAGTCTACTTACACTTGCATGCTTGGAGGCGGAGATACAGGCGTTCCAATTGGCCACATTTATAAAATTGATGAGCAGCCAACTGATGAATCTGGCATTGAAATTTCTTTGACTGTTCAAAAGTCAGATTACAATGCTTTTTATCAAGAAATCTGCAATTTTATTGATTTTTCTAATGCAAAAATTGCTTTTCATTCTGATCATGAAACTCTGCGCCCAAATAAAATTGTTTGGCAAAAAAAGATTTCTCATTACAATTTTCGGCTTTTTGAGAAAAGCTCAATTAATTTGAAAGAAGTGATTCTTCAAATGGGAGGAGTATCATATCAAAAGTTTAACACGGCAAATTATGTAAAAAAGAATCATGTTTTGGTTATTGATATTCCGATTGGAATGATGAGTATTCCAATCAGTCGTGAGTCTTTTGAAAGCACCGTTTCAAACGAAAAAATCATTAAAGAAATCACATCTTTGATTTATTCTTTGGCAGAAGAAGATTTAAACAGATTTAAAGACAAGAATCTGGTTGAACTTATTAAAGATTTTAATTCCTTCAATTATGGAGCTGAGTATGTTGGAGACATCTTTTCAACTAACGCTTCAAATCTATACGGCGATGATTGGAAAATTGCTTCGAAAGTTTGGCAATCAAACAAATCCTCAAATCAACCTGTTGTTTTTGAGGAATCAAAGCCTGTTTTGATTCTCATGCCAAATAATAACGCTTCAGACTATTGGGGTTCAAAGATCAGAAATTATAGCTCCGAAAAGAATGTAAATTATTACTGCATTGACGAAGTATTTTTCTACAAAAATCAATCTTTGATTAGTGAGTTCTTTCACGCCAAAAGCGTAAGGAAAATTAAATTTGACAAAAATGGAAAAACAAATATCTTTTCTGTTTGGAGTCAATACTCAAAGATTGGCAATCACTCTGCTCTTTCTCTACACAACTACGCAAACAAAACTTCTTACGATACTGAAGAAGAAGCTAAAAAAGCTAATCTTGAATTTATCAAGTCTATTGAAAATGTTCCTCAGTTGATGCAGATTACAATTGGAGATTCGTCTTGTGCTGGCAAGAGTTCTTACTGTAGCTATTATGCATCTTCCAAGCAGCTTCTTAAGTCTTTGGTAGATTTGGGGTGGCTTGTTTTCAATTCGAAAGAATATAATGAAATTTATTCTAAGATTCGCAAAAAAGAATCTGAGCTACAAGAGCATCAATTTAACATTAAAAATGCAAAAAAACATTGGGTCAAATTAAATGAAAGAACCACACTTAATGTTTCAAAAAATTCAAAGCACGCAATCAAGCTTTCAGATTTTTGGAAAAAGATCTTGAACGAAGATTCAACTCGTGGTAAAATCATTCAGGCGATTGAAAATGCAAACTCTTATCGTTATTTGTCCAATTTCTCTCGCGAAGAACTCAGAAACATCCTAAAACTAAAGTAATATATGAAGTATATCATTAATAATGCTGGCATCGTCTTTTTCGTAAAGAATAAGCCTGTCAAAATTGAAAAGTCATCTGCTCAATATGCGCGGATTCTGCGAGTATTCGAGCTTCCAGAATCAGAGCAGGAAGATGCGCTACTCGAAATCATCGATCCAAATCTTAATAAGGATGGCTTTGAAGTCAAAGGGTTGGAGGTTTTCTACAAGGGAGAAGCTTTGCCAGAAGTTCTTGCTTCAAAGGTTTTGAACCTTCTAAAAGAAGGCTTGCCTGTTTCTCTTTTTGGAAAGTTTTGGGACAATCTGAAGGAGAATCCTTCTAGTTCTTCAGTTCGAGAACTGTATGACTTTCTTGCATACAAGGAGCTTCCAATTACTGAAGATGGATGTTTCCTTGCTTACAAAGGTTTGGAAGATGATTACTGGAGTATTTCTGGTAATGTCAAAACCAAGGTTGTTAAAGGCTCTGTAGACAAGTATGGGCGCATCTTTAACGGAGTTGGCGAAGAGATTGAAGTGGTTCGTCATGATGTTGACGACAATCGAAATCATCATTGCTCATTTGGTTTGCACATTGGATCTCTTAATTATGCTTCCAGCTTTGGAAGAGGTAAGGTTGTAGTTGTAAAGGTAAATCCCAAGGATGTAGTTTCTGTTCCTGAAGATTGCAATTGCCAAAAGTGCCGAGTGTCAGCTTACAAGGTTATTTCTGATTTCTCTAATGAAATTTCTTGCGCTGCCACTTCTGAAGATGGAGAAGATATTGTTTCAGAAGACGTTTCTAATTATAACTCTTTTGTAAGCAGAATTGAATCTTACATTTCTAAAAAGACGGCTCAAGGATACACATCTTTGACTGTAAAGCAGATTCAAAATTCTTTTTCTCCAGATTATCCATCTCGCACTCGCATTCTTGATGCGCTGAATCAGCTTGGTTATATTTGGGAAAATAATGCGAATCCAGTTGTTTTCCTTTAATTCATTTAAAATTGCAGCGCATCAAGCGCTGCAATTTTTTATTTTATGAACTTCGAGAATATAGTTGTATTTTTGGTTTTTATTCTTTATTCTGTGGTTGCTATTAGCCACGCATTGAAGGGTAATTACGCATGGGCTTGCGTGTGGGGCGGCTATGCCGTATCTAATATTGGACTTATTATAGCACAATCAAAATAAAAAAAATATGGGAATGTTTGATTATGTAATTTGTGAAATGCCTCTTCAGAATTATCCCGAAGGGTATGAGCTGCGAAGCTTTCAAAGCAAGGAAACTCCAAGTCAAGGCATGTCAACATACAAGATTTCTGAGGATGGGTTTCTTTTTGTGAAGCGAGTATCTCGCGAATGGAAAGAGTGTCTCGAAAGCCCAACTGGATTCTCCGAAATTGAGACAGACTTGAGCTGGGATCTTTGCTCATACTACACAGGAAGCTTTGAGTTTTACGATTATCGCCGCCATCCAAATTATGATTATGACTATCCTCATTATTATGAGGCGGGTTTGTTTCTTTATAAAGCAATTGTAAAGAGCGGAAAGGTGGAGATGATTCTTCCTATCGAAATCAAACTGCCACGAGAACTCAGCGAGGAAGAGATCGACGTTAAGGAAGCAGAGGCGCAGAAGGCTCGCGAAAAAATGAAAAAGGAAATGATTCTTCTTCGCAAAAATGCTCCCACAAAGACTCAAAGAATGGTTGACAGCATTGATAATCTGATTCAAAATAAGCCTGCAATCTACGACAGAAGCGATTTGATCAGCATTCTAAACAACATCTCTGCAATCATTTCCGAATGGCGTAAAGAAAATGATCCTTTTTATGAGAACTGAAACACATGTTTTAGCAGAAGCAATGAGGATTCTGTCTGAAGAAATTGAAAGTCCAGATGGAGTTGCAAATGCCGCGATCTTAGAAGCTTCTGTTAGACTAACAGAGCTAGAAAGTGACAATCTTCGTCTAAAAGTTCAAAACGCAAAACTACAAGCAGAAAAAACTTTTTGTTGTTACGGTAAAAAAGAAGACTGGAGTAATTAATTATAAACATATGAAAAAAGATTTTGAACCTTTTCTTGTTTTGGTTTTTATGTTTGCCTTGTTTTGCTACAGCATAGCTTCATTTTCGATTGGAGTAGCGATTGTTGAATTTATTTTGTCTTTCTTTGATTAAATTATGTGCTGCGCACAAGGAAAAGTTTTTGTTGATGTAACCAACAAGCGTATTGTTGTAGATGTATCGCAAGACTTTGTGCGTTACTACAACTGGTTTATCAAAAAGAAATACTGGATCGCACTTCACACTTCAAAGCATCGTGCTCATATTACCCTAGCTAATTCTAAGCTGCATAAAAACATCGATTATCAAAAAGCTCATGATCTTTATCATGGACAAATCGTATGTTTCGACTATGATCCAAACATGGTTAGAGGTGGTTTGACTAAGGGATTTGTGATGTTTTATATCAAGGTGTTTTCTAAAGATTTGGAAAGAATCAAAAGAAAGATTGGAGTTGTTGAAAACAACACTTACAAAGGTTTACATATTACTGTGGGGAATGGTAAACAAGGTGTGATGGAGTATTGGCCTGAAATGATTGAAATTTAAAAACAAATAATATGAAAGAACGAACCACTGTCATCCTTTTGAGATCAGTTAGTGGCGCTGGTAAAAGCACTGTTGCCGATCTTCTTGCTGAGAATGAAGGTTATGTTGTTGTGTGTGCTGATGATTACTTCACCGATACCGATGGTAATTACAACTTTGATGCAAGTAAGCTTTCATTTGCTCACGCTCAATGTCAAGAAATGTTCATGTATTGGTTGACAAACACCGATGCCAAGTGTATCATTGTTGCCAATACCAACACTAGAGAAAGGGACTTTGCTTTTTATGAAAAAGCTGCCAAAGAAGCTGGAGCTATGTTCATTTCTCTTGTTGTTGAGAATCGTCACGGTAACAAAGACATTCATGGAGTCGGAGATTTAATTCTTAAACGCCAAGAAGATAATTTGAGGAATAGTTTAAAACTCATTTAATAACTTTTCATATATATCCACTGCAATTTTTCTAATTCGTATTGCATCGTC